CCGGCACCGTTGACGGTCAGCTCCCGTGCGCTCGCGAGGTAGGCCACGCCGGTCGTGTTGATCTCACAGAAGTCGATGGTCAGCTGCATTCGCTTGAGGACGGGGTCGTCCTTCTGGTTCACGCACGGTGTGCCGTCCGCCGTCCTCTCGAAGAACTCCTCACCGTCCTCATACTGCGGCTCCATTTGCACCTGCACAAAGCCCTTGGTCACGACGACCAGGGATCCGGTGCCGGTGACCGGATTGCCGCAGGCGTCCACGCGCACGATGCGGGCGTGTGTGCCCTTGATCGCGGTGGCGGCCGAGGCCACGGTTGCTACCACTGTTCACCCCTAACTGGGTACGCCGAGAGTCATCAAGGCTGCGAGATGCGCGCACTCCCAGCCGAACAGGTACGTGCGGGATGCCTGCTTGCGGACGGTGTTGGTGGACCGGTCGAACGTGCCCGGGAAGTCCCGCACCGCCACGTCCGAGCGGTAGCCGAACAGGGCGCCGGTGGCATAGATCCACGCAGACCCCGACGGCGGGACCGCGCCGTCGGGACCCGTCCCGGTGTACCCGGCCGCCGCGACGATCAGGTTCCCGCCGGGAGTCCGCAGCACTCCGTCGTCCTCGCGGACCAGGCTCCGGGCTTTCAGAGTGGCCAGGGCAGCCACCGGCACGTGCACCGCGCCGAGGCCGCCGTACTGCTCGGCGAGCGCCCCGTCCAGGCGGCCGATCGCCACGGCGGCGTCGTCAGTCGCCGCCAGCACGGTGTCGGCGCCGGTCTGGAGCCGGATGCCCTGCGGGTCGTCCAGCGGATCGTCGGCGGCCAGGTGCGGCCACACGGTGGTCTGTCCGCCAGCTTGCCCGGTCCAGAACGCCCGACTGACCTGGAATGCCTCGCTGCGGGCGAGGGCCTCGGCCGCCTGGTCCACGTCCGGCAGACCGATCAGCGAGCAGTCGAACGCGGCGTACACCGTGAACGCGGTCGCGCCCCGGTCCACACCGCTCGCCGTGGGTTCCAGCGGCGGCGCGGCCGGGACGGCCCCGTCCGTGCCGGTGACGGCGATGCACTCGTCCGCGTAGGTCGTCTGCGCTCCGCCGCACCAGTCCGTCCAGGTCACGCCCTGCTGCCAGTGCGGGCCCGGCTGGGCCGGGTGCTGTGCCGCGTCCCACAGGGCGTTGGGGAGCGCGACGAAGTCCGGCCCGTCGACTATGCCCCGGATACCGGCCACGCGGTCACGCTCCCTTCACGTCCTGCTCGTTCACCGGCGGATCAGATCTGCGCGGCTGCGGCAATACCGGCCGTGCCCGCACCGTTGACGTTGAAGGACGCCCGGTACAGGCGGGACTCGTGGCCCACCTTGGCGACCAGGTGCGCCTCCTCGGCCCACAGGGCCGTGTGGTCGTTCTCCGCGTTCAGTGCGCTGTCGCGGATGACGCCCAGGTCGAGCTGGAGCCCGTTGCCGTGCAGGAAGGTGCCGGCGGCGTACATCATCATGTCGACGCTGGTCGGCCAGGCCGTCATGTTCGCGGACGTCCGGCCGAACTGGCCCGTGCCGCGCACCTGCCAGTCGGAGACGAACTGCGGGCGTACGGCCCGATCGGTGAACCACGCGGTGATCTGCGCGTCCGAGACGCTCTCGCGCTCCACCGAAGTCCGCCAGGCGAGGTCCGCCCGGATGACGGCGAGGGTCCAGCGCGGCAGGACGATCTCCAGGACCGCGTCCTCGCGCATGGCGAACTTGGAGCGGTAGTCGATCGCCGCCAGCTCAACGCTGTTGAGGATCGTCTGCGTCGCCGGGGAGGTGCCGCCGACGGCGATCGCCGACGTCGACCGGGCGACCATGAGGGAGATCAGCCGGGCGTTGATGACGTGCGCGTAGGCGGCACGCAGCAGCCGGATGAAGTTGGCCGTGGCCTCGGGGTACGCGTCGTCGGTCAGGTTACCGGCGGTCAGCGAGATGCCGTATGCCTCAAGCCGCGTCTCGTCGAACGTCGGGCACGGAACCCTCAGCGTGGGCTTGTTCACCGAGCCGGTGACGGTGGCGATGTCGTCGGCCTCGGTCCACAGCCACGGGTCGGAGGCGTTGGAGAACGTCACGCCGAAGCCGCCGAAGCCGCTCGCCGGGTTGGAGCCGGCGTTCTGGAAGAACACCTCACCGATGGACGGGGACACCGGGTAGCGGATGCCGCCACGGGAGACGCCGACGGTCGGCAGGTCGATCAAGCCCACCGGAGTGTCGGCGATGTTGAAGAAGTCGTAGGTGACCTCGCTCGGAGCGCACCAGCCACCTCCGGCGAGCAGAGCGTCCGCCTGGCCGCGCTGCTGCGTCATGGAGTGCCACAGCTCCTCCACCGTGGAGGCGGAGGTGCGGTCGTCCACCGTGTGCTCGAACTGGTTGCGCAGTGAGGCGACGAGGTGACGCGGGGCGCCCCGGTCGCCGTACTGCGTGGTCGGCACGGCCTTCGCCTTGGAGCGGAAGGCCTCGCTCAGGGCCTCCAGCGTCGGCAGGCTCTGCCCGGCGCCGACGCCGGGGATGTCCACCGACGCGGTGATGGCGACAGTCGCCGTACCCGGGGCCTTGGCCTGCGGGGCGTGCTCGCGCACCTGGGACAGGGAGGCCACACGCTTGCGGACAGCCTCGGGCCCCTGCTCGCCGAACAGGATGGAAGCGACGCCCTTGGCAGTGGCCTCGGTCAGCGCGGCGAGGTCAACCCGTCCGCCGGCGGTGGTGACGGGGACGGTGCCCTCGCCCCCGTCACCGGCTGCGCCGTCCTCACCGACGTGCACGGACTGGCGCAGCAGCGCCATGCGCCGGGTCGCCTCCTGCTGGGCGGTGGCCTGCTCCTCCTCCGCGCGGACCGCGCGCACGCGCAGCTCGGCGCGGATGCGGTCCAGGTCGCGCGTCAGGCGCTCGCTGTAGGTGATGTGTTCGGGGGTGATGTGCTGAAGACCCGAGACGCGGTCGAACTCCGCGACGGCGTTGGTCTCCAGCTCGCGCAGCTCCGCCTCGCCCACCAGGGAGAGGTCGTCAGGTGCGGTGAAAAGCTCCGGCTCCGGCACTGAAACCTCCGTGGGAGTGGCCGAGATCAAGTCGGCGGGCAAGGTACACACGAACGGCCGAATCGCCAAAAGCCACACAGGCTCTGACGATCCGGCCGTCGGTGCTGGTCAGCCGCCGATCGGCGCCGGGGGTGGCGGCGGGGGCGGGGGCTGCTTGTTACAGCCGCACATGTCGATCACTCCTCTCCGTGGACTTTGCGGGACAGGGCGGTGAGGACGCGGCGGTAGGCCCACTGGTCCAGTTCGTCTTCGCTAAGGCCCTCGGAGAGCTGCGGAATACCCGCCGCGACGAGGGCGAGCTGCTGGCCGGACGTCAGATGCGTCTTCAACTTGGGTACCGGGAAACCCGGCACGTTCACGGCGAGCAGGCCTACCAGGCGCAGGTTGCCGCCGATGCGGCGCCAGTCGCCGGAGACCTGGCCGGCCGCGCGCAGCTCGTGGATGCGCGACTCGGGCGTGCCGTGACGGATCGACCCGGCGACCCAGATGCCGTGCGCGTCGTTGCCCACGGCGACGTCCGCCACGGCGGCGCCGGTGTTGTCGTAGTGGTCGGCCGCCGCGCGGTAGCCGTAGGACAGCGGTGCGTGCCCGGTACCAACGGTGATCTGGCCGACGCCGACGGACGCGCCGTCCTCCGTCCACACGTTGCCGGTCATGAAGTAGGGGTGGGCCTCCTCGTGCGGCGGGGTGACGCAGACGCCCTCCTGCCCGATGTGGCACGTGCCCCACAGCGCGGCGTGCCCGTACACCCGGCCCTCCGGGGTGACGGTGATCCCGGTGGGGACCGACAGGCCCGGGTTGGAGAACCATCCGGCCGGCGGGCGCAGCGGGGCGTCCACCGTCAAGGTGCGAGCCCTCGGGACCCGCGTCTCACGTACCGCGCCGATGGGCTCGCCGCCCGCGACGACCGCGCCCTCCTCGTCGAGCAGTGCGATGTACGCCTCCGCGAACGCGGGGATGTCTACGAGCGTCGCCGCGCGGATGCGGCCCTTGTTGAACACCACCTTCTCCGGGCTCGCGAACAGCATGTCGAACGGGTCAGGGCCCTCGCCGTCGGCGTCCGGGTCGGCGGGCCACACCAACTCCATGTCGGCGTCCTTGATGGAGTCGACATCCACGGACACGCCGCGCAGGAACTGGCCTTTGATCTTGCCGTGAACGGTGCGACCGTCCTCGGTGGACAGGTCCAGCACCCCCTCACCCATGACCAGGCCGCCGTCCTCGCGCCACACCTTGTCGATGCGGCCGACGTTGACTGCCACGGTGTGCGGCTCACCGCCGTGGCTGTCCTCCTTGTTCCAGCGCAGCGGCAGCGGCAGGTCAGCCCAGGTGAGCGCCTCGGGCTTGAACTCGCGGCCGTCCCCGGTCTCGATGCCCTCCACGGTGAGCGGGCCACGCCACGGCGCGGTCTCCCCAGCACCCATCTCACTGACCGGCGGACCCGCCACCTTCTCGGCGTCGGCCGCCGCGCCGTGCGCCAGGGTTTCCGGGCCGTGTTCGCCGCGCAGCGCCTGAGTGCTCCCGGCCGCCTGCTCAGGGATCGGCACGCACTCGCCGCTGTCCTCGTCCAGCTCCATGCCGGGCGGGCACTGCTTCTCCTCGGCCGCAGCCTGGTTCTCCTTGAGCCGCTTGTCCTTCGGCGTGCCGGGGTTCGGCTCGCCCTTGCTCAGGGCCTCGTTCGTCTCGGTCGCGCTCGTCACGGTCTGGTCTCCCTCCGCCGCGTACAGCGCGGCCAGTTGATCGTCGGCGTCGCTCTCGTTCGCGTGGCAGCCGGACACCTCTCCGTCGGAGTCCTTCACCACCGCCCAGGGCTTGTCGTTCGGGCATTCCGAGTGTCCGTGGACCTTGTGCCAGGGCATGGCGTCGTCCTCCTTTGCCGGGTCTGCGCTTGCCGTGGTTGCGGACCTGCGGACCTCTTGCCAGACGGCGACGATGAAGCCCCGGCAGGCGTTGCCGTACCGGGCGCCGGTGCAGTCCCGGTAACCCATCACCGGGTACTCCGCCACGGCAGCGTCCAGCGTGGTGAATGTGCGGCCGTCGACGCCCTTGCACGGCTCGCACGTGCGGCCGTCCAGGATCTCCGAGGCGACGTAGCTGGACGCGGGCGGTGCGGCGTCCATCACCGCGTTGCGCCCGGCGTTCTGCGCGGCCGTCATCGCCTGGCCCACGGCGGCTCGCACACTGGTGCCATCCACCGTGGCCAGTTCGCGGTCGACCTCGGCGGCTATCTGTGCGGGAGGCCGGTTCGAGCGCAGCAGCCCGGACAGCTTGCGCTTGGCAGCCGTCAGCAGCGCGCCGGACATCAGGTCGCTGGTGAGTTCCGCGACGGAGGCCAGCAGGCGCCGGCCGGCGAGCGCCGCTGTCACAGCGTCGTCCTCGTCGTCGGGCAGCGACCAGTCCGGCACCCGCACGCCCTGCGCTTCGGCTTCGCGCTGGCAGGCTCGGCCCGCCTTGACCGCGAACTCCTCCATGAGGCTGAGCAGCGTCCCGGCGGCGGCCTGCCGGTCCAGGGAGAGCTCCAGCAGCGAGTCCAGGTCGTCGTCAGCGAGGTCCCGGGTGATCTGCTGACGCAGGTCCAGGCGCCATGCGGCCGTCGTGGACGCGAGCGTCTGCACCGCCCGGTTTGTCGCGGTCTCCCACTCGCGGTGCACCGAGGCGAAGTCGGCGCGCGAGGCCACCTCCAGCTCGGTCGGCTCCCGGCGCAGCGGCCCGGCGGCGGCTGTCACTGCCTCGCCGGTCAACGGGATGTCGTGGTCCTCGTCGCCGAAGCTGACCCGGATCCGGTCGAACGTCACGGGCCCCAGGCGCTGCTCCAACTCGGGGAGGAACGACGGATCACCGCTGTACGCCGCGCAGATATGGGCGACCCAGGGTGTGTGCGGATCAGGGACGTCCAGGGCCGTGGCCCACACGGCTTCCTCGGCCATCTCGTGGGCGGCCTCCAGGGACACGCCGTCGGGCATGTCGCCCACGGACCACACCCAGGACGGTTCATCACCGTCGCCGTTCCAGTGCGCCGCCCCGAACACCTTGGACGTGATCGACGGCAGATCCTGGCTGAGCATCCGCATCTCTTCCACCAGGGCCGCACGCGCGTCGGAGTCGTGCGCGTCGGTCTTGCCCAGATAGCGCAGCGTGCAGTGCAGCTCGTCAGCCGGCTCGCCGCCGGGTATCGCGAGGCGTTCAGCGTCCTCGGCCGTCGGCATGAGGGCGATCATGCAGCCCTGCGTGTGCGAGCCGTCGGCGGCGGCCGTCAGGACCGGCGGGTGCTGGTGGTCAGTGCGCGGGGGCATGGCCGTTCACCGCCCTCGGCACCAGCGACGTGGAGATCATGGCCGTGGTGTCCGCGTAGGGGCTGCGGCCGTCGAGCACCAGCCGACCGAAGGCGTCCAGGTGGCACAGGTACGTCCCGCTGCCTCCCGGCCGTACGGACGGAGCCGCCGTGGCGACCGCGTGCGTGAACGGGCATGAATACTCGTGTTCTCCGCACAGGGCCGGGTGGAGCAGGTCCCACCGGCCGGCCGCTCCGACCCGGAGCATGTGCTGGGTTCGGGCCTGCTGAACGAGGCGCTGCGCCCGTTCCGCCGTGGCGCGCTGCGGCTCGGGCGGTCCGGTCTGGTCCTGCGTCGCCGGCGGGGGTTCCTCGCCCGGGGCCGACCTCGCCGGCGCGGCTCCCTCGGCAGACTGTGACCCCTCGGGCGGCGGGGTGTCGCCTTGCTGCACGGCTTCGGCGGTGCCAGGGTCCTGCGGGGAGACCGGGACGATCTGCGGGACGTCCTCGCCGATGAGCTGCGCGAGGGCGGAGGCGGCGCCGGACGGCAGGGTCTTGATGATGACCTTCAGAGCCTGAACCTTCAGCTCCTCATCGCTGGGCTTGTCGTCCTCGTCGAACCCCAGCTCCCGGCGGTACGCCGCGCCGGATATCTCCAGCCGGTCGTACGCCAGGGTCGCGTTGCCGCTGCGGTCCGGGCTCAGGGCCAGTTCGCTCATGTCGTACCAGACGACCCACGCCTCCGGGTCTTCGCCGGAGGCTTCCAACCGGGGCTGGAGGTAGCCGCGCGTGAGGGCGTCGCAGATCAGCTCGGCGATGGGGGCGATGTGCGTCTTGAGCCCGGATTCCTCCAACTGCCAGGCGCCCCAGTGGTTCACGTCGCCCATGCCCAGGAGGATCTCGGCCGGCATGTCCAGCTTGGTGGCGAGGCGCTTGATCGCGCTGTCCCGCCGTTCGATGACCTTGTCGTCGATCTTGAGGGTGAAGTCGACGTGCTTGACCTTCTCGATCGCCTCGGCCGGGCCGACCAGCGGGATGGGCACTACGGCGGAAGCCGTACCGGGGTTCTCGATGGCGGCGGCCGCAATGGCGATCCACTCCGCCATCAGGGGGTTGTCCTCCTCCTCGAACTCCTCGCGCACCGGGAACGACAGCTCGTCAGGCAGCAGCAGGAGGCCGGCGGAGGCGAGGCGGGACAGGTACTCGGCTGCGATCTTCCGGTTGACCAACTCCAGCTCCCGCATGACCTCCCGGGCGCTGCGGGCCGGGGAGTCGGCCATGTGGAAGTAGCGGTCATGGGGCCGCCAGACACGGACGACGTGGTGCTCCGGGGCGAGGTCGCGCCAGTCCTGGCCGGTGACGGCGCTCTCCTCATCCATCACCTGGTACTTGCCCGACTGCACGCGGATCTCGTCCACCGAGCGGACCTGCCAGCGCTCCCGTTTTCCGTCCTGCTCACCGACCAGGTAGCCCTCGCCCGGGAGGGAGAGCTGGACCGTGAGCCGCCTCATGATCTGCGACTGGCCGGCGACGCCCCCGCCGAACAGCATCATGAGGTCGGCAGCGGTGCCGCTGGTGACAATCTCGGGCTCGTCGGTGTCCGGCTGGAGCCGGGCTGCGCGCAGACGCACCCGGGACAGCATGTTCGCCAGCCAGCCCACGCCGTAGTTGAACTCGCCGAGAGTGTCGTGGAAGCGCCAGACCTCGGCCTGCCACTTCTCGGTCTGGCGCAGGAACTTGGTCTCTGGGCCGGGCGGCTCAGCGGCGGCGGCCGTCAGCGCTTCGGGTGGTGTCTGCGGCAGCGGAGCAGGCCCCTGGGCCACGCGCCCCCGGAACACGTCGTACCACGGCATACAGCCCTCCCCGGCTCGGATCGGGGGCATGGTAGCCGCGATCATCCGAATGACCGTTTTCACGGCATACCGGCTACGGGCGGCCAGGGTGGTACTGCTTGCCGGGGCCGCGCCGCCGGTTGTCGCGCTGCTCTTGCAACTCGCCGAAGCTGGCCAAGCCCTGACGCTTGCGCAAGTGGCGGATGTTGTTGGCGGGGATGCCGACCTTGGGAGGGCCGTAGATGGCCAGCAGGTCGGACTCCTCTTGCGAGGTGTAGCCGGCGGCCTTCATTGCCTCCTCGTCGGTGAAGACGTCGGCGTGCCGGTCGTGTTCGCGGTCGACGAGGTGATCCTGCTTGCCGCCGAGGGAGTAGCACCAATGGAAGTTCACCGGCGGGTCCGGTTCCACCAGCTCCTTGAACAGCGCGACTTCCTTGGTGTACGCGTAGAAGGTCGCGGCGGGCACCACGCGGATGATGCGCAGCCAGGCATCCAGGTACTCACGGCTGAGGAAGTCCCCGCTGTCGTGGATGCGGACGTGGCAGCCCCGGTAGCGCGGGTGGTTCAGCTCCGACTCCATCCTCCACTCCCAGCCGCGCAGGTCGTCCAGGATCATCGTGAGGTTGCGCTCGTGCGCGGCGAGGACGCCGGAGAAGCGGTAGGTCCCTGACCTGGCGTAACACAACTTGGCGCAGGAGCTGGCCGAGGGGCACGTGTTGTACGTCCGGCCGTCGGGCAGCCGGCCCGCCCACGCGGGCAGAGACCAGTTGTAGATGTCCTCGCGGCGCAGCTCGCTGTTCTGGCGGAGCAGCCATTCCCGGGGCATCCGCGTCTCCCCTCAGCAGCCGTTCGCGCGTGAGCCCCGCTGGCCACCACACCGGCGGGGCTCACGCATCCCTGTGCACCCTGACCCGAGGAAGTCGGATGAACGCGGGGCACTGTACGTCGAAAGGTTGATTCCGCCTACTCACACACGAAGGCCCCGGAGCATCACGCTCCGGGGCCCGGTGAGGGTAGCGATGCTGCTCAGCCGTCGGCCGCGCGGCGCCACGCCGTCCCGGAAGAAGCGCGGTGGCCGCCGCCGGGGGTGTAGACGTGAGTCGCCAGAGCGGTCTGGACGAGGTGGTCGGAGATGGCCCGTGAGATGACCATGCCGGTGGCGGTCTCCACGAAACCGAACTGGCCTGCCGGGTTGGCTTCCAGGAACCACCACGTGCCGTTGTGGTCGACGGCGAAGTCCAGCGCCGCGTACTCCAGGCCCAGCTCACGCATGAGTTTCTGGACCTTCTGGTTCAGGGGCAGGCTGATGCCCACAGCCTCGAAAGTCAGGTCTTTCTCTGGTGCAGCCCGCCAGTCCAGTGCGTCGTTGGACGTGACCTTGCACGGGAACGCCCTGTCCCCGACCACGGTCAGACGGACGTCGTACGCCTTGTCCACCAGCTTCTGGAAGTAACAGACGGTCTGACGCACGCTGTCCTCCGCCGCCCCGATCTCCTCGGCAGTCACCAGCCGCGCCTGGACGAACCGGTCGGGGTGCGCGAGGAGCGTCTTGCACACCACCTGGCCGTCCTGCTCCCTGGCGAACGCGGCAGCCTGGACGGGGTCGTTGGTGTACAGCGCCGACGGGGTCCGGAAGCCCAGCGACGCCGCTAACTTCAGTTGCCGGGGTCCCGGCCGGGCCGCTTGGGCCCGGCGCGGGTGGTTGACCCACAGCACGTCATCGAGACCGTAAAGGAAGTCCTCCAGGATGGTCCTGGACTCCCCCTCCGCCCAACTACCGGGGAGGTTCGGGTGCCACCAGAAGACGGACACGACCGACTGCGAGAGCGTGGTGCGGTGCTCATCCTCGATCCTGAACCTCAAGGGTTCGTCGTCCGAGAAGCCGGTCATCCTCAACAGGCCCGGTCGCGCGAGGTCGGCCGGGTCGATGCGGTGGATGTCGACCCCGCGTTCCTGGATCTGCCGTATCACGAGGTCGGCACTCAAGTCGTCGGGTGCAGTGACGACGAGCACTGTGGGTGGATGAGGCATGGTCAGTCGTCGTCCTTCTTGAGTCCCGTGGAGTTGTGGGTCATCGTCGGCCCGAACAGCGCGTGCGGGGCATGGGCGAAGTCGTCGTCCTTCTTGAATCCCTTGCTGTTGTGGGTCATCGTCGTGGCCTGGACGTCGGCGACGTCCACCACGGCCTCTCCGCTGGTGATCACGTTGAGCTGGCGGAGCCGGTCGTAGGAGAACGGCGGCGTACGGTCGGCGGGAGGCGTCGGCACCTCGGTGAGAAGCGCGAACGGGGTAGATGCGGCGGTCATGGAGGGATCCTTCGGGCGTCGGGTGTGAGCCTAGCGCCGGACAGGCGCCAGGTTGGGCGGACGAGCGGGGTAACTCCGAAGGTGCCTGGGCCTGCGGCTCCAAGGTCACCCGATCGCGTAGTTCAGCCCGACTGCACCGTGGCCGTCGATCGTCAGCATGTGGTTCCTCGGTCTCTGGTCACTGGTCTATGGTCGGCCTACGCCGGGTTCCATTCTGGCAACATCTCGGAGGCTGCGGCAGGTCGCTGACCAGCCATTTCGAGGAGACCGCGAGGGGCGCCCCATCCGACTCTGTAGCCCTGCCCGACATCACGAAGGCCCCGGAGCATCGAACTCCGGGGCCTAAGATGGCGGTCAAAACGCTCAGGTAAGGACGAGAGGGTGGCCGGGCGCGTACGCGCTCTCGCCGACACCGATCACCGTATTGCCTGTCACGTAGACGCTCCGCATCACCAGCACGTCGCGGTCGGCGTCCAGGCCGAACGCCTCCCGCTCCTCCAGTGTCGTGGTGCGGACGTCCACGGTCTTGGAGGCCACCTTGACCGGGTTGCCGGAACGGTCCTGGTAGAGGGCCTGCCATGTGGGATCGCAGGCCTGGGGCTCGTCGATCTCCGGCACGACGTCGGCAACAGCGATGCGCACCCACGACTGCGATGCCTGGACGACCTCGTCCCCGCGATTCACGGTGCGAACGCGGTTCACGCACTCGTCCTCCCCGAGATGATCCGCGACCCAATCCGGGGCCTGTACGCGCTCGCTGCGCAGGTGGTGGATCGTCTCGCCAGCCTGCGTGATGCCCGCGATGCGCTTCTCGCCCGCGATGAGCCGGCGCCGGTCGGCGACGAAGACGCCCCGCCCCTGCTGGGACGTCACGTAGCCCTCGGCTTTCAGCAACGCGATGCCGCGATAGACGGCGTTGTCGCTGATCATGAACTGCTTCTCCAGAGCCGAGGTGGGCGGCAGCCGGTCGCCCGGCTTCAGAGTTCCCAGGTCAATACGTGCTTTCAGGTAGTCGACCATGCGCTTCACAGTGCCAGCCATCGGGGTCTCCTCGGGTCTTCCTATCGGATGCGGTTGACGGTACCGGACCGCTGCTCTAACTTCCTACAGGAGGGACACTTCCTGTAGGAAGCCTCACATGGGTATCCCCATGAATTCGATAAATCACACACGCGCTTGACCACGGAGGACCGCATGGCCGCCACCATCGCTCTGCCCGCCACTGTCGAGATCGCCGACCGCGCGGCGGAGATTCACGCGGCCTGGACGGCCGACCCGGATCTGCCGGCCGTCGCTGGGAGCATGGCCGACGCCGTCCGCGTACTGGCCGTGCGCGCGGCCGTGCACGAGGCGACCGGCGACGAGCGGGCGGCGGCGCTCGCGGCCCCGGTGGCGGTGGAGCTGTCCGCGATGCTGGTGGAACGCCAGTTCCCGCAGGTACACGATGTGATGAAACGGACCGGTCATCGGTTCATCGCCGGCGAGGCGGGCACCCGCTGGCAGCCTGGCGACTACGCCCACCAGGCCTACGTCGGAGCCTTCGGCCCGGTAGGCGGGCGGCACTGGACGGTGTAACGCGCCGAGCACGACGAAGCCCCGGGACCTGTGGTGGAGTCCCGGGGCTTCGTCGTGTCTGAGGTCAAGCCCCGTACTCCGCTTGGGCTTCGGCGGCCTTCTCCCGCACGGCCGCAAGGAAGTCCTCTACGTCCTCCAGGGCCACGCGCACGAGTTCACCGCCCGCGTCCATCACCGGAGTCATATCGACGGCCGGGCGCCCGTCCTTGTCCCGCGCGGCGCTGATCTCGATGCCGTCGCCAGACTCGTCCGTGTACGTGATGCACTTTCCGTGCCGGGTCAACCCGCTCATAGGGCAGCCTCGGGGACCGCCTCGGGGACAATCTCCCTGGCCCTCACGGCTTGGCCCATCGGGACGTCCGTGTCGCTGTGCAGGTCGCACGAGAACCGGTCGCACGGCCGTCCGAGGTCAGCCTGACGGGCGTAGTGCGCTTCCCGCCCGGCCTTCAGCCAGTCGTCGCCGTCGGTGTACTCCGGGTTCCACGCGGTCCAACTATCCAGGGCCTTAGCCAGGTGCGGCCCGTCGTAGAACTCGCTGTAGCCGAACATCGCGATGTGGTCGACCCAGGACGTCCGGCTGGACTCGTAGGCCCGGCGGCTCATGTCGTGGCCGCTGCTCGGGTTGATGTCGTCCAGGTCCACGCCCCGGGCGACGCACAGAGCTATGCGCGCATCGTCCATGTCGGTGCGCTGCTCCACACCAGCCACGGTCCGCAGGTCGTCCTTGCCTCGGGCGAGGCTGAACATGCGCAGCGTGGCCCGGCTGCGCATCCTGTCGGCGTCAGTGCGTCCCATCTCTTCCTCGTTCCTTGGTCGGTACGGCGAAGCCCCGGGACGTGGTGTCCCGGGGCTGGGCAGCGGGTCAGACGGCGACGGCTCGGCGCTTCGGAGCCTTGCGGACGCTCTGAACGACGTAGTCCTTCGGGTCTTCGGAGTCGAGTGGCCAGGTCTGGCCTGTGCGCGCCATCTCCGCGCGGGCCTTGGCGTTCTTGGCTTGGGCGGCAGCGATCTTCTCGGCGACCGCGATGCGCGCGGCCTCGTCCTTGTCCGCTGCTTCCACCTTGCGCGTACCGGCTCCGATCATGCCGCCGTTGGGGTGGTGGTGCTCTATGGTGACGCGGTAAGCCTCGCGGACCTCGCGTGCCGTGTCGCGGACGGTGGTCATGGTCTCCACGGCCTGGTCCATCGGGACGTCCGTGTCGCCGCGCTCCTCGCGCACCACGGCGTAGACGGCCGCGTACATCTCGCAGATCATGAGCCGTCCAGCGGCCATCACGCGGCCCATGAAGCCGGTCGCGGCTTCGTGCTTCTCACGCGCCTCGGCGATCTTGCCCGCGTAGTAGAACGCCTGGTCCGACGAGTAGTTGCTGCGGACGGTCGTCTCGACCAGGCCGAGTCCGTCGCGGATCGTCTTGTTGGCGGTGGCCTGGCTGATGAGTCCGTTACGGACGTAGGGCGCCATCGCGTCGCGGGCCGCTCGCTCCGTCTTAGACATCTCACGTCGGGTCATCTGCGATCCCTCATTCCTTGGTCGCCGGGACTCCCGTCCCGATGACTTAATTAAATCATAGGCTCGGCGAGCGGACAACCCGCAGAGTGCCACGGAACCCGGTTCCCGCAGAATCGCTCCTGGGGAGGCTCAAAACGTGTGTTTTGAGCACGGCTGACGGGGCCTCCGGGTAGGGTCAGCGATGTGACGATCATGACGGCGGTCGGCTCCACCACCCTCGCCACCGACGACCCGACACTGCGCGCGGTGACCCGTCTGCGCGAGCGGCTGGGCACGGTCGCGCCTCGCGACCCGAAGACACGCCGGCTCGGGCCGCGCGTCCACCGGTTGGACCTGCTGCACGAGCTGTGCGAGGCGCAGACGTTCGAGCACGTCGTGGGGTGGCTGTCCTCCGAGCGGCTGAGTGACGGCACCCGGCGGGAGTACGCCGACGACGTCCGCCACTGGGCCCGCGCCGGCCGGGAGCTGGTGGGCACGGAACCGTGGTACCTCGGGGCGATCACCTCCGACGTCATCCCGGCGTGGCGCGCGTGGACCGATGACCTCGGGCTCGGGCCCCGGCGGGTCAACCGCCTGGCGTCGTCGCTGACTTCGCTGATCGAGTACACCAAGTTCCGCACCCGGGCGGAGATCCTCAACCCGATCACCAAGCACGACCGGCCTGTGATCGACCCGCACGACGAGTCGGCCATGACGCCGATCCTGGAGGTGCCGGAATTCCAGGCCGTCGTCGCGCAGGCGCAGACACCCCGGCAGGCCCTCGTCCCGGTGCTCATCTACACCCTGGCCGGCCGGGTATCGGAGTGCTGCGCGGCAGGCAAGCACCACATGGACTCCACCGGCGGGGAGTGCAAGCTGGACCTGACCCGCAAGGGCGGCAAGGGCCGGAAGTTCACGCTGCCGCCGCTGCTGTGCGAGCTGGGCGCCCGCTGCTGGGGTGATCGGGAGTCCGGGCCGCTGCTCCTGGACGACGACGACCGGCCGATGGACCGGCACGCGGTGGACCGGCTGCTGAACCGCCTCGGCCGCGCGGCCGGCGTCCTTCCCGGCCGGGACCTCACCCCGCACGTGCTGCGCGCGAGCAAGCTGACGCACATGTACGACCAGGGCGTGAAGCCCGACGACATCAGGCGGTTCGCCGATCACAGCCACATCGCTACGACCATGCGGTACATCCGACGACGGGACGACGAGGCCCTCAAGCGCGAGCACGCGGCGGCGGCCGTCCACGTCTACGAAGGCCTGGTGGACCGGTTCCTGTGACGCGGAGAAGCCCCGGACCACGGGGCCCGGGGCTTCGGCTGTGGGGCCGGATCATACCGACGCGGTCACTCCGGCCGCCATCTCCCGCAGCCGGTCGACCACCGCGCGGCAGTCCGACGAGGCCCGGTGGTCCCCGCCGTACAGCGGCTGCCAGCGGTAGTCACCGTGATAGTCGGACCACTCCCCCACCCAGTCGGAGTACGGCACCATCGCGTCCTCGAACCGCATCGACTCCAGCCACGCGGCGACGGACGCGGCCGGGTCGTCGTGGCCCACTGCGCGGTAGTGCAGCGTCAGCTCGTGCCGCAGCCGTCCAACGTCGAACGCCCGGTTGTAGATCAGGCACCGACGGTTGACCAGCGCGCCGGTGAGCTGCACGAGGACGTCGCCGAACCGGGGCTGCCCCCGCACGTCCGCGTCGGCGATGCCGTGGACGTCCGTCGCCTCGGCGGGAATCGGCTCGCCCGGGTCGAGCAGCGTGTCCACGAGGACGTCCCCGCCGACGGTCAGCACGGCCAGGTTGACGATGCGCGCCTCGTCGTGCAGGCCGGTGGTCTCCGTGTCCAGGACGACCGCGCCCGGGTCAGCGAGAACGTCCCACGCCCACGCGGACAGCTCGGCGACCTCCCGGCGCCGGGCCTCCTCAGCGCGGCGCTCGTTCTCCACAGCCTCGTGGCGCTGGGCCTCGTACCAACGGTCGTAAGCCTCGTCGCACGGTGGGCACCTCCGGGGACCGAGCCAGGTCCCGGCGGCCCGCGCCTCGTTGACCTCATCGTCCGTCGCGGTCTGCACCGTGCAGTCGCTGCCGGGGTGCCCCGGGCAGGTACGCCGCCACACGATCTCCCGCTCGTCGGCGAGCTGCTTGCAGATCGCATAGCGGATCCGGCAGTGGTCGCACGCGGGCCATCCGTGCACGTCCTTCGGCAGTGCGGCCCCGGCCTCGCGCCTGCACCGCTCACAGGTCCGTGCCTGTCGGTCCTGCGCTTCCTGCTGCGCTCGCGCGCGGCACTCGGAGCACCGGGTGTAGACGACGTACCCGCGCACCTCCCGGCACTCCGGGCACGTGCGCCGGGCCTCCATGGCCTGCCTCTGCTTCGCGGACAGCGGGCGCATCTTCACCGCCCCGGCCGGGTCGTACAACGGGAACTCGCCCCAGCCGTGCCCGCGCCGGTACACCCGCAGCAGGGCCACGGGTTCCTGTCCGTCGGCCGGCTTCATCCGGTCCTTCTTCAGCTCCGTCATGGTGCGCAGGTGCCGGTGCTGCTCGGGGACGTCCCGGCGCTCGTAGACCGGGAGCGACGTGGTGGTGTCGGTCATGTCGGGAAGCTACCGCGAGGCACTGACAACGAGGATCACCGCCGGGCCTCCCGCGCACCGGCGACGACCCCGTCAAGGAAGGCGTACACGCTCGCCCGGTCCATCGGGCTCTGACCGCTGCCGCCGACGTGCACCGCGTACTTGTCGTCGCCCAGGTCGATGATGTGGATATTCAGACCGGTCTCACAGGCAGCAACGCCAGCGGACCACTGAACCTCCAGGTGGGGCGGCCAGTTGGGGTCGTACGGCGGGGTGTGGCTTCCGTCAGGGTTCCTCGTCACGTTCACGCGTGACACGCTACCGGCCGGCGCAGTGGGGCCGAGGCCGTTTCGGTCAGGCCCACTCGCGCGAGGCGAGCAGGGCCGAGGCAGCCCACACCGCGCCCCAGACGAGGAACGGCGCCGGTACGCCGACGGTGAGGTCCACGGCGGCTGTGAGTGCGGCGGCCAGCCATCCGGACACGCACCACGGACAACTCACCAGCTCCGCCAGCCAGTACGGCGACCACTTGGCCCGGCGCACGTAGCGGTTCATCCGGCCGTCGATGCGCATCACGGTGCCGAGGCGGATGTGGTGCGTCGCGGTGTCAGTGCCGAGGTCGCCGACCTCAGGGTGTCGCTCCAGCTCCCGCGTGGTCAGCGGGCGCCATCCGCCGGCGAGCCGGTCGCGTAGCCACAGCACGGGCGGGAAATCGTCGCGCACGGCGAGGCGGGACGCACGGTAGTTGGCGAGGATCATGCAGGCGATGAGCAGCCAGACGGGCACGGTCAGGGCTCCATGGTCTGTGGACGGGACGCCCTGTCGGGCGACGGTTGGAGGTGGCCACCAGGCCGAGCGCCCCGCCTCAAAGGAGGACGTTGCGCCTGGTGGCCCGGTTGCGTCAAGCGACGAGACGGCCCGGAGGGGAGACCTCGGGCGGCTGCGGCGCGGCAACGTTCGGCCGGGTCACGAACCAGGCGATGAGCAGCATGACGGCGCCGACGACCTTGGCCTGCGTCTCGGAGTCCCACTCGAACGCGAAGTAGCTCGTGAGCGACACTCCCGCGACCACGAGGCCGTTCAGTGCCGCGATGATGCCGTCGCCGACCTGGACGGCGACGATGACGCCGAGCACGGCCGCGACGATGGCCGTGACGATGGACTGGAGCTGCGGGTCGAACCCGAGGCCGAACGCGCTGAGGAGCTGCCACAGCGCTCCGACGGCTGCCAGCCACGCGGCCGGCTCCCTGCCGAACACCTTGCCCATGATTGCCTCCTTGGGGATCAATCCCGGGGCAGAGTAGGGCAGATCCTCTGATTCACCGACTCGTCTGGTCAGGGCGGGCCAGCGCGCGGTCCAGCTTGGACTCGATGCGCTCCAGGTCCCGGGCGTCGGCCTTGAACATGATGTGCTTCGCCCCGAGCAGCAGGATGGCCTGGAACACGAGCTGCAACCATTCCGACTGCCAGTTCTCGAACGTGGCCGACCAGAACTCCGACCACCCCTCTTGGTCGATCTTCGGCTGCATGGCGACGAGCTGTCCGGCCCACGAGCCGGCGAACAGCAGGACGAGGATGTAGACCGCGCCCCAGCGGCGGAGATGCTGCACGGCGTCCCTCCCGAGATAGGTCCGGGCAGGGTAGGGCAGGCCGCCGGATTCGCCGACTCATCCGATCGTGCGCGCCGCCGATGCCAGGCCCTTGGACGAGGTCGTGCCGGTCACCGTCGGCTTCACGATCCGCTGGTGCCAGGCCGGCCACACCATCGCGTCCAGCCGGTCAGGACTCCAGTCCAGCTCGTCGTACCAGGTGCACATCTGGTCCTCCAGCTCCGCGAACTCCCCGACCATGTGCCAACGGCCTTGCTCAGACAACGCGCTGACCGGCTCCGCGCGGACCTTCTTCCCCCGCGTCGCGCGCACGACCTTGATGGGGATGTTGACGCCCATGGCGTCGGCGGCGGCGCGGATCGTGTTGACGGCCATGTCCCCACCGAAGTTCACCTCACAGCAGATGTCGTCCGCCTCGTAGTCGACGGCCGCCTGCACGGCCCGGCGGCCCCAGCCGTCCGGGGAGAGGTGGCACGTGCGGTCGGCGAGGACGTAGCCGTGGGCGAGCATCGCCGGACGCTCCCGGCCGTTCACCACGCGCAGGTGCTCCTGCATCGCCTTGCCCACCACCACGATTCCCTGCTCGCCCCGACCGCCCGAGGGGTCCACGCCGACGGACGTGCGCATGAGGGGCGGCAGGTCGCTCGGGCGCAGCCGGTGCTCGTCGATCATCGGCCGGGTCCACAACGCGTTCTCGTCGGCGTCGATGATCTCGGCGTGGAGTTCCTGGCGGCCGATCTGCGTGCCCGCGTAGGCGTCCTCCAGCGCGTTGCGGATGTCCTCCGGTAGGTGCGGGTTGTCGTACATGGACGCCCGGGTGCGCACCACGTTGGCTATCTCGCCGGCCGCGAGTTTCTTGATCAGGGTCCGGGGCTTCGGGGTGGTGGAGGCTATCCAGTGCGGACGCGGCCCGGTGCGAAGACCGAACCGCATCTGGTCCCAGGTCTGGTCGAGGTAACGCCAGGCGGCCAATTCCTCCAGCCACGAGAGGCAGCGGTTACCGCCGGAGCGCAAACGCTCGACGTCCTCGGGGCTGTGCGCGCCGAAGATCTTCGCCTCGGAGCCGTTCGGCCACCGGATGACCGTGCCGCCCTGGACGGTGCGCATCACGGCCTCGGGGCTGTGCACCCGAAGGCCCGACGGTCCGGCGTAGCAGGACGTCGCCGCGTCGCCGAGGGTCGGCGCGATGATGCCTATCCAGTGCGGGATCGGGCCGGGCAGGCACGGCGGGCCCATGACGTGCTCGTGGACGTACCGCGCGCAGGCGTCCGTCTTCCCCGCACCACGGCCGGCGAGGAGCAGCCAGCCGTACCAGTCGCCATCTGGCGGGACCTGGTGGGGCAGCGGAGTCCAGCGCGGCTCGGTCACCAACCGCGCGTGCATCAGCAGCTTCTCGGCCGCCGCGCGGCTCAGCATCCGATCCACCATGAGGGTCATTGTCGGCTGCGCGGCGGCGCGCGGTTCCCGGAGCACGACGGAGCCCGTGCCTGCTGCTGGGCGGCACGGGCTCCGCGCGGCGGGCTGCGGGGTAAGGCGGTCCCCGCTCCGGTCCTTGAGGCCTGCCCGCGAGGCAGCCTGTGGGGCGTCTACGCCGCGTTGGGAATGCGGAGCACCTGTCCCGGGAAGATGAGGTCCGGCTCGTGGACCTTGTCCCTGTTGGCCGCGTACAGCACGCGCCAGTCGCTGAAGCCGTGCTCCTCGGCGATCTCCGACAGGGTGTCCCCGGGGCGGACGGTGTGGCGTCCGGCAGCCGGGACCTTCACGTCGCCGTCGCGGACGACGGGCCGGGACCCGCTGCGGTCGGCGGGCGCGGCCTGCTCCCTCTGCGGCTCGGTGCGCTGCACGGCCACCGACGCTCCGGACGGCCGGACGACGCCGACGAAGTTCGAGGCGTACCAGCCGGACCGCCACGGTGCGGTCTGCACGACTTTGCCGGGGCGCGGCGCCTCGATGATCTGGCCGTCGCCGACGTAGATGGCCACGTGGCCGGCGCCGTTGTAGACGACGAGGTCGCCCGGTTGCACGGCCGAGGCGGGCACCCGGGCGAGTCCGGACCACTGCGCGTGTGAGGTGCGCGGGATGGAGACGCCGGCGGCCCGCCATGCGGCCATCGTGAGCCCGGAGCAGTCGTAGGAGTCGGGGCCTGTGGCGCCGTAGGCGTACGGCTTGCCGAGCTGCGCGCGGGCGTAGGACACAGCTCGCGTTGAGACGCTCGTACCGGCCATCCGGGGCTGCGCCGCCGGGGCCTTGCGGGCCGTCGCGGGTGCCTGTGACTCCGGCCCCGGCGCCGGGCCGCCCCGGGCGAGGCCTGCACGGGCGCCGCACACGGGCCAGGCGCCGGGGCCCTGGACGGCAAGTACCTTCTCCGCCACGGCGATCTGCTGCGCCTTGGCCGCGAGGTCTGCTCTCGCGGCGTAGCGGGTACCGCCGAAGCTGGCCCATGTGGACTGGCTGAACTGGAGTCCGCCGTAGTACCCGTTCCCGGTGTTGATGCTCCAGTTGCCGCCGCTCTCGCACTTGGCGACCTTGTCCCAGGTCGACCAACTCGCGGCCGAGGCAGGGGCGCCGCCCAGCAGGGAGACGACCGTGCCGGCCGCTCCTGCCGCTGCGACACCGATGGTTGTTCGGTGCTTGGCCATTGTGTGACCACCTCCGGCCCGGCACGGTACGACCGGGTCACGAAACGGCCAAACAGCTCAGGTCGTCGCGGCTTCGGGCAGCAGTCCGAGGGCGCGGGCCTTGCGCAGAGCCTCGGGCAGCCGCGTCCCCTTGTCCATCCACGCCACGTCCAGCCGCCGGTATGCCTCGGACAACCTGGACGCGCACGAGCCCGGGGGCATCTCCAGCCTGGTCGCGGTCTGCGACAAAGACGCGCCCTTCTCCAGCTCCAGCAGGATGCTGACCTGCGTGTCAGACAGATGAACCGGGGACTGCGCGCTGCTCGGCCGGGGCGGAGGCTGGTTCCTCAGCAAGCCGCGCATCCGGGCCTCGCGTAGGGCCACCTCGCGGCGGACCGGCGGCGGGAGCTGTGCGACGCCGAGCGCGGCGTACGCCTCAGCAGTGAGGGACTTCACGGTCCGGTGGCTGACGCCCCACGCCTTGCACACCTGCTCCTGCGTGCGCCCCGCGTCGAACGCGCGCAGGAGCCTCACGTGGGGTTCGGCGAGCTGGACCGGCCGGCGCGTGGCGGCCTCGGCGTCCATGCGTTCCCGGTTGCCTCGCTTGCAGGCGGCGCAGATGGGTTCGTCCCGCTTGAGGTGGCGGCGGTAGGCCGCCAGCAGACCGCAGTCCTCGTACGGGCCTATGTGCCCGGCCAGCAGGCCGTTGCGGACGGCCTGCGCGGCGGTGGCCACGCCCATGACCGCGTAGATGCGGGCGCAGGTCTTCCGTACGACGCCCGGGGCCCCATCGGTCTTGCGGGCGATGTCCGCGCAGGTGTGGCCGGTGGACAGCAGCCACAGGATGTGACGTTGACGCTCGGTCAGGACGATGGGCTGCGGTGCGGTGTCCACCTCGGCCGCTCCTTCCGTAGATTGGGGTGGGCCCCGGGTCACGTCCACTGACCCGGGGCCCTTGTCGACCGGCGACGTCCCGGGCAGAATCACCGGGCCTGCCAGGACACTTTCATTTAGTTAAATCCCCGATTGATGGTTTTGCTAAACCATCTGGGCCTCACAGCTCCAGCCAAAGCGGGTTGTCCAGCGACCAGCGCACGGTGGTCTCGATGGACTTCTCCAGCGGCACAGGCGGCTCCCACCCGAGGCGGGCCATGCGGGAGCCGTCCAGGGCGTAGCGCAGGTCGTGGCCGGGGCGTGAGGCGTGGAAGGCGATGGGCTCGATGAGGTCGTCCACCACGGCGGAGTCCAGACCCATAGCCTCCCCCACCAGGTGCACCAGCTCTACGTTGTTCACCTCGCGCTCGCCGACGATGTTGTACCGCTCCGGCCGGGTGAAGGCGCCGTCTCGGTACTGCGCCGGGCCCATGGCGATGCGTATGGTCTCGCCGCCGAGGGTGGTCACCTCGGGCTCGTCCTCGGTGTACCGCCGCGTCAGGAACAGCCAGGCGTCAGCCAGATTCCGTGCGTGCAGGTAGAAGCGGGAGCCGGGGGTGCCGTCGGGCGCGGTGTGTACCAGGAGCGGACGACCTGCGCGCAGACACTTGATGATCTTCGGCAGGAACTTCTCGCCGTCCTGCATCTCGCCGATGATGTTCATGGTGTTGGTCAGGACGACCGGCACGCCGTAGGTCCGCCAGTAGCTGATCGCTATGACCTCCTGCGCGGCCTTGCTCGCCGAGTACGGGTTGGACGGCACGGCCGGCTCCCACTCCGCGTGCCGGTGGTCCCCGTAGGCCGGGCCGTAGACCTCGTCCGTGGACATCTGGAGGAACAACCGGGGCTTGATGGCCCGCGCGACCTCCAGGATGTTGAGCATCAGCGAGGTGTTGTTCTGCACGAACGTCACCGGGTGAGCGATGGAGCGGTCCACGTGGCTCTCGCTCGCGACATTCATGATGACGTCGCAGTCCTCGAACTGGTGCAGCGTCAGCGGGTCGGCCGGGGCTCGCATGTCCCAGTGCACGACGTCCACCCGATCCGTCCACCGCAGATCGCATACCGCCGAGGCGATCCGGGCTGGCAGGCCCTTGTGGTGGAAGCTGACCGGACAGGTGATGTCCCAGTCGGTGTTCGTCAGCAGGTGGCGCAAGAGGTGGCTGCCGACGAAGCCCGACGCACCGGTGAGCAGAACGCGCATGGCCCCTCGTCTCCTTGGTCCCTGATCGTGGCCGGATGGTAGCCAGGGACCGGAGAATCGCCGAACAGCCCAGGAAACGCAGGAACCGCCCGGTGCGGCGCCGGGCGGTTCCAGAGCTGAGGCGGTGCTCATGAGCCCGCCGTCCCGAGTGTCGTACCCAGACGGCCCGCCGCTTACTCGCTGGACATCTGGTCACGCACCGTCGCGTCGTAGGTGCGCTCGACGTAGAGCACCTCCTGCTCGGTGCCGTTCGCGTAGTCGGCGCGCAGCGTCGCCAGGGCCGTCTCCAGGTACGGCTGGAACTCCTCGAACGCCGTCCGCCGGTCACCGCTGTTCGTCGTGACCGTGATCTGAACCGGCAGATTGTTGCTGGTCGCGAGCGTGTAGGTGATCCGCGTGGTCTCGAACCCGTCAGTGGGAAGGGGCACGTCTGCCTCCTGTGTCGTGGGTGAGTCCCGGATGATGCCACCGAACGCCACGCGCACCTACCAGCTCACTCCGGCTCCTCTGCCTCTCCGACGACCTCGCCCTCCAGGACGCGCAGGTGCGCGCCGGCGGCCTCCAGCATCCGCTGCCGCTGCGCGGGCTCCAGCTCAACCGCGTTGGCGCCGGCCAGGATCGCCTCCACGACCACGGTCGTCTCTTCGTCGACCCGGCGGTCCAGGGCGATGGTCAGCTTCTCCGAGGCGTCCGTGCCGTCGATCTTCGCCTGGCGTTCCTCGATGCGCATCAGCCGGTCGATGGCCGCGAGGACGGGCCCGCTGTCCCGCAGCGGATTGCCCTCCTCATCGCGGACGATTTGGCCCGCGTGCAGCACGTAGTGCGGCCGGGCGAGCACCGCGTGGACCTGGCGGCGCAGCCCGTCCAGCCGCATCCGCGCGGCCTCACGGTATTCCTCCAGCCCCATGCCGAGTTCCTTGTTGGCCTGCTTCAGCGCGCGGGAGACGTCCACGCACGCGGCGGCGGCCGACGGGTTGCCCTCGGAGTCCAGGTAGTGCGGGGCCATCTGCTCAGCGACCTGCTGCCAGCTCAGGCCCCGGTTCTTCAGTTCGATGGCCTTCGCGCGCCGCTGCGCCACCATCGCCCGGTGGCTCGGCTGCTGGTTGGGTGGATCACCCTTCGCCATAGTCCTTAGCCTCCCTAACGGTTAACGCGGTTCACGCAGGACGCCCTTGGTGCGCTCGCGGTACTCCCGGGCCCGGCTGATCTCCTCGGCCTCGCTGCCGCACTTAGTCATCGCGGTGCGCATGTAACTGACGACCGAGATCCGCTCGGCTCCGCAGGTCTCGCAGTACGCCGTGCGCTTCTCCCCGCAGGCACAGACGAGGGCCGTGTTGCCGTGCCACTGGTGAGCGTCCATCAGGATCAGGTCACCGTCCTGGAGATCGACCGCGACGCGGAACTCCGGGAAGACGAACCGGCCGCCGGTGTACTCGCCCCGTCGCAGACAGAAGATCGTACTGAACCCCTTGTCCAGGTCACCCTTGTCCGTGTGGACGCCGGTCGGGTACGTGTTGTTGACAGTGATCGTCGTGAACGGGGTGTGTGGGACGACCCAGTCCGGATGCGTCTGCTCGATCTCCTCCATCTGCGCCGCGTACCGCTCGGGCACGTGCGTGCGCATGTTGTCCGCGACGGCTTGGAGCGCCGGGCGCAGCGCCTCCCACCTGGGGAGGTTCCGACCGGTCCACGCCGTCAACCGGCAGAACTTGAACGTGCCGTTCGGGTCGAACGAGCCGAGGATGGATGAGCTGACGTACTTGAAGTACTGGCGTTTCTGTTCCCCCGGCCGGACGGCCTGTGAGCCCGAGGCCGGGCCCCGGTTGTGGGTTTTGTCGCCGCGCAGCGAATGCAGGATCTCGTACTGCTCCTCGGTCACGACGTCGCGCATCGCGCCGGGCAGGTAGACGCACAGCGGCTGCCCGTTGGGCATGAACACCCGGGACGGGCCGGTCAGCAGCACGTTGTAGGCGTCGTCGCCGATGACCTTGCCGATCTTCTCGTCCAACTCCTGCTTGCTGATGCGCGAGCGCAGGCGAATGGAGATCACCAGGTCACCTCCAGGGCAACGGGCGGGAAGACGTCGCGCACCTCGGCCACCATCTCCGCCAGGCTGTACTGCTCCACATCGATGCACCGCAGCCTGACGCCCGGGGCGCCGGCGGCCCACTCCGATATGCGCTGAGCCCGGGTGGCCGCGCCCTTGCGCCAGGACGGGTTCTGCTTCGCGCCGCGCTCGCGCCACCGTGCGTCCAGTAGCGCCGGCGAGGCCATCAGCTCCACCACCGTCACCGCGACGCCCTGTCCGGCGAGGCCTCCGAGGAAGGGCCGCGTGGCCAGGCGAGCGCCCTCACCGAGGGCGAAGTGGACGTAGGCAGCCGACAGGAACTGAAGTGCCCGGGGCCCTATGTCCATGGCCAGGGCGTCGGTGCCGGGGAAGTCCTCGCGGGGCACTCCGAGTTCCAGGCCGACGGTGCGGCCGGTCGCCGGGTGGTTCAGCCGCGTGTGAGGGACGGCGTGGTGACGGCTCACCTCAAGGTCCCAGCCGGTGCGCAACTCCCGCGCCAGCGTGGACTTGCCCACCCCGGGCGGGCCGACGATGTAGAGCAGCTCGCTGATCACAGACCCTCCCCGGCCAGACGCGCCGCGAGACGCTGAGCAGCGGCCGGCGCTGTGGAGTACCCGGAGCGCCCGAAGCCCGTCAGGGCCCACACCCTCGGCTCCACCTCGCACGCGGCAGGGCCCGCCGGCGGGGTGTACCTCACGCCCTCCCGGTAGACCCAGGGCGCCTCGGGGTCGACCAGCCCCTCGTGGCACATGCGCGAGAGGATGCGTTCAGCTCGCTGCCGGGCACCGGAGGCGGTCGACGCCTTGGAGGCCCCGACCCGCGTGAACGTCCCGTCCCAAGCCGCCGTGTGGCTGAGCCGGTCGGTGACGCGCAGCAGAGCGAGCGGCCCTGGCCCGGCGAGGTGTCTGCCGGGCGCCTCCCATACGCCTCCGTAGGTGAGTGCCCGCGATGCGCCGGTCGCGGACCGGGCCGTGGAGAGTACTAGGGCGTCCGTCTCGGTCCGGGTGCCGTCGGCGAGTGTGACAGCCACGACGTGGCCCGCCCCCTTCCACGCGGTGACGTGTTGGGCCACATCCGGGTCGACCAGAGGCCCGAGAGGGTCGACGAGGTAGTGGTCACCCTGCCGGACCGTACGCCCGCGCCGGAGATCCTTGACCTCGGCGGAGTCGTCGACCAGCCACCCGTGCCTGCCGTACCAGGCCAGAGCCGCCCGCACGTCGGTTCGCTGGTCGCCCGTCCACCAGGCGGTCCGGGTGAAGGCGAACGCGCACCGGCTCGCCGCGCTCTGCGAGTACCCGTCGGCCACCGTCACATCGTGCCCGCGTTCACGCAGTGCACGGGCCACGCAGCTTCCGGCGATCCCCGCGCCGGCCACCATCACTCTCACTGCGGTGTCCTCTCAGGTATACGGCCGGTGTCCCGGTAGACCTTCCGGCGCCCGGCGTCCACCCCGTTCCACCCGTTCAGCTCTCCGAGGTAGGCCCTCGGCAGCTCCTGGAGACGGGCGGCATAGGCGGCTCCGGCCAGCTCGCTGGGGACCTGGTCGAGCTGATGCTGCATCTTGTCGATGTCGTGGCCCGGGTAGTAGCCACCCCGGCTCATCGAGTGGAAGTCGCACAGTGACGTCTCAGCGGTCTCGACGCTGACCGAGGGCACCGCCCCGGCCATGAGGCTCACCAGGCCGTCGGAGACTCGGTTGAGTTCCCGAACAGCCGCAGGGCCGTTGCCGGACGGCAGGCCGGAGTACAGCAGTCCCAGGCCCTTGCGAGGGCCGGACGAGTGGGCGTGCCCCATGTCCGGCGCCGCGACGTTCGCCCCGCATACCTGTTGCAGCATCTCGCAGGTCTTGAAGGCGGCCCAGCGGCCGTTGCCCGGGATGCTCAGGAGCCGGCCGGAGAGCATCGCCCAGTTGTCCCGGGGGCCGCCGCCGTCCAGACCCCGCATGAGCCAGCCGCTCAGGCCTCTGGGGTCTTCGCGGGCAACTTGCTGGACAGCGGAGAGGTGGCGGTGCAGCGCTCTGCGGGACCAGTGGCCGCGCCGCTCGGTGGCCACCGGCAGATCCATGACAGCGTCGGAGGCTCGGGCCGGGTCGGGGACGGCCGCGAAAGCACGCAGTGCGGAGCCGAGGTGGTAGTAGGCGACGTGGCACACGACCAGCCACACCCGTTGTTCGTCCGTCAGGGACAGGCTGTCGGCCATCTGCCGCAGCACCGGGTACACCGGGTCCATGTCCCGGGTGCTCGTCTGCAACCGGTGGAAGGCGAGGTAGTCGTCCAGCAGCGCGCTGTTCGGTTCGCTCACGCCGCATCAGCCGGGGCCGCGTAGATCTCCTCGCCCCGGGCGAGGCAGTCCGCCAGCGTCAAGCCCGAGTCGGCCCCGTCCATCACCGCCACGGCGACCCGGGCCGCCCGCAGTACGACCTCGCTCTGGGTCATGGCGCCGAAGTGCTCGCGCAGCGCCAGGATGCACCGGCCCAACTCGTCGGCCTCGGCGGTCGGCATGGCGAGGAAGATGTCCCGCACGCCGCGTGACTCGTACGGCTGGCTGTTCTCGCCGCCGTGGGAGTCCATGCGCGCCTGGCGTTCCTCGGGGTCGTCGTTGTAGCCGGCGACCGCAGGGGCGGTGTACTCGACGACGTCCTCCTCCTCGTACCGGGCCAGGATCGAGTCGGCTTCCTCGTCGGTGTAGCCGGTGCCGGCGGGGCCGCTCTCCAAGGAGCCGAGGATGGCGGCCAGGGCCTCCTCGTCATAGGCACCGTCGTCGGCCGCCTTGTTGTCGACCAGGTTGATGCGCTTGGCCGTGTCGTCGTCGCACTCGATGAGGTGGGAGAGCGCCGTCGGGTCGTCGGCGTCCACGTTGATGCAGAGCTGGCACGGCCTGTCGTTGGCCAGTTCCCAGTCCCGGCAGGCGTCACGGCCGGACTCCTCGTGCCGCAGCAGCGCCAGGTAGGTGTGGTTCCCGGCGAGGATCGTCATCGTCTCGCCCTGCCGGCGGACGGTGAGGGGCTTGTACTGGCCGTTCGCGCGCAGGGAGTCCAGGATCGTCTCCACGTTGCCCCGGCGCGCGTTGCCCTCGAACGGAGTGAGATCCTCCAGCGAGACCTGTTCGGTTCCGATGGTCGTGGTCATGGCCGCCCCTTCGCCTGGTCGTCGGACGCGGCGATGTTAAGACCGGACCGGGGCATGATCGTTCCGGTGCTGTGGCCCCGTGAGCGGAGCGAGCGGTGCACGACGAAGCCCGGGGCCGTGAGGGCTCCGGGGCTCGGTGGTTCGTCGGGTGGTCAGAGGCAGGTGGACCGCTTGGTCCGGCCGGTCTTCCGCCAGGGCCCGAGCAGTGCGACGACGGCCCGCAGGGCGGCCCGCATGGCCGGGGCGTCGGGGTCCTCGAACCTCCCCGCCTTGCGCAAGGGGTAGTTGTCCTGCTCCGGGTCGCCGGTCTTCGGCGCCCACTCCAGCCGGGTGCCGTCGGGCCCCAGCTCCTCCAGCGCCGTCTCCGCCCGGCTCAGCACCGTGCGCACGGAGGTGAGCGCCTCTCCGCTGTCCCGGCCCCGATCGGCCGACGCGCCGGGAACCTCGGTCACGGTGACCTGGGGCGAGTCGTCGCGGTCGTAGAACGCGTCCGTGATCCACCTCGTTGCTACGTCGGTCAGTTCACGGTCCTCGTAGTACTCGTCTCCGTGCTCGGCGTCAGGGTGGCCGCGCCACTCGACGTCCACGATCAGCCTCGTGCGCCTCGGCTCAGCCATCTGCCTGTCCCTCCTCGGTGACGACCAGGACCCTGTGGCCGGCCGGGAACTCGCCCGTCAGCGTCGCTCCGGTCTGGCTGCACGCCGTGATGCGCTTGCCCTCCCGGGCCGTGACGGTCCAGGCGATACCGCGCATCGGCATCTCATGCACAATGCCCGCGCCGTGCACTCGGCCGCCCTCTCCGGCGAAGTAGGCGGCCCCGGTGCCGGGGTTGACCCACGTGTCCCCGACGGCCAGTTCGTCGGCCGGGCGCTCTCGCACGTCGCCCCATGTGTACGGGTGATCTGTGCTCATTCCTCGTTCCTCGCTTCCTTGGTCGGCAGTTGCAGCGGCGGCCGGATGCAGTGCGCCCAGTCCTTCGGCGCGCACTTGTCGCTCCGCTCCAAGGGCCAGGGCTTCGCTTCCCGGCCGCACCTCCCGCAGACGTACATCCACGAGCCGTCCTCGTTGCGGTACGCGTGGCGCCCGGCGTCCTTGTTGGCCCGCAGGCGCTGGGCAACGGCGTACTTCGTTCCCGAGGCCCGGCACTCCAGACGCCGCGCGCTGGCCAGGGCCCGCTCGTTGCCCCGGTGCCGGTACAGCTTCCCCGTGGCGGTGAAGGAGACCGGGTTACGGCACAGGGGGCAGGTGCCCCCGCTGCTCGCCCTGCCCATTACTCCCGGCCCCCTCGGTTGCGCAGGGCCTGAGCGATGTTCAGGATCTCGTCCGTGATGGCGTCCACGGCGTCCTGCCCGAGTCGCTTCACGAGGTCGTCGGGCCCCCACTCGCCCATGGCCGCTTCCAGGATCAGCCCCGCCCGGAAGTTGGCCTCTCGCCGGATCTCCCGCTTGTTCATCGCTCAGCCCTCCACCGGGTTGGCCGTGATGACGGCGCGGATGGCCTTGATCGACGGGGTGTCGTGCAGGCGCCTGCGGTCCGGCGTGACGGACAGCCCGAACGGGGTCCGGCGTGCGACGCCCGGGGCGACGAAGTACGACAGGTCGTACTTCCAGAGCCAGCCTTCGTCGGTGGCCCGGCTCACCCGGACGTCCAGGGCGTACCCGTCGTCACGCGACGCCCACGCCTGCGCCGTGGTCCATCCGTTGGCCTCGGCGAGCGCGAACAGCTCCGCGACCGGCTTCGGCAAGGCGTAGCCGGCGGGCGCCCGGTCCACGATGCCTGCCTTCAGGCGCCGCAGCGTGGTGTCCCGGGTGTACTTCTCCGCAGGAGTGAGCACGGCGTCGCGCTCCAGCGCGGCGGCCAGGGTGACCGTCCGGCCGCTGTAGCGGCAGGTCCACCCGGTGCCGGTCGCATCGGCGATCACCGGCCGGCGCTTGCCGTCCCTGTCCCACGTCGACTTCGGCTCGTGGGTGGTCAGGACGCCGTCCCGGACGCTCGTCGTGTTGCCGCACGGGCACAGCGCCTCCACGGTGCGCAGCAGGTCGTAGAAGGTGTTCGGCGGGATGATGCCCGGGTCGTGCTTCGCCCCAGTGGCCAGAGTCTCAGCGAGGGTCGTCATGCCGTCCCCTCCGTCTCCGGGATCGGGTCGACGTGGCGGAGGGAGATCCAGGCGCCGTGCCCGGTGACGAACACGACGGCGGTGTGCCCCTCCGCCACCCACGCCGCGCTGCGGGTGCGCCCCGTCTCGCCGGCGCCCTCACGCGCTCCGGTCCAGTAGCGGACCGTCTGGCCCTCGGGGTACGTCAGGTTCCACGCCTCCGCGCGCTCGGCCGGCGTCGGGCCGTCGTTGGCCACGCGGGAGCCGTTGCGCAGGGCCGCGTCCAGCGACGCGAACTCCCGGCGGTAGAGGTGGTGGCCGTCGTAGGTGTAGCCGTTCACCTGGAAGCGGGCGCCGTCGTCGCTGTAGTCAAGCACGGCCTGCGCGGTGACGCCGACGACCTTCGGGTGCTCCATGCCCGGCTCCCCGGGCTTCCAGTCGGCGCCGACCTTGTCGGTGTGCCGGCGGCGGTCGATGATCTTCCGGGCCCGCTCGATGCGGTCGATGCCGCTCGCGATGTGTCCCAGGTCGTAGGTGTCGGTGCTCATCGTCCTGCCCTCCGCGCCCGGTCCTCTGCGATCTCGGCGTGCAGCATGTCGCGGTAGACCTCGTACGCCTCCGCGAAGGTGTCGGTGCGCTCAGTCCCCAAGTACCACTTGGCGAAGCCCTTGCCGACGAAGATGCCGCTGCGCTCGGCCCACCGCTCGATCCGGGCCGGGGACGCCAGCCACGCGGCGTACGCGTCGGTGTAGCGGTCCGCACGCCCGGTGTCCTCGTACCACTCAGGGAAGCCGTCTCGGGCTTCCTTGCCAGCGCACTCGGCCCACTGCCGGGCCGCCGCGATGCGCTTGCTGCGCTCCGCCGTTTCCTTATGCCGCCAGTCCATGAGGCCCTGCCTTCCTTGGTCGTGGTCCGGCCATCAGCCGAACCATTCGATTTAATTAAACCATGGCCGGTGCGCCGGAACAACCCCTATGGGTGGGCCGCCAGTCGCAGCCGGTCCCCGCCCTCGGCCCGTATGAGCTGCACCGCCAGCGCGTCCTCGTAGGAGAGCACCGACGCCTCGCAGACCCGGCCCAGCCGGACGGAGTGCACCGGGAGCGTGTCCCACATCTGCACCGGTTCACCGCACGCAGGGCACTCAGCCCACTCGCCTCGCAACACGGCCCGCCTCCTGCTCTTCCTGGTTCCTTGGTCATTACGTCACTTGTCCGGCGAATCGCCGAACGCGCCGGGGCCGGACGGTGAGGCCCGGCCCCGGCTCGGTCAGTCCTTCGCGTAGCAGGAGGCCCAGTCACGGGCCGCTTTGGAGGCCCCGGCCGTGATCGGCACGCCCTTGAACTCGAACGTGAACGCCTCCAGCACGGCCTCCTTGACGCCCTCGGCCATGTGTTCGGGGACGCACAGGACGACCTCGTCGTGCACGACGCAGCGCAGCCACTCCAGGGCCTCGGGGATCATGTCGACCAGGCGCAGCAGCGCCTCGCACATGATGTCCCGGGCGCCGCCCTGGCCCATGAGGGCCGGGGCCTGCGTCCAGGCACGGTCGGGGTTGCAGCGCATCTTGCGACCGAACCCGTTGTCCAGCATCTCGCCGGCCGCCGCCCGTTCCCGGACCTCGGTCCGCCAGGCGCACAGCCCGGGGTACTGCGCGTTCATCTGGTCGTCGAACTTCTGCGCCAGCTCCAGCTCCACACCGCTGTTGGCGATGCCCTTCACGGACATGCCGTAGTTCCAGCCGTGGCCGATGCGCTTGGAGTTGTCGCGCCACTCGCCATCGTGGCGGCCGAACACGGCATCGGCGATGCGCGAGTGGGCGTCTTCGCCGGGAGCGAAGTTCGCCATGTACGCCGGGTCCTGGCAGTGCCCGGCGATGGCGCGCATGTCGACCTGGTCCAGGTCGAAACAGATCAGGACGTGGCCGTCGTCGGCGATGAGGGGTCGCCTCTGCGTGACCTTGCCGCCGCGCTTGGCCATGTTGGTGACCGAGGGGCGGACGTACGCCCACCGGCCGGCGCCCTGAAGGTCGCCGACCTGCGGGTGGATCCGGTCGCCGACGAGGTGGTCCATGATCTCGGCGTACTTCTGGACCGACGAGGTCACGGTGATGATGTGGCCGCACATCTCGCGCAGGGCGTCTACGTCGGCGCCGCGCTCGGCGAACATGCGCAAGACGTTCGGGTTGAGCATGGCGGGCACCTGCCGGGCCCCGGAGCCCTTGCCCACCATGTACGACGCCTCGCCCAGCGCGTCCTTGTTGAGGCTGATCAGCCCGGAGGCCGTCTTGGGGTAGTGCACCGCACCCCGGTCGGCGAAGGCCTTGATGATCGCCTCACGGCCTTCGTTGGTGGACAGCGGGGCCTTGACGGACTCGTCGGTGAAGACGCGGTTCTTGCCCCGGCCCCTACCGACGGACTTGGTCAGGGGTACGCCGCAGTGCTCGTGCAGCCACTCCAGGGACTCCTGCCGCTTGGCCGCCTCCGCGTCGACCAGCTCGCGCAGGACGGGGACGTCGACCTTCCAGCCGGTCAGGGTGGGCCGGTGCTGGATGTGGGCGACCCGCATCTCCCGGCGGACGTAGTCCGAGGGCTCGCCCAGAGCGCGCCGCACGCCCCGGGTGGCCTGGAGATCGCCGCTGAAGTACACGCTCAGCTCGTTGACCGGGATGCGCCCGTACCCGAGGTCCGTGCGCTCGGCCTTGTCCAGTTTGCGGCCGCCGGCCTCCTCCGGACCGTACTTGAAGGCGAGCGCGGCCAGGTCGTCCGTCTTGCCGGGCAGGCCGTTGCGCTCGGCTACCTGGTCCAGGCCGTAGTAGCCCTTGGTCGCCCACGGCTTCTCGTGCGCGGCGCCGGGCGGGTCGATGGTCTGGACCCACCGCAGGGTGTCCATGGTCTTCGCGGCCAGCTTGTCGTAGTCGGCGCCGTGGTGACGGGCGAGCGCCATCAAGTCGAACCCGAGCAGGTTGTGGCCGTACAGCTCGTCGGCGTCCTCCAGCCGCTTGATCAACTCCTCCACGGAGTTGACGACGACCTCGGTGCCGTCCTCGGTGACGTAGCCGGCGAGGCGGACGTACGGGTCGCCTCCGAGATCCTTGTGGACGAACAGGCGCTTGGCGCTGTGGGTCTCCAGGTCGAACCCGATGACGCCGCCGGCGCGCGGCGGGGTGGCCGCGTCATCCGGAGCCGGGGACGGGGCGGGGACGGTGGCCGCGCGGGGAGCCTGATCAGCTTCCGCTTCCGCGAACGGATCACCCGCGAAAGGGTCCGCGTCCGGGTCGGTCAGAGGACGTGTACCCGCTGTACCCTCTACCCCTGTTCCTCCTATGTGTGAGCCAATTTCTCGGTTATAGGGAGGAGAGGGTACAGGGGGTACACCATTGTCCTCGGTGGGGTTGACCTCGTCTTTTCCGTTCGGGTCCTGGAAGCGCACCCCGAGCCACGCCTGGTAGTTGACGCCCTTGGGCTCGTGACCGCCCAGAGTCGATCGCCCGTCCCGCGCCCGGATCTTCTTCCGCTGCACGCCGTTCCGCGCGCACTCGTCGTGGCTTCCGAATCGGGACACGAACGTGCGGTCCGTCCATTCCCGGTGACCTTTGTCCTCCAGGTACCGGTTGAAGACCTCGTGCAGCTCCCGGGCGAGGATGTGGGAGTTCCAGTCGAACGTCAGGCAGTCCCCGATGAACGACAGAATCAGGTCCGACTCCTTGCGCCACTCCAGCGTGTCGTCCTCCACCCGCTTCGGCGGCGGCGGCATGATCTGTCCGGCCGCGTACCACTTGCGGGCGCCCTCCACGGCCCACGCCAGGACGGCCGCCGACACCCGCTCATCCGTCGCGAGGCGCTGCCGCAGGGTTCCGTCACCGGGCTTGTCATTCGGGCCCGTGCACGGCTCCCCAGCCTTGCGGAAGGTGAACGGGAAGCACAGCAGCGCCAGACGCCGCCACGTACCGTGGTCGGTTTCGTCCACCAGAGGCCTGTGGTTCGTGTTGATGATCAACGTGTGCGACGTCGTGAAGGTGACCGGGTCCTGCCTCATCCGGCGGGCCTTGATGGCCTTCGTACCGGCGAGCTGCTTGGCCCGGTTGACGTCCAGTCGCTTGGCCTCCGGGGTCTCCTCCAGTACCGCGAGCCGGGCCCCCATGAAATCCATCATCTCCGTGGGGTGGTTGTCGCTTGCGTTCCCGAGCAGGGCCCGGTGGGACACCACTGTGTGGTATCCGTCCTTCTCGCCGGCCGCGCGGGCGAGCGCGTCCATGACCGTGCTCTTGCCGTTGGAGCCGCCGCCCTGGAGCAGGAGGATGATGTCGTCTGGGGGGATGTGGCCGGTGAGCGCCTGCCCCATTCGGAGCTGGAACCAGTCGATCACGTCATCCGGCACGGCCTCCAGAGCCTTGTCCCAGTCAGGGTGCCGGGCGCCCGGGACATAGTCCGCCTCCGTGATCTTCGTCATGAGCCGGTCGGGGTCATGCGGCGTGAGCACGCCGGTGCGCAGGTCCAGGATGCCGTTCTGGCAGTTGAGCGCGTCAGGGTCGTAGTCGAAATCCGCCGCGTGAGCGACCAGACTGCCCTTGGACAGCTTCATCAGGTTGCCCAGCTTGGACGCGGACAGGGCCCCGCGCCAGCCGTCCATCTCCGCGCGGTAATCCTTGCTCGGCTCGGCGCGCTGCTTGTCCAGCACCCGCTGGAACCCGGAGAGCGCCCATTGGCGGATCTCCTCCAACACCACCGGCTCGGGGCACTCGCCCCAGGTCTTGCCGTTCCAGCGCATCCACCCGAGGCCGTACGCCCAGCGGTACGTGCCGTCCAGAGCTTCGGAGCACACGGTGTCGGCGAGAACGGCGTCACTGAATGCCGCGTCGCGGGAGTTGTCGCTGGGGGTCTCCCGGGTGGCTGCGTCGCGCAGACCCTCAAGCGTTCCGCCGGCGTGGAAGTAGTCGTCCACGCCCTTGACGGCCTGGCCGTCGACTTCCTCTGGGACGATCAGATACCGGATGTCGGCAGCACCCTTGGACTCCAGCCACGCCCCCAGCCGCCGCATGGCCTTCAGAACGCTCATGTTGTGGCGCGCGTCGGAGTCGAAGCAGATCACGACTGTGCGGTCCTTGAGGGGGATGTCCTCCCAGTCGCCGAGGGTGCCGTGTCGTGCACGCCAGTTGTAGACGCCCGAGATGGTGACGACTGGAAGTCCTTTGGACGCTAGGCAGTCCGCCTTTTTCACACCCTCGGTGATCCACAGAGGCGCCGAGACGGTACGGACAGCAGTCGCCATCAGCGGCGGTACGTCCAGGCGAGCTTTGCCGACCGCAGCCGCGTACTTCACAGGCTTCTCATCGCGCACCTGCGGCTGGCCGGGCTTGAACATTGCGCCGATCTGCTCACCGGTTACTCGGTAGATCGGGATGAACAGGCCCGGGAACGCCGTGTCTTCGCGCCAGGCCCACACCGGAATGGACGCCTCGCGCAGCCGCGCGCGGTCCTCGTCGGTGCCGTACAGCGTCTCGTACCCGCGAGCGTCGCGGATCTCCGGGGCGATCTCGCTGGCGTCCAGTTCCGCCAGGTGGTGATCTGACAGCTGCCCCGCGTTCGCTTCCACGTACGTGGTCATGAGGGGGATCCTGCTTCCTTGGTCAGTGCTTCCTTGGTCTGCGGGGGCTTGGGCACTTACTCTCTCCTCCCCTTCCGGCCGGCCGGGCGCCGACGATCAAACCGCGCGGCAGACGCCGCGTCCCACGCTGTCCGGAACTCGGGGCCGGTCCACATGCGGTGGACGTCGGCGACCATGCCGCTCGGGTGCCAGACACGGACGGTGTGATCCCGCCCGCAGACGTCACCCCGGCGGTGCAGGCCGCGCACCGTGAACAGCATCAAGCCGGTCCCGGCGACGAGGCCCTTCCAGCGTGGGTCGTCAAAGGTATCCGCGTCGGGCTTTATCTCCATCCACGCCTGGTCAGCACCGTGATGGGGCCGGATGCGGAAGTCCGGCAGGTACCCTCGCGAGCCGACGCGGTAGGCCTGCGGCTCGTACTCCCACGGGATGCCCGCGCGTTCGAAAAACACGATCCACCGGGCCTCCAGCCGCGAGCGGGTGGTGACCCCGTGCACGGTGGTGGGTATCGGCTTGACGACCTGGTACAGGCTGTTCACGACGTGATGCCTGTGAGGGCCGGCGAGGCGGCCGAGACGTCGACGACGACGGGCGTGTTGCGCAGCCGGGCCCACTCCTCGGCTTCCCTGCGCGGGATGCGCACGCGGCCGTTGGGCGTCTTGTGCTTGGTCAGCGGCACGTCCGGGTCGTCCAGCCAGCGGTAGACGGACCCGGGGTGGACCCCGGCGAGGTCCGCTACCTGGGCGACCGTCAGGAACTCTTCCACTGCTCCTCCTTGATGGTGTGTAAGTACGCGTAGCGATGATACCCGCGTTTACACACGCTTATACACGGGGTACCATAACGGACATGAGGCCCGACGGAGCCTCGCCGACCCAGACCAAGGAACTCCCGGGACGCCGGGCGCAGATGGGGCAACGTCACGGCCCCGCAGACCCCCTTGCGGCCTGCGGGTTCGGTGATTGTGCACCCCGCTGGGAGGATCACGGACTCATGACCAAGGAAGAAACGGCTTACGCGGCTGCACTGAACCGTGTCGGCTCCGACGTTGAAGACGGCTTGCTGTTCTCCGAAGCGCTCGGCCGGATGCGGCGCGAGGCGCTGCACTCCACCGGCCCGCACGCCGACTGCCCGCACTGCTGGTGGACGGTCCCCTGCAACGGAGCGCTGGACGGGGACCACTTCCTCGCCCTGTGGGAGCACCTGATCACGCGTCACGGGGTGGACGTCTGGCTCGCGACGGCCCCGGCCCGCGAAGTCTGGGACCGCGCCGTGGAAGAGTTCAAAGGAGCGATGGCCGCATGAGCGCCGACGACGCCGACCGCAAGCTGCTGGGCCTGCTCGACTCGCTCAGCCCCGAGCACGTGGAGCGGCTCAAGGCACCGCAGACGGACGGCCCGGAGACGTATCTGGGCGTGGACGTCCCCGCGTACATGAGGCCTCACTGGGACTCCCCGCAGGCGATGTGGTGGAGGGCCGGGGTGGAGGCCGCACGGCAGGCCCGCCGCTGCGCTCACTGCGGCGGGGTCATCGAGCCCACCGGCGGTCACGACTGGATCGGCCCCGTGTCGACCCCTGATGAGCCGCAGAAGCGGTACCACCTGCACCCCGACTTCCCGGACTGCCGTCGGGCGTCCGGCGCCTGCGGCACGGAAGGGAGCGAGCAGTGAGCACCAGCGACGAGCAGTACCGGGTCCTGTACTTCAAGGACGGCGAGGACGCGTTCACCGAGCCGGAGTCACTGGACGACGCCAGGGCGACCGCGCAGCGGCTGGGGAGCGAGGGCTACGACGTCAGCGCAGTCATGGGTGACGTCGCCGCCCAGGGCTACATGCACGCCCGGCAGAACGGCCCGGAAGGGTCCGACCCGTTCGGACCCGGGCCGGACCTGATGATGTCCCGCGAGACCGCTGATCTCCTCCTGCGGGCAGTCACCGGCCTGCTGGACGAGGGCTACTGGCCGAAGGCGTACACCGGCTACGGGCCGGACGACACCGACGAGAAGGACTACGACACCGCGCTGGTGCGCAGGGCAGCCGACATCGTCGGCCGCGACCGGATCAAGAACCGGGGACTGCTGGAGCACCTCGCCGAGCTGGACGCGGAGGTCGACGGATGAGCCAGACGCTCCAGCTCCGTCCATACCAGCGCGAGTGCATCGACGCGATTCAGGCGGCATGGGCCGACGGGATGCAGCGGCCGGCCGTCGTGCTCGCCACGGGCATGGGCAAGACCGTCGTGTTCTCCCGCATGGCGGCCGAGCACGTCGAGTCCGAGGGCACGCGCGTCGTCATCCTCGTGCACCGTGACGAGCTGGCCGACCAGACGATGAACAAGCTGAAGCAGACTGAGCCCGGCCTGTTCGTCGGCAAGGTGAAGGCGGCGGCCGACAACATCGCGGCCAACGTCATGGTCTGTTCGGTGCAGACGCTCGCCCGGGAGAAGCGCCTGCACCGGCTGCTCGACTCGCAGGAGAAGTGCGGCAAGGTCGGCCTGGTCATCGTCGACGAGTGCCACCACGCGGCGGCCGAGAGCTACCGCAACATCCTCGCCGCGCTCGGCTGCTACAGCGGGATGCCGGGCACGAAGGCCGTGGGCTTCACCGCGACGCTCGCCCGGGGCGACGGCCAAGGCCTCGGCGACGTGTGGGAAGACGCGGTGTTCACCCGCTCCCCGCTGTGGGCCATGAGCCGGGGCTTCCTGGTCGACGTCAAGTCCAAGCTGATCGACGTGGACACCCTGCACCTCGGCGACGTGAAGAAGTCCCGGGGTGACTACACCGCATCCTCTCTGGGCGACGCGATGATGGAGGCCGGCGGCCCGCAGATCATCGCCAAGGTGCTTCAGGAGCACGCGGCCGACCGGCGCAGCCCGATCGTCTTCACCCCGACGGTGGAAGTCGCACGAGCGACGGCCGAGGCCCTGCCCGACGCGGCGTACGTGCACGGCGGTACGCCCCGCGAGGAGCGGCTGAACATCTACCGCCGGTTCCGCACCGGCGAGGTCCGCACGCTGGTCAACTGCATGGTCTTGACCGAGGGCGCCGACTTCCCTTTCTCCGACTGCGCGGTGATCGCCCGGCCGACGAAGTCCGAGCCGCTGTTCATACAGATGGTCGGCCGGGTCCTGCGGCCCTCCCCCGCCACCGGCAAGGCGGACGCCCTGGTGCTCATCCTCGCCGGCGAGGGTGGGTCGCTGTGCACGCTGGTTGACCTGGAGCCCGGGTTCGAGGGCAAGGTGGCCGACGGCGAGACCCTCGCCGACGCCTACGTGCGCGAGGAGTCCCGCAAGGACGAGAAGGTCCCGGCGGGCTCGCTGCGGTTCGAACTGACGCACCGTGATGTGGATCTGTTCAGGGCCTCGGCCGCCTACTCGTGGCTGCGCACGAAGGGCGGGATCCAGTTCATCCCACTGGGCGACAACGGAGAGATCCTGCTCTGGCCGTCCCGGGGCGAGGCGGAAAAGTGGGACGTTGCCTACGCCCCGCCGCGTGGAACCTGGGAGCGGCTGCACGAGGGCCTGGACCTCGGCATGGCGATGGCTTGGGCGGAGACGGAAGCCACGGACCGCAGCGAGCTGAACATGACCCGCACGGCGTCGTGGAGGAAGAAACCTGCGTCGGAGAAGCAGACCAGGATCCTGCGGTACGCCGGTCACACGGTGCCCGACGGGCTTCGGGCGGGCCTCGCCTCCGACCTCCTCGCGGTCACCATCGCGTCGCGCAAGCTGGACCGTTTCCTTCCCCGCTCGTAGCGGGTATGATTTAGCTAAATCGACAGGGCGGAGGCCCCGTGACCAAGGAATACGTGAAGGCGATCGGCGTCGATTTCGATGGCGTGATCCACGACTACGCCCGAGGCTGGCAGGGCGGGCTCATCTACGGGGAGATGCTCCCCGGGGCGGCCGAGAGCCTGCGGGCCCTGATGGAGACCTACGCGGTGTTCATCCACACCACGCGCGAACCGCACACGGTGGTGCCGTGGATGAAGGACCGTGGCTTCCACGCCGAGGCTGACAACGACCCCGGCCGCCGGTTCTGGGACACCACGGGCACGCTGCTGGTGACCCAGCGGAAGCTGGTGGCCATCGCGTTCATTGACGACCGGGCCATCCCACACCGCACATGGGACCAGACGATGCAGGCCGTCGCACAGCTCTACTGAGTGACCCGGGGAGGGCTGCGGCGGCCCTCCCCACCTGGCCGTTAGGCCATTGACCAAGGAAGCAGGAAGGTACCGCAATGACTCAGTCGACCCCTGAGCGCAAACGCTGCTCCGTGTGCCCCGGCGAGTACGCCGTCACGGCGAACGGGACGATCCGTCACCACTTCACCGACAACCCGGAGCTCCAGGCCGGGCCCGACTCCCGCAAGTGCCGGGGCGTCGGCGAGCTGCCCGCCGGCGAGCAGACGGCCGATGACCCGGCGAACGGCCCGCAGTGCCGCCTGTGCAAGCACCCGGTGGAGCTGACCGGCAACGGCCGGGCCCGCAGCCACCTCACCCCCGAGCAGACGCCCCGGCCCTGCCCCGGCGGCAGCGACTTCCCGCTGGGCACGTACCCGGACATCCTCGGCACGACGGACGGCCTCGTGGCCACGCTCGCGGCCGACTGCGAACACGTGCCGGTCGGCCAGTGCTACGGCTGCCACGGCGCGGCCGGGAACCCCGTCAGCGACGCCGAGCTGGAGGTCATGGCCGAGGCGCAGGGCACCGGCGCGGCGCCGTGGGGCGTGAACCCGGACGCCGTGACGCAGCAGACCATGGCCGACCAGTTCAAGGGCGTCGGCGAGGCGGTGATCTGCAATTGCGGGGCCTCGTGGCCGACGAACGAGGAGATGCAGCGGGTCGGGCACGGCCTGGAGCAGTGCCCCCAGGACCGCGCCGCTGGGCCGACCATGGACGGCCCTTACCAGTTCCCCTCTGTCCGACCGATGGCGGCCGACGCCCTCAGCGATGCTGAGCGGTTCATGGGCGCGGCGCCGGCGACGCACACCGGCCGCCCGTCGATGCACAGCGGCGGCGGCCTCTCCGACGCGGAGCGAGAGCGCCTCGCGGCTGTCGTTGCCAAGGACCACCGCACCCCGGAGCAGAAGGCCCGGGACGCGCGGACGTCGGAGCTGACTCGGGAAGTCATCAAGGTGCTGGAACAGCGCAGCCCGGAAGAGAAGGCGGAGACGGCGGCTCGCATGGACCGCACCGCGTCGGCCGCCCTCGGGCTGCCGGTCGACCCGGCGCTGAACCGGCCCGAGGACGTGGAGGCGCACGTCGTCACTGACGACAGCGACGACCCGGAGCACGCGGACGACTGCCCCGGCTGTCCAGACGATGAGCCGCAGACGGGTCCGGTTCGCGTCGGCGACTTGGAGTACGGCGACGTCTTCGTCCGGCGCGGCACCGCTATGCGCGTGACGAGCGCGGGCTACGGCCTGGTGGAGGCCATCGTCGTGGACAACGGCCCGCACGCTGGGCGCACAGGTGAGCTGAAGAACCCCGACGAGGTGGTGGAGAGGATCGCCACCAGGACCAAGGAGCAGGAGACCAAGGAATGCACGGACGACAGGACGGCGACGTCGCCGCGTTCTTCGGCGGCATCGACGCCGACAACGACCAGCCGGCCGACGGTCCCGGCCCCTGGTTCGAGGCCGCCTACGAAGGCGAGTGCTCCGGCTGTTTCGCCGAAATCGGAATCGGTGACATCATCCGCGCCGACGGTGCGGGCGGCTGGGAACTCCAGGGGTGCTGCGGTGACGACTGATCAGAGCGCAGCGGCAGCCGCATTCCTCGGCACTGACCGGCCGGCGGCCCCGGCGGGCGCGGCGCAGACACCCGGGCAGTTCCTCGCCGGTGCCGCCAGTTCGCGGGGCGAGGACGATACCAAGCGCGACCGGCACGGCCGGTACCTCATCCCGCACCCGGACACCGGCAAGGAGAAGGCGTGGACCAGGTCCACCACCTTCGCCAAGTCGATCAGCGACACTTACGCCCTGTCCCAGTGGGGGCTGCGCATGTGTCTGCTTGGTGCGACGAAGCGGCCGGACATCATCAAGCGGGCCCACGGCAAGCACGTCCGGGCGGACAAGGCCCTGCTGGACGAGCTGACGGCGGAGCTGAAGAACGCGGCGGGCGCCAAGGTGGCCGCCAACGACGGCACGGCGATGCACTCCTTCACGGAGCTGGCAGACCGGGCGTGGCACTCCCCCGGCGGCCCGCGCAGCGTCCTGGACCAGGTGCCGGAGGACTGCCGCGAGATGGTCGAGACGTACATCCGGCTGCTGGAGGAGACCGGCCTTGAGCCTGTGTCAGGGCTCATTGAGTTCACCGTGGTCGTCAAGCAGTACGGCGTCGCGGGCACCAGCGACAACTGCTACAAGGTCACCAAGCCGCTCACGCTGAAGATCGGCCGGGCTGAGGTCCGGCTGGAGCCCGGCCAGTACGTCATCGGCGACAAGAAGACCGGTAGGGATCTCGACTACGGATGGCAGGAGATCGCTATCCAGCTCGCGACCTATGCGCAGGGCATCAACACGTCCGGGGTCTGGGACAAGGCCCGCAAGGAGTGGACCCCCGACCCCCTCAACGGCTCCAAGGTACGGCTGGACGCGGGTGTCGTCATCCACCTGCCGGTGGACAAGGAGTCGGAGAAGACGCCGACGGTATACGGCATCGACCTGGAGTCCGGGTGGAACGCGGCCGTGCTGTGCGAGCGCGTCAGGGCCTGGCGCAACGTCCGCACCCTCGCCTCGCCGGTCATGGTCTCCGAGGCCGAGACGTTCGCCCCGGAACGACCTGAGCCGACCGTCACCACGCGGACGACGGTACGGCCGCCGACGCTGATGGACCGGGCGCAGTCGGTCACGTCCAACGGCGAGGCCTCGGCCGTCTGGAAGGAGGCCATCACGGCCGGCCTGCCCAAGGACGAGGTGGATGAGCTGGTCGACGTCATGCAGTCGCGGCTGAAGAAACTCGCCGAACCCGGAGGCTAGAGAGGGTTTAATTAAATCCTCTTCCGGGGTATCATAAAAGCATACGGAGCGCACCAACTCCGGGCGGTTCAGACCTTCGTGACGTTCCGTCACAGACCCACCCGGAACAACTCCACAGAGACCGCCCCGGGGCTAACCCCCTGGCTCCGGGGCCTCAGCGACCTACGACGCACCAGCCGTGAGGCGAGTAAGCCACTGGCGGAAACACCAACACCGTGCGGGCGGATCGGGGTCGGGCGGCGGCCGTAAAACGCTGGACGCGCGGTAGCTCAACTGGCTCAGAGCACAAGGACCCCGGCCCACCCCCGTGCCGGTAAGCCCTTGGAGATCCGGGTTCGAGACCCGGCCGCGCACCGGAGCCACGTACCACCGGCTCCCCTCCCTCGCTACCGGCGGCGGAGGAACAGGGATCAAAGGAACAAGGGATCACAGCATGACGACTGCGACGCAGGCCGACCCGTTCGCCCCCAACCAGGCGGCGTTCACCCCCGGCCGGGCCAAGACGGCCACCGACTTCCTCATGGGCGGTGGGACCCTGTCCTGCCAGTTCCCGGCGAGGGGGACGGAGTACGCGGGCACCATCTCCGAGATGACCGTGGAGGTCCAGCGCGACTACGACGACCCGTCCAAGGTGCTCACCTGGAACGACGGGACAGCCCGTCAGCAGCTCCGGGTCGTCTTGGAGGGCACCGGCTACACGAGGAAGTTCGACGGCGACACCGAGGAGTGGGTGGACGTCGAGGACGACGACGGCTCCCGCGCCCTGTACGTGAAGGGCCAGATGGCCAAGGCGTTCCGCGACGCGGTCCGCAAGGCCGGATCCAAGGAGCCCGAGGTTGGCGGGTACCTGAAGGTCACCTACGTCCGGAACGGGCAGAAGAAGCCCGGCAGCAAGGGCAAGCCGCCGAAGGAGTACACGGTGGAGTACCTGCCCCCGGCCAAGAACCCGAACCCGGCCGCACAGTTCCTCGCCGGCGGCGAGGGCGGCGAAGCCCCGAACCCGTTCGGTGACTGAGCGGATCTAAGGCACCATAAGGAAGGCCCCCGGGATGGACGCTCCCGGGGGCCTTCCGCGTTCAGCATCATGTCAGGCCGCAACCCTCCGCCGGCGGCGGGTCTGCTTCGCCGGTGGCGGCGCGAAGACCGGAGCCGGGGCCCCGGGGAGGGTCGGCCAGGCCACCTCGCGCAGGGCGTCCATGTTGGCCTTCGGCACCCGGACCACCGGCTCGCCGTAGGCGGCGTGACCGGCCGCCCGCAGCCACCACGCGTCGCACTGGTCGCCGCCCTTGTCGCCGGTGAACTCCCGGCCCGCGTAGGTGAGCGCGGCCACGGCCATGGACGCCTTGTCGGCCCCGCCGTGGCCGGTGGCGTACAGCTTCAGCGTCTTCGTGTTGACCAGGACGAACGGGACGCCTGAACGCATGAGAACGAGTCGGACGGTGGCGTGGACCATCGGGATGACCTTGGCAGACGCTCCACGGAAGAGTCCGGGGTCATCCTCGATGACGGCGAGCTGTGGGCGGGCCACGCGCAGGGCCGCCGTCATGCGCTCCTCGATGCTCAGCAGGCGCCGGTCGCCGTCCCCGCGCGGTTTGATGAGCGCCGTGGAGTCGTCCGGGAAGCACACCCCCGTGCACTTCATCGACAGGTCCAGCCCCATGATGCGCATTCCTTGGTCCTCCATCCTGGGCGCACTCATTTCGTTAAATCACACATACCCGATACGCTGGCCGGCCACGCTCCCGACGCGGCCTGGACTCGGCTACGCGCACGTTTACCCAGTGGGTACGCTCGGAGCAGGACCACGGACTGAGGAGAGCAGACCAATGACGAGCCCTACACCCCTGCCCGGACTGGAGTCTGTCGGCAAGCCGGGGACCTGGACGATCACCAACCAGCATGGCCAGTCGGTCACCATTACCGGGGAGCTGCTGGGCCTCGGCTCCAGCTACCGGCCCCGGCACCAGAACCACCCGGACAGCGAGTTCGCCCCGCCGCGCACGCACTGCTCCACCTGCCGCTGGACAGAGATCCGCGTCTTCGCTGTGGACGAGCAGGACGGCAATTCCAGCCCGCTGCCGTACATGGTCGTCAAGCGCGGCGCCTCCGTCGTTCCCGGGGAGAAGGACTTCGTGGAGTGGGAGGGCCTGGTCACCGGGGATGAAGTGCTGGAGCTGCTCACCACCCGTCGGGGCGGCCAGGCGACCCTCACCGCGCCGGCCTCCCGGGCACTCTCGCAAGCCGCCTCGTTCGACTCGGCGATGCGCGACGCATGGCAGAACCGCGCGGTGAAGTAGGCGTTCGGCGCCACCGCGACTCGCTGGTACCGTCCCCGGCTTTGACCGAGCCGTACGACAAGGACGGACTGCATGGGCAAGCACAGCGCGGAACACATCCCCACCCGGGACCTGCGCCGTTCGTACATCAGGCTGCGCGAGGCGTACGAGCGGCTGCTGCGAGATCATCTGGAACTGAAGAACGCAACCCACGGCCTGCCGGCCATCGCGTCCGGTGGGCCGTCGTCGTACGGGACTGAGGTAGTGCTGTGGAAGCCGGCTTCACACCTGGCCATGGGCCGGGAGCCGCTGGACGTAGACGCCGCCTGTGAGCTGGTGCGGTCCTCGGGCCTGCTGACGTCGCCGGGGCTTGAGGCGTGACAGCAGGGGGTATATCGATTAAGGTAAATCATCGACACCCTGATCACCGAGGAAGGAACCATGACCGTGACCGCGCCGCAGCGCCCCCCGCGTGGACGCCCGAGGCCCGCAGAGACCATCGAACGGGACCGCAAGATCCTGGACCTGCTCAAGGCCAACCCGGACGGGATGGCCCGCAACGTCATCGCCCAGGAGATGGGTCTGAACAAGTCCGTCACCTACCTGTCCCTGGACCGCCTGCGCCGGCAGGGTCTGGCCGAGAAGATCAGCCCCGAAGGATCCCAGGCCGACAAGGACACCCTGTGGGTCGCCACCCCCGGGGAGTCATGATGCAGCAGCCCGGAGACACCGTCCGGGACGACGAGCCCCCACGGAGCAGCCGTGGGGGCTCCGTGGTTTCCCGGGGCCTCATGCAGACGACCCCGCCGAGTTTCGATCAAGCACGGCTGCGCGGATCCGTCCAGGACACTGCCGGGGGTCGTCGGATTGACTCTGCGACCTGGGTGGCCAGACTGTACGGTCTGCCGACGGATACGACATCCGGATCATCCACGCCGGGATCCGGAGACGCGATGCGCTGGTACCCGCTGGCCGAAGGAGAAGAGGTACCGTCATGCCCCGCATGACCGTTGCCGTCGTCGTCCCCACCATCCCCGGGCGCGAGGCGATGCTGGAGCGCGCACTGGCGTCCGTACGCGCGCAGCGGCGCCGGCCGGACCAGGTCGTCGTCGAACGGGACTCCCTGCGCACCGGGGCGGACCAGGCGCGTAACCGGGCGCTGGAGCGGGTCACCACGGACGTGGTTGCCTGGCTGGACGATGACGACGAGCTGAAGCCGAACCACCTCATGGCCTGCATGCGCGTGATGGAGCAGTCATCCGAGAAGCCGGACCTGGTGTACCCGGCGCCGGTGGTGCGCGGCGGCGAGGATCCCACGGCCGTGTCCGTTCAGGGCAGATGGGTGCTCCCGTGGGGCGTCCGCTTCGGACCGGAGCAGGAGACCCATCTGCGCCGGTTCGGGTCGTTCATCCCGATGACTCACGTTGTGCGGACCGAGCGGGTCCGGGCCATCGGCGGATTCCGCCCTGGCGAAGAAGTGACGACAGAAGGCCTAGGCCGCCGCTACCGTGGCGAAGACGAGGATTATCTGGTGCGTCTGCTTGACATAGGGGCCACATTCGAGCACTTGAGTGCTCGGACGTGGGTCTGGCACGTGCACCGTGGGAACACCGCCGGGCGAGCGCTCGCCAGGTAGACATCTGAACACGGAAGAGGAGGAGTCGTGCCGACCACCACAGCCACGACTGGACCACCCCCCACCCTCGCCGATGCGGTCCGGGGACGCATCGGCGAACTCAGCGACCGCAACAAAAAGACGTTCACTGTCGCGGACTTCCCGGGCGTTGCTGGCCGCGCCGGCCGGCCGGACTCCTGGCTGGAGGACCACCTGCTGGTCCTGGAAGGCATCGGGATCCTGAAGCGCGTCCGTCGCCCCGGGGCCCGCACGTGGACCGTCAGCCCGGGCTCGGAGTATCTGAGGTGACGCGGCGAGTGGAGCAGTTCGGATACGTCTACGGCGGAACAGCCCTCATCAAAGGGAAGCCGCACGAGCTGGAGGGAACGGCCTGGTCCCTGGGCCGGTGCGACGAGGTGCGGCTGCGCGCGGCAGCCGTACGCGAACTGACTCAGTCGCAGAACGTCCCGCTTGAGGGAATCGAGATCACCGACTTCTGGTTCAGCGAGATCTTCACTGAGAGCGAAGTCAGGCAGAGTACGGAGAGCGCCGACCCTTTCCGTCCTCACGCCGGCCCTGACCCCTTCCGCCCGTGCGGCGGGGACATCTGACGGAGGGACAGCGGACAGCGAGCCCCTGCGGGAGATCGCAGGGGCTTTGTCGTGCCCCGGGGTTGCGCCTCACGGGCCCGGGTAGGATGATTTAAGGAAATCATCGCGACCAAGGAACGAGGAGACCATGACCGAGCTCAAGACTTCCACCGGCCCCGAGGACCACGCCCTGAGCGCCCTCAACGCGATCACCCGCGACGACCCCGAGGCGGCCCGGGAGCACATCCGCGCCCTGTCCTTCCGGGACCGCGCCCTGATCACCGCGTGGGCCGGGGAGTTGTCCAGGCTTGTCCAGGACGAACAGGACAACTACGAGATCTCCGAGCGACGGGCCGCTCGCGATCGACACGCGGCTGAAGATCGCGCGGCTACGAGCCGCAAAGTTCTGCGCACACGCATCAGCCTCATGTTCGAGGAGTCCGGCGCTGACGCTCCCGCCGTGCGCGTGACCGACTTCGCCGACCTCCGGCAGAGCCGGCCCTGGATCGTCGGCGAACTGAAGCAGCTCACCGACGAGGGCGTGCTGGAGCCGGTCCCCGACTACCCGGGGCGGTACGTCGTCCTCAAGGCGCCTGACGGGGACAGCGTCTGACGGGACAGTGGGACAGGGACAAGAGACGCCGAGGGGCTCCGGGACACCGGGGCCCCTTCGTCGTGTCCCGGGACAACCGGCCGTCGGGACAGAGCGAGCGTGTCCCCGGAGGGACACGGGACAAGGGGACAGATCGGCCCGTGTCCCGCCGGGGACATGTCCCGGGACAAATGTTTGCCGGGGCACGGGACAAGGGGACAGATCAGGTGTACGATGATTTAAGAAAATCAGCACCGACCAAGGAATCGTGACCAAGGAAGAGAGGACAGACGATGTCCCGCATGTCCCGTCAGACGGCCGCCACCGTCGGGCTCCTTGTCCCGGCCGCACTGGCCCTGACCATGTCCGCCGACACCTCGTACCGCTTCATGGAGACGGCGCTTCAGATCACCGACGAGAACGAGCGGATGGCCCTGTGCGGCGTCGCCGAGGCGGCCATCATCGCCCTCACGGTCTACTCCTGGGCTACCCGGACCAAGGGCCCTGCGTACCTCGCCTACGCCGCCGTCCTCGTGCAGGCCCTCCCTGCCTTCACGGTCTCCGGCAGCGTCGGCGGCCCGGTGCGTGTCGTCCTCGGCCCCGTGCTCCTGGCCGTCCTCCTGCACCTGCTCCTGGGCCTTGAGCTGCGGATGTCCGGCGAGAAGTCGACCGGCATCCTGGCCTCCGCCCTGCGTGAGATGCGGGAACGTCTCGTCGCATTCCTCGGCATCGGCCGGCGCGGCGCCGACAGCGCGGCTATCGCCCGCAGCCGGGCCGCTGACCGTGCCGTAGACCTCGCGGACCGCCTGGAGGGCGCTGAGCCTGGCAAGCGCAGGCACACCCGCCTGACGGCCAAGCTGGCCGCCCAGATCGATGCGGCCCGCCACGGGCTGGACGCGGACGAGGCCGCAGCCGCCGAAGCAGCGATCGTCGCGCGGGTGGTCCGGCGCAAGTCGGTCAAGTCCCTCGCCAACATCAAGTCGCGGCACGACTGGACGTTGTCCCTTGTCCCGGCTGAGGGCGGAGCCCGGGACAAGGGACACAGCGATGTCCCCGGGGACATGTCCCCAGCGCCGGTTGTCCCGGTGTCCCCTGTCCCCCAGGACGGTGTCCCAGCCGCCGTGTCCCCCGCGCCGGTTGTCCCCGCGCGTGTCCCGGCGGTCGTGTCCCGTCCTCGCTCGGCTGTCCCCGCCGTGTCCCCCTCGCGTCCCTCGGTCCACGTGTCCCTGGACAAGGTCTCCGAGTCTGTCCCGGCCGACCGGGACATGTCCCGGGACAGCGCGCGCTACGAGGTGAAGTCGTTCGGGGACATCACGGCCGAAGCGCGCGGCGAGTCCCCGGACACGGGACAGGCCGTGGTCGATGTCCCCGAGGACCGGCTGGGCAGCGTGGCCTCCGTCGTCCGGTTCCTGACCGAGACGGGACACAGCCGGGACGAGATCCGGAGGATTGTCCCGACCCTGCCTCTGGAGAAGCCTGCGGGTGAGGAGGCCTTGAAGAAGGCGATCCAGCGGTGCGGGCCCAAGGCGTAGAACGGCCTTGCGGTCGGCAGCCGACCGCGAGACGCTTGATTTAGGTAAAGCCCTACCGGGGACAACCTCGGTAGGGCTTTCGCCCATCAGGAACCAGGAATCAGGAAGAGAGGCGGCCATGAGCCGTATCGGAGAGAACCACCCGGACAACCCGTTCAGCGCGGCCGGCCGCGCCAACGGACAGACCAACGACCAGCTCCGCAACCGGGGACTGGACGGCCAGGGCAACCCCCTGCCGAACAAGAACTTCGCAGGTCAGAAGTCGTTCCGGTCGGGCGGTTCGAGGAACCAGGGCATCGCCCAGCTCGCCCAATCCATCGGCGACATGGACCTGGCCAACCAGGAAGACCTCCACGCCTTCTGTGACGCGATCAGGAAGATCCTGAACTATTTCGCGATCTCCGTGGAATTGGCAAAGGGCCAGCTCAAGGCAGCTTCCCGGCAGATGGCGAAGGAGTCTGTTGACGGGCGGCTGACGATGACGCAGCGCGCCGAACTGGCCAGGGCGCTGTCCATGATGAGCCGCGACCTGGACGCGGTCTCGCGCGCGTGCATCGCCGGAGCGGTCGGCGCGGTCAAGGCCTGGCGCAGGTTCGACTCGTTCCTGGGCGACCTGGACAAGGGCAACGACTCCAAGTTCACCCGCCCCGGGGGCCGTGGTCGCGGCCCCTTCACCGTGGTGTAGGGGCGGTGGACAACGTGTCGAACAGTCACCGCGTGCGCGGATACGCCCTGTTCAGGGTGCCTGAGCGCATCGTCTCGTACGTCCTGCCGTGGGCCATCGTCGTGGCCGTGTGGCCGCTGACCCTGGTACTCCACCTCGCCATCGGCGACAGCCCGTTGTGGGTGGGCCTGCTCGCCGTCGGGTTCACCTACCTCGCGCATCAGACATGGAAGATCTGGACGGTGCGCCGCCAGGAGACCCGGAACATGGCGACGGTCTTCGTCGTTGCCGTCCTGACCTGGGCACTCTTCGCCGTGGCGATCCGTCCCTGGCAAGCCGACATCGTCAAGGCGTGGGCCATCGGCGGCCTCGTCATGTCGGTCGCCTGGTGCATCCGGCACGCGGCCCTGTCGGGCATCCGGGACACCGACAAGTCCCCGGAGACCAGCGGAAACGACGGCCTGCTGAGCAAGATCCGGGCGTTCAAGGACGCCAAGGTTGGCAAGGTGACGGAGACCGCCGACGAGCTGCGCGTCCCGGTCCACCTGGACGCGCCGACCACGGCGAAGGAGGCGCAGGACGCCCGTGAGCAGATCGCGGCCGTCGCCGGTGTGGGCGCTGACCAGGTGAAAGTCCTCAAGGTCAAAGGCGACGAGAGCAAGGTCAACGTGGCGTTCACCCGGGACACCAGCGACGCCAAGCCGGTCATCTGGAAGGGCCCGAGGCACCTCGGCAAGTCCATCGCGGACGCGCCGATCTGGCTCGGCGGACGCACCGACGGCTCCGACATCAACTGGTGGATCGTCGGCTCTGAGGACGACGAAAACCCCAGGCCACTGGCTCACACGAAGTGCACAGGCATGACCGGCGCGGGCAAGACGGAGACCATCTGCACCGCCATCCTCCAGATGCGCGAGCGCACCGACGTCGTCCCGGTCGTGGGCGACCCTGCCAAGTTCCAGCAGTCGTTCGGCGACATCGAGGAGGTGCTGGGCCTGGCCGCGAAGACCCGGGAGGACACCGAGCAACTGGTGCGCAACCTCATCCCGCTCATCGAGTACCGAGCCGGCTTGTTCGGCACGCTGACCAGGGCAGACGGCGGCAAGGGCTACAAGCAGTGGGTGCCTGAGATGTACACGCTGCACGGCATCCCGGCCATCTTCCTGGACATCGAGGAGGCCGCCGACGTGCTGATGGTCGTGGACGAGGAGGCCGACGAGGCTCTGCGCAAGCTGCGCTCCATCGGCGTGCACTTCTGCGCGTCGATGCAGACCATGCCGCACGACAACATCCCCCGGAAAACCCGAGGTCAGTTCGCCCAGAGCCTGGCCCACGGGCAGAAGGAGTTCCAGGACGCAAAGTACAGCCTGGAGGCCGAGACGCTGGAGGCAGGGGCCGACCCGACCAAGTGGGCCAACAACGCGCCCGGCAGCCTGTATGCCGAGGTCACGGGCACGGACAAGGCTCATTGGCCTGTCGACGGCCGGGCGCCGCGCGTGAAGGCGGCCGACCGTGAGGAGATGATCCGGGTCACCCGTCCGTACTGGGCGGAACTGGACGAGGGCAGCTACCGCATCCTCTCCCGGGGTATCGCGGACGAGCACGACGGGGCCGCGCCGGCGGCCGTGGACCAGCCCTTGGAGGGCACCGTGGACGACGACTTCGCCGAGGTCAGCGGCCTGGATCTGACCAGCGACGGAATCGACACGAGCGAGCCGCTGGCCGCGCCGAGCGGCCCGGAGGTCACGTTCGCCGCGCCGCTGAACACGAGCCGGATGACCGACGAGGACGCTCGCGCGGAGCTGCTGAACCGCATCGGGATCCTGGCCGCCGGACCGAGGACCGAGGTCACGTTCGAGGCTCTGGAGGACATCCCGGAGCTGGTCGGCAGGCCCCGTGGATGGGTGTACGGCGAGCTGGAGCAGCTCGCTGATGACGGCGTGCTGCGCCGGCTCAACCCGCCCACCGAGAAGGCCGTCTACGAGATCACCGGCAGCCTGTACGCGGAGGCCGCCGCCGGGTGAGACCCACGGTTCGCACCCCCTCAGGGCGGGCATCCCCAGTGTCAGGGGTGCCCGCCCTGACACGTCTCTGACGGGCCGTGGTGGCACCGCTGACGCGTCAGCAGACGCCGCCTGACTGTCCGTGACTCCAGCGATTACACGGGTCTGACAGGGGCCCTGACAGCCTCGGCAGCGCTGCGACCTAAGACTCTTCCCCGCCCGGCCCGGCCGGAGCGGACAACCACCGATGACGCAAGGACTGATGACACATGACCAAGGAACTCAACTGCACCGGATGCGGCCTCCAGGCGGTCCACACCCAGACGGTCCCGCTGTGCCCCCGGTGCGCCCTGGCCGTCGCCGAGGAAGCGTTGGGCGTCGTGTTCGCCGGGCTGCGCAGCGACGACGGGGTGATCAAGTTGCCCGCTGCGCCGGAGGACCGTATGAGCCCTGCGGAGGCGGACGACGTGACATACCAGCGGCTGTCCGCGCTGCGCCGGAAGGGCGTGAAGCGGGTGACCTACGAGGACTTCAAGGACTTGCGGGAGATCACAGGCCGGTCCCGGCCGTGGGTCTACCGCTGGCTGGACAGCCGGGTGAAGGACGGCGATCTGATCAAGGACACGTCGCAGGACCGGGTGGGCTACACCTTCGCGTACTGATCGCCGGGGTTGTGCGGACCGCCGGACCTGTGGTTTAATTAATTCATCGGGACCGACCGGGAGGCATACATGAACCGCGATGACATCGTCTACTCCGTACCCAGCTACGAGAACGAGGCGGACCGCTACGCAATGGACGAGTCCCCGCTGCGTCTGGGCGAACTCGGCGCCGGCCTCGGCCTGGGCGAGCCGGTTGCGACGCCCAAGGCTCGCGACCTGACCAACCCTCGGTTCCCGAACGGCTGCCTCACCGCACAGACCGAAGGCACCCGGTGCGGCTACGGTCACGACTGCCGCCCCGCCTGATCAACTGAGACGCCCCGCCGACAGCCCCGGAGCCGCAACGGCCCGGGGCTTCGTCGTTCCCGCAGGTGGTTGGCGGGGCCGCCGTCGTGGTACACCTAATTCAGGGTCGCAGCGGCGGCCAAGACCTAGGAATCAAGGAATCGTGACCATGGAGATAGAGCGGAGGCATGCGCCGGTCACCGGCGAGCTGCTGGAGTACCTGCGGGCGAATCCGATGACGGCGGAGCCGGTCGGCGAGGGCGGCAAGCAGGAAGTCCACGTCCACGTGCATCACCACTACGAGGCCCCGCCGGCCGTCCCCGCCGGGCACATCATGCACCAGGGCCCGGAGAAGACGGTGGCGGAGAAGGTGATCCCGTGGCTCTACACCGCGCTGGTCGCCTGCATCGTCCTGACCCTCTGTGCGGTGGCCCTCGCCACGGTGATGATCGTCGCCGTGGTGGTGCTGGCGGCGCTGGTGCTGCTCGGCCTGGTGGTCGCGCACATCATCAACTCCCACGCCGGCGCCGCAGAGGCGAAGGCCAAGGCCGAGGCGATGCTGGACAAGGGCAAGCACAAGAGGCGGTGAGGCTCATGGCACCGCCGACCCGGAGAACCCCGGACCCGACGAGGGCCGGGGTTCTTTGCGTTGCGGGGGTTGTGCTCCGTCCCGAGTGATGGTTTAATTAAATCAGTCGGGGAGAACGAGCCCGGCGGACAACTCAACAGGGAGCGGCAACAACAAGGCGAGAACGACTCTGGTGGAGTCAAGAGGCGCAAAGCGTCGCAACGGCGAGCGGGTGAGAACCGGGCAGCCACGCGAACCCGTAGCCCATACGGTAGGGCAGGGTGTGGTTGGCGGGATGGATGCTCCAAACCAGGCTGAGGATATGAATCGCATGAGCACCGCCGCTCCCTGTTGAGGTCCACAGACCACGACGGAGGGAGCCGGGGATGAGCCACCAGCGGACGCACCGCTACTGCGGCGGTAAGGGTGAAGTCCCCCGCACGTCGGGTATGCCCGGCTACTGCTTCGGCTGCGAAGGCACCGGCAAGATCACCGTTTACACCGCTGCGGAGAAGGCGGCCCGGCAGGCCAAGCGTGAACGGTGGGAGTCCGCCCGCGCCCTGGTCGAGAAGCACGCCCGCACGGTTCAGGCCCCGGAGGGTGTGCGGGCTCTGGTGTTCCGGCACGAAGTCGTCGCAGGGTTCGACACGCTCGGAGAGCGCGAGCCCCAGCGGATGGAAAAGCTGTACGCCTCGCTGGACGCGGGCCGGATCGACGACGTCGTGTATGCCCTGTACGAGTACCGGCAGTCCACCGCTGCCTGACCCGCACCACCAACCAAGGAACGAGGAACCCTGTGAGCACCGACTACCCGAAGGATCCGCATCCTCGCCGTCGCCGGTGAACTGGCCTTACGGCTTCACCTGGACGGAGGCGAGGTGGCCGACCTCGCCGGGCTGCCGAACGGCACGCACTCGGCCACCTGCGACTTCAACTGACCGACCACGAAACGAGGAACCCGCCATGGCCGTTATCGCCCTCATCGCCATCATGTCCCCGCTCATCGCCGCCACACTGTGGCTCGTCTTCGCGCCCGTGACGAGCAGCACCGACGACTGACCGGACCGACCCTCCGCAGCACCGACCAAGGAACGAGGAGACACGTCATGGGCTGGAACCCATTCGCCCCGAAGCACCCGGCGTCCGACACCCCAGACGCCACGAGCGCTCCGCGCCCCAGGCAGTCCCGGCGCAGATCCCGCAACTCAGCCCCGGCCTCGTCGGGCCTGACGACGGAACAACTGCGCGGCCTGGCCGTGCACGAGGGCGGCACCGCCGACATTCGCGGGAACACCGCCATCGTCCGCGTGGACCGCTGGGACGAGGAGGCCCGCATCGCCACCCAGCGGTACGTGCGGCGATCCGACGGCACTTGGGTCGCCGGCTGACCGCCGCACCCTGACCACGGAACGAGGAAGCGATGACCACGAAGCACAACCACGCCCCGCGCTTCGGCCAGAAGTTCGACGGCTGTCCGCGCTGCGACGAGCTGAAGGCGGGAGCCGCGCCGGTCACCTGGGGCAAGTCCCGAAAGCAGCAGGACGCGGAGCGCGCGGCCGAGATCCGGGCGCACGACTGCAATGCGGCCGGTTGTTCCATCGTCTGCACCTTCGGGGACTGGTGACCATGACCGCAGCGAACCCCGCGCCCGTGCGGATCGTCTCCTTCGGCTACGGCCACGGCGACGCCCCGGCCGCCCACCTGACCCTGGATCTGCGCCACCACTTCCGGGACCCGCACGTGCGCCCGGAGATGCGCGAGCTGACCGCTGTTCACCGCAAGGTGCGCCGCGCCGTCCTCGGCACCCCGGGCGTCAAGGCCCTGCTGACCGCCGCCGTGCGGATGGTCCAGGCGTACGACGCCGGGCCGTCTGCTCAGGGCACGGTCGTCGCGGTCGGCTGCGTCGGTGGCCGTCACCGCTCCGCAGTCGCGGCCGATGCCCTCGCGCGCCGACTGCGCCGGCGGGGCCATCGCGTGATCGTGGAGCACCGGGACCTGCACCGCCCCGTCATCATCCGCTGACTCACCCAGGGCTTCGTCGACCAAGGAACGAGGAATCACAGGATCATGACCGACGCCGCTGGCACGTTCGCTGCCGCCTTCGGCGCCCTGTTCGTCGCCCACTCCGTTGGGGACCACTGGGTGCAAACGTCTTGGCAGGCGGCCCGCAAGGGCGACCGTTCGCGCACCGGGCTCGTCGCCTGCGGGCGGCACGTCCTCGGCCTGACCGCGACCAAGATCGTTCTGCTGCTCGTTGCCGTGGCCGTCCTCGGCCTGGACGTGAGTGTCACCGGCGTGGCAGTCGGCCTCGGCCTGGACGCGGCGACGCACTACTGGGCGGACCGCCGGCACACGCTCGCGGGCCTCTCCAAGGTCTGCCGCAAGACAGAGTTCCACGTCCTCGGCACCCCGGCGCACGAGCACCACCCGGTGGACGCCGGGGGCAAGTTCGCCCCGACGCTCGGCACGGGGGCCTACGCGCTGGACCAGTCGTTCCATCACCTCTGGTTGTTTGTCGCGGCGCTCATCATCGCCGCCGTCTGACCGCAGGTCATCCAAGCCCCGGAGCCCCACGGTTCCGGGGCTTCGTCATGCTCCGGTCGGTGATTCAGCGAATCGGCGCTACCGTTCCGGCGCTCGACTGGATCACGGAACGGAGGCACCGTGACAGCACCCCTGCTGGTCATCGTCCCGACGAGGGGCCGCCCGCAGAACGCGGCCCGGCTGGTGTACGCATTCGCGGAGACCGAGTCGCTCAACGCGGACCTGGTGTTCGTCGCCGACCACGACGACCCGGAACTCCCCGCCTACCACGTCGCGGCGCCCCGGCTGCTGATCCACCGGGGCGAGACCGGGACGGGCATGGTCGCCGGCCTCAACTGGGCGGCCAGCCTCTACACCGACATCTACGATCACATCGGGTTCATGGGCGACGACCATCTGCCGCGCACGCCCGGCTGGGACGCCCACGTGCTCGGCGCGCTGAATTCGCCGTGGCCGCAGGTGGTCTACGGCAACGATCTGTTCCAGGGTGAGCGGCTGCCGACGGCCGCCTTCCTCCCGTCCCGGATCGTGCGGGCGCTGGGTTACATGGCGCCGCCGGTGCTGCGGCACCTGTACGTGGACGACTTCTGGCTGGAGCTGGGCCGCCGGCTCGGCGGGCTCAAGTACCTGCCGGACGTCGTCATCGAGCATCTGCACCCGGCGGCCGGGAAAACGGTGATGGACGAACGGTACGCGGCCGTCAACGCTCCCGAGGCGGACGTGGCCGACCGGCTCGCCTGGCTGGAGTTCCGGGACGGCGAGGGGTTCGCGGCAGCCCTCCGTCGCGTGCGCGAGGAGTACAGCGTGAAGGGGCTGAGCCCGTGAGGGCGTTGGTCACCGGGGACCGGGGCTTCCTCGGACGGCACTTCAAAGCGGAGCTGCTCCGGCGCGGGTACGACGTCACCGGCCTGGACGTGAAGGCCTCCCCAGCGCAGGACTGCCGGAACTACTTCCGCGAGTGCCTGAGCAAGGGTGCGGTGCCCGGCATGTGGGACCTCGTCGTGCACTGCGCGGCCGTGGTCGGCGGCCGGGCGACGATCGACGGTGACCCGCTCGCCACGGCGGAGTCGCTGAGCATCGACGCTGAGATGTTCCGCTGGGCGGCCGTCGCGCGGCCGGGCCGGGTGCTCTACTTCAGCTCCAGCGCGGCGTACCCGGTGACACACCAGACCGGTGACTTGCCCGCCCGGCTGTACGAGGAGTTGACGGACCCGGTCGCGTATTCGGTCGACCGGCCGGACCAGGTGTACGGCTGGAGCAAGGTCACGGGCGAACTCCTCGCGGCCCGGCTGCGCGAGACTGGCGTCCCCGTGACCGTGGTCCGGCCGTTCAGCGGGTACGGCGAGGACCAGGACGAGACGTACCCGTTCCGGGCGATCCTCGGTCGCGTCCAGCGCCGGGAAGACCCGCTGGAAGTCTGGGGGTCCGGTGAGCAGGTGCGCGACTGGATCCACGTGGACGACGTCGTCGCCGGGGCCCTGGCCGTCGCGGAGTCGGGCACCGAGGACCCGGTGAACCTCTGCACCGGTCGGCCGACGTCGTTCCTAGAGCTGGCCCGGATGATGGCGGCGGTCGCGGAGTACGAGCCGGAGATCAAGCCGTTGCCGGGCAAGCCGGCCGGCGTGGCGTACCGGGTCGGCGACCCGGCGCGGATGCGCCGCTTCTACGAGCCCCGGGTGGACTTGATGGACGGGGTCCTGCGGGCGTTGAACGTGATCTGAGATCAGGGGTTGTCCCGTCACCAGACCTATGATTTAATTAAGTCATCGAGAGGGACCGACCAAGGAAAGCAGGCCACCATGACCGACGTCATCATCAGCCGCCAGGGTTTCGGCGAGAACGATGAGCTGCCCGCCACGGTCACCGAGGCTGCGCCCGGTCAGGTTGTCGTCGTCCCGGACGGCCGGATGAAGCACGTTGTCTTCGTGGACGGCGAGCAGGCTGGCGTGGTGTTCGACGAGTCGGCCGCCAGGCTGGAGCGCGGCGCCTTCGCCGTGTGGGCCCCGAAGCAGAGCAAGCGCCGGGACGGCACAGCCGGCTTCTACCCCACTTTGGAGGACGCGGCCCTGGCCGCCGTTGGCCGCACCGCGAAGCCGGCCGAGACGGACAGCAAGGGCCGCCGGATCGTCACCGTCAAGGGCAAGCGGTACATCGTCAGCGCCGTCACCCCGGCCCGGCCCAAGACCGAAGGCGCCGTTAGCTGGATCCCCGAGGCGTACGCCTGCTACTGGTCCGAGCGGAACGGCGAGACCTTCGGCCCCATGCAGCGCGCCCTCGCGAGCCGGAGGCCGGGCACCGTCGGCCGCGCCATCTGGGACGCGATCAGCCAGTGACCCGCCGGCCCGGGAGCCGTGCGGCTCCCGGGCCCGACCAAGGAACGAGGAACCCATGACGGACACAAACCCCCGGCCGATGCTGGCGAACGCGCACGAGGCCGCCGAGGAGTACCTGATGCGCAAGGTGGCAGCCGGCGACATGGAGCCCGACGTCGCCAAGGCCCTGGCCACTACGGGCTTCACCGCCGCGACCCGGATCCTCTCCGAGCTGCGCAAGCAGGGTGTGGGCGAGCAGAGCATCACGGAGTCCTTCCAGCGGCAGCTCGACCGGGCCCGCGCCGACGGTGACGTCCAGCGCGTCATCGCGGCGGAGTTCACCCTGGCCGTCTGGGACGGGATGCAGCGCGACCTCGCCGAGTACCTGAGCAACGCGGGCTGACGGCCCGGCCACCCTTGCGACCACGGAACGAGGAACCGATGAACGAACCGAGGGCAAGCGTCCGGGAGATCAGCCACCGGGTGTACGTCAACCTGCCGGACCGGCCCATCGTCAAGACGCTCAGCGGGAGCCGCCGGAAGGTGTACGGCCTGCGCCTCGAATACGGAATCCGCCGGGACATCTCCCGCGTGGACATCACCCTGGAGTTCCACAACGCGGCGGAGCACTTCCCGCCCGTCATGGAGATGCCCGAGTGGATGCGCCGGATCGTGGAGGCCAATCGGCCGGCCGACGTCGACAACCCCGACCCGAACCGCCGCACCGGCATGGGTGGCTGGCCGCTCCCGGCGCCGACCCTGCCCGCACACCCGGATGCATACGCCAAGCACGACCCAGACGCGATGCACGCGGCCGTCATCCGGGGCCTGCGGGCCATCGGCCTGAACCCGGAGGAGGCGAGCGCATGGGCCACGGCTCATCAGCAGGACGTGCTGGACCGCGCTGGGGACGCCATCGACGATGAGGCGTGGCCGCACGAGAAGCCCGAGCACGAGAACGAGGAGCTGTACCGTCTGGCCGACAAGGTCCGGAAGCTGCTGGCCACTGAGACGCCGTGAGGCGCTGCCGCCCCGATCCTCTGCGATCAAGGAATGAGGAACGCATGACGTACACCCTGACCCGAACCCTGCCCGACGGCACGGTGAAGACCAGCCCGACCGCGATGGGCACCCTGCCCGACGGCACGGTGAAGACCAGCCCGACCGCGATGGGCACCCTGCCCGACGGCACGGTGAAGACCAGCCCGACCGCGATGGGCACCCTGCGCGCGGTGGAGATTGCCATCGCGTACTGCCTGATGGACAACTCCAACGTGCCGCGCGGGGAGGCCCGCCGGTTCGCCGCCGACGTGGTCAGCCGGCCGATCGGCGCGGAGGTCGAGCACGAGTCGTCTGGCTACGCCTTCCGCGTGGAGCGTGCCCGGTGAGCCGCGCCCTGTTCCGGGCCCTGGCCCTGCCGATGATCGTCGCGGAGTGCGTCGCCCAGTTCGTCCTGCACGACCAGCAGTGGACGGTCCTGTTCGCGGTTCTGATCCTCGGCGTCTGCACCGTCGGAATGATCGTAAAGGTGCGCCCGTAGCGGACCGCGTGTCGAAAATTTTAGACATGGAACCCCGACGCCCTCTGGCCTCGGGGTTTTGTCGTGCCCGGGGTTGTCCCGTCGTCCGACCTATGATTTAATTAAGTCATCGGGTCGCCAGCCAGGCGGCTCTAGGGTCAAGGAGACGTAATGATCGACTACGCCGCGCTGGTCGCCGACCTCTACGACGAGGACGTCGTGGACTACGACGAGATCCTTGAGCTGGACGCCTAGGCCAGCGACTGACGCCTGCCCCACCCTGACCACGGAACTAAGGAAACGAGGACGACATGGCCCGCAGGAACCGTACCGGGACCCGGTTGACGGCGCGTGAGGTCCGGAGCATGTACCCGACGCTGGACCCCGGATTCTTCGGGATCGTGTCCGACGAGGACGTCTACGACCACAACGAGATCGTGGCCCCGGAGTACACCAGTCGCTCGTGCGGTTGCGTCACCGCCGCGTGCCCGACGTGCAAGCCCTTCTGGTTCGACGCGGACGGCAACTTCACCGGACAGCGGATGTCGCGCTTCTTGTGACCACCCCGGGCCCCGGCGCCAGTTGGCGATACCGGGGCCCTGCTCCACCCTGACCAAGGAACTGAGGAATCGAGGGCGTCATGGACCGGATCATCATCGACCAGGCAAAGATCAAGGTGGACGAGAACCTGGTCCGCCGGGGCGCGCCGCCTTTCCCGCGTCCGCTGACCTGGTGGCAGCGCACAGTGCCGATCTGGGTTGATGTCTCTGAAGCCGAAGACGGCCGCATCGTCCTGACTCCCAACGGCAAGAGGGCTGACGGGTACCAGTACGAACTCACCCCGGCCGTTGTCCACCAGGAGATCAAGGCCATCGTGAAGTACCTCGGCGACCGCCGGTACCTGGACTTCTCCGACGCCTGCTCAATGACCAGGGGCTGAGAGACCATGGACCGGATCTGGCGGGACGCGCGCAGCATCGGGGACCTCGGCGGCGCGATGGCCGGGTGGCTGGAGGGCCGCATCGCCTCGCAGCCGGGTTGCCCGGCCGGGCCGGACGACGAGACGCTGCCGCTCGTGCCGGTGCTCGCGCGGCTGAACCGGCGGGGCTGGGTCACCACGTGCTCGCAGCCCGGCGAGACCGGCACGGCGTACGACGGCCGTCGGTGGGAGCAGCGCGCGGCCGTGGAGGGATGGATCTCCTGCCGGAATCCCCTGCTCGGCACGCTCATCCGCCAGGCGCGAGCGACCGGGCTCATCGTCTCCGCGTACGGCCCGGGACGCGCTGTGGGCCCGTCTCGCGGCCTCGTGGTGACCCGATGGGGCGACGAGCCGCACACCGGCTTCGGAGGGCGCCCCAGGCGCTTCCAGCGCCGCGCGGAGCTGCCGGGCATCGGTCGCCAGGCCCGGCAGGAACTCGCCCGCCACGGCGTCGCCCTCGCCGTCATCGACCCCGTCTGGGGCCGGGACTCCGTGCTCTGGGACGCCCTGGACCAGGCCATCGGGCACCGCGCGGACGACACCGCACCGACCAAGGAAATGAGGACCCTGTGACCACTGCCGCACAGCACCCCGCCAACCTCCGTCGCCGGGTGCACGACAGGATCTCCGCTGCCCGGTACGCCGGCGACCGCGACGCCTGCGAGGCCGCTCAGGCCGACCTGGTGAGGGTGAATCTGTACGAGGCTGACTACCTCGGCATCCCGCCGCAGTACGTCGACCAGGAGACGGGCCGGTGGGGGATCCCGGAGAACGTCTGCCGCGCCTGCTGGCAGGAGATCGGGGGGCCCGTGTTCGCCGTCGGGGTGGACGGCTCGTGCATGCATTACCACCCCGACTGCCGCCCCCAGTACGCCGATCTGCCGCCGCGTCCGCTGGACCTGCTGTACCCGGCCGGCTGGCAGCACCCTCGGCGGTCGTGCCGGTCGCAACTCCCCTACTACCTCGGCTGACCCACCGCAGAGCCCCGAACCCTCACCGGTTCGGGGCTCTTTCGCGTTTGGGGGTTGTGTCCTCAGCCCAACTATGGTTTAATTAAATCATCGACAGGGCGGGATAAGGGAGACGGCGATGATGACGACTCAGAAGACCAAGGCCAGCACTTGGGTTCGCGTCTTCGCCGGCTTCTACGAGCGCATCGGCAGCGACGGCGTCACCGTCCTGGCGGAGATCAGTCGGGACGAGGACGGCACCTGGAGCTACATGGTGAAGCCCTTCGGCAAGGCAGGGCTGGCCTGGCAGGTGACCGGCAAGGCGACCCTGGCCGATGCCAAGCGCGGCGCTGAGGCCGCGTACCGCCGGTACATGCAACAGCACTGCGCCATGAACGCCCGCAGCAACTGACCAAAGAAGGGGGCCCGACATGGCCGTCAACTACTCCACCGTGCGGAACTACCTCGGCAAGGAGTTCAAGCTGAGCCGGACGTCCACCGGCCGCCGGTCCGGGCAGCGCTGGTCCGAGGGCGTCCAGGTCCGCACCTCGCACACCCTCGGCGTGGTCGTGGACTACGTCGAATCACACGCCGCGTGGGGCTCCGACGGATCCCTGCGGAGGGCCGAGCTGCGCGCGGTTCGGGAGTACCTGGAGCAGCGCTTCACCGTGGAGGACCACCCGGCCCGCGATGGCCGCATGGTCGTCTCCGACTGACGAGGACTGAGGAGCGCATCGGGTTCTGCCGTGTTCGTTGGGTCGTCGAGGCGACTCACTAGACCGGGCGGCCTGAACACCACTGAGCCCCGGAGCCACCGCGCTCTGGGGCTTCTTCGTTTCCGGGGTTGTGTCCGTCGGGCAGTCATGGTTTAATTAATTCATCGGGGCCGGTAGGGCCCGACAGACCAAGGAAAGAGGAACCGACCATGATCAAGGCCTCCCGCCTCCGCCGCCGGATCGTCCGTGAGCGCGCCGCCGCCCGCCGCTTCGTCCGCTCCCTGTACCGGGGCCGCTCCCTCGCGACGCACCTGGCCTTCGCCGGTGTGGAGGACGCCGAGGTCATCAAGGGCGCCGCGAGCGGCCTGCGCTCGGCGGCCAAGCGGATCGGAGTGGGGCCTGCCAAGGTCGCCCGTACGCACCGCACCGCCGACGGCCGCTCGCCCCGGCTGCGCAAGGTGAACCACTACACCCCGGCGCAGATCGCCCGGATCGCCGCCGCATACAAGCCCCGCAAGGCGGAATACAAGGCAGCCCTGGTCCTGCTCGTCCTGGCCTACGGCGCCCCGGTGACGGTCCGCCAGACGGCCCGTCCCGTCCAGGCCCCGGCCACCCGCGAACTGGTCAGCGCCTGACCGACAGACTTCCGGGGCCGTCGACCGGCGGCCCCGGCCCACCGCAGAGAGGAACCGACACGATGGCTACCGGACCCGAGCACTACCGCGAGGCCGAGCGACTCATCGAGCAGTCCAAGACGTGGGCGAACGCGGACACAGGGTGGAAGGCTCATCTGTCCCCCGAGGTGCGCCGGGCCTACCGCATGGCCGACCTCGCCGAGGCGCAGGTGCACGCGGACCTCGCGAAGGCCGCCGCCACGGCGATGGGCGCTCTGTCGGGCGGCATGGCCGGCGAGGACTACTCGGCATGGGACAAGGTCGCCGGCGAGCACTGAGCCCTACGTGGACGTCATCGGCCCCGCGCCGGTGGCGCCCGCGAGGCGGCTCAGCCTCACCGACCAAGGAATGAGGAACCGATCATGGCAGTTGTGTTCTCGGTCCCGGATGCCGGTCTTCTGCGCAACCTCAAGCGGGCCGACGAGGTGGCCGCCGAGTACGGCGGGGACGCCACCGTGAAGCAGGACCCCGCCACCGACACCTGGAACGTGCACGTCCCGGACGGGGACGACCGCTGACACACTGAGGCCCCGCCACCCGGCGGGGTCTTTCTCTTTGACCACGGAAGGAACTGACCGTGACGAGCACCGGAGGCTCGGTCGTACCGACCAACGACCACGGCCCGGACGGCCTGACGTCTTGTGGTGGCGGGTGCTGCGACGGATTCGGACCGGCCGGCACACGACCGGGCGACGAGATGCGTTGCCCCTGCGGCCACGCAGCCCGCACGGTGAGGATCTGCCGAGAGTGCGGCCACAAGGGGCACCGTGCGGCTGCGTGCCGCGAGACCGTAATCCGAGACTAGTGGGAGGGCTGACCCGCCGTCACCGCTGAATCTGTGCCCCGGGGGTTGTCCTAGCCCCGTGGCACAGGTATGATTTAGCTAAATCGACCTGTTAGGTCGTAGACCAAGGAACCAGGAAAGTGGTGCCCCATGACCAGCTACTCGGTGGAGAGGCCGGCGCGCTCGCGCGGCTCCCGTCCGTCCAGCGTCAGTCCCGGACTGGTCCACCTGCGCCCCGGCCAGGCGACCATCGGCCAGCCGGTGACCGTCCGCACGTTCGACGAGGGCGGCGACGAGATCGAATTCCCGGCCGTCTACGTACGCATGGACCGCAACGGTCTGCACCTGCGCTGCGCCCGCGAGGACGAGACCCGGACCCACAAGTACCGGCCGTCGCAGGTCTTCCCGCGCCGCGTGGAGTACCGCCGGTGGACCGTCACGCTCAAGCACAAGGACGTGGCCCCCGACGGCAGCGGAGACGAACTGCTGCCGGTGTTCGTCAACGCCCGTACGGAACTGGAGGCGCGGTATCAGGCCCTTCAGCAGGTGCGCGCCGAGAGCGGCCCGCGCGCCAACTGGTCGTTCACGCTTCACTCCGTCAAGCGGGACCGGTGAGTCGTGGCCGTCGACACACTCTCGCGCCGGGCCCTGCTGGAGGCGAAGCGGGACAACGACTACGCGCCCCGGGTGAAGGTCTGGCCGCCGGACGGCTACGCCCCACCGACGGAGGACGAGTTCGCGGAGCTGCGGCGGGCCGCCCGCCGGTACTTCGGTCAGCACGCGTATCCGCCGAAGCACTGGGACTTCATGAACGACGGCCAGGTGCTGCGCCATGTGCAGCTCGCCGAGCTGGCCGGCTCGATGCACGGTCACGCGGAAGCCGAGCTGTACGCATACACCCGGGCCCTGCGCGATGAGCTGCACCGCCGGGGCGTGACGTTCCAGTCCCTCGCCGTCCTGCGGTGTGAAGCCTGTTCGCATGCTTCTGAGCGGCTGTTCGAGGTGACGCAGGATACCCACCCTGGGCTGAGGAGCCAGCGCGGCCCGGTGACGTCCGGCTGGTACTGCGCGCGGTGCTGGAGCGGTGATGACGTCGCCGACGAAGACGAGCTGGAGGACGCGGGATGAGCGCTTCCACGGGCGGACACACATCGGTCCACTTCTTCAACGGCGGGTGCGGGAGCCTGCGCGGCTTCACCGGTGCGGGCCTGACCCCGCTGTTCGGCGCCAACCACCACCCGGCATCCGTGAAGACGGCCCGGCTCAACTGGCCCGGACTGTACGTGCGAGAGGCCGAGGTGCAGAACCTCGACATGAACTCGGTACCGGCGGCCGACGTCCTGGAGGCATCCCCCATCTGCACTGAAGCCGCACCGTCTGGGGGCAAGTCGGCTCCCCGCAAACCCGTACAACTGGACGCCTTCGGGCGGGTGGTGGGGATGACCGAGTGGCCGATGACTCGCGTCACCATGTTCGAGCCCATCCGCTACGCCTCGGTCCACCGGCCGATGGTATACGCCGGGGAGAACGTCCCCGAGTTCGGGTTCTCCCCGCTGTTCCGTCCGTGGGTCAAGTTCTGGGAGGGGATCGACTACACCGCAGTCGTCGCGTCGGTCAACGCGGCCCACCTCCGGGTCAACGGGGTGGAGCCGCTCCCTCAGTCCCGGAACCGGATGGTGTGGGCGTTCGTGCGCAACGACGTCGTTGCGGAGAACGGGCTGCCCGACCTCAACCCGACCTGTGCGGCCGTTTGCCAGGGGTGCGGGCCCGTGCAGGGCATCCAGTTCTGGAAGGAAGAACCTGAGTTCCGGATCGGCTCCTACGGTCGCCGCCGTCAGTACATCTACGTGTGTCCCGCATGCGGGGACGAGGTCGATCCTGTCACTCGGGGCATCGACAGCGTCATCGAATCCGACGTGCGCGGCGAGCCGTTCGGGCTCGGGTACCTCCGCTCACCGAACGGCAAGAAGCGCACGCCTTACCGGCAGGGCACCCGTGACCGTGTGGCCGCCGGGCTGGAGCGGTACCGGGGCGAGCCGTTCATCGTGACCCTACGGAACCACTGCGACGCCTCGCCGCTGAGTGAGCCGATCGGGACCCTGTCGGCGCAGGGCGGCGGGCACCACTACCTGGCCCGGCCCACGGAGGAGATGACGGTGGACTCCGTGGAGTACCGGCCGTTGACCAACCTGGAGAAGGCCCGGTGCCAGGGGTTCCCGGATGAGCACGTGTTCGCCGGGACCCCTGCGGACCGGCGTCTCCAGATCGGCAACGCGGTGCCGGTGAACGTGGCCACCTGGCAGGCCGGAAGCATCCGGAGCGTGCTGCCACCGCACCGGGCGAGCCTCGGTGCGGTGGACCTCCGCGTCCTGCGGCCGGTGCCCGACAGCGAGGCAGCGGCCTGACCCATCTTCACCCGAGCCCCGGAGTCCCAGACTCCGGGGCTTCGTCGTGTCCTGGGGCCGGCGGCATTCGGTTACGGAGCGCCGGCTAATTCGCCGCCGGCGGGCGTGAATAGGCGGTTTTCGTAACGCTGCGCCGGCCATTTGGGGCCGATGAATTCGCCGGCTATCTTGCCCGCACCGCAGCCGGCTGACCAGCGACTTTATCCATCTGAGGGGTTGTCCGCTCGTGAAATCCTTGGTTTAATTAAATCAGTCCGGGGTGCTTCCGGACTGACCAAGGAATCAGGAACGAGGAACCGACCGTGATTGAAAACGAGGAAGCGACCGACCTATTCGGCGGTCCCGGCGGCTGGGATCTCCCCGCCAGGAAGCGGGGCCTGATCGTCACGGGCATAGAGAAGAGCCGTCCCGCGTGCGAGACGCGCCGGGCGGCCGGGCTGGGCACCGTTGAGGGCGACGTCCGGGACTTCGGCCCGGCGGACTTCCCCAAGGCGCGACACCTGATCGGCTCTCCCCCGTGCCAGCCGTTCGCGGTGAACGGACTGGGCAAGGGACGCCGGGCCCTGGACGCGGTGCTCACCTTCGCCGACCGGCTCGCCGCCCGCCAGGACATCCGCCGGGACCTGGCGACGCTGGACGACGAACGCACGGGCCTTGTACTGGAGCCGCTGCGCTGGGCCCTGGAGGCGATCGACCTCGGACGGCCGTACGAGACGGTGATGCTGGAGCAGGTCTCGCCCGTGCTGCCCGTATGGGAGGCAGTCGCGCGCATCCTCCGGGCCGAGGGCTACGGCGTGGCCACGGGGCGGCTGTCCTCGGAGCGCTACGGCGTTCCGCAGACCCGCGTGCGGGCCATCCTCGCGGCCCGGCTGGGCGGCGAGGCGGCGCTGCCGGAGCCGACCCACCGCAAGTACCGCAAGAACGTTCCGCAGGACGAGGGCGAGCCGGAGCTGCTGCCGTGGCTGTCCATGGCGGAGGGCTGCGGCTGGGGCATGACCCACCGGCCCGCGCTGACCATCACCGTGGGCACGGCGGCGGGCGGTGCGGACCCGTCCTGCGTCGGCGGCTCAGGGGCCAGGAAAACTCTGTACGGCGAGCGGGACGAGGGGCGTTGGATCGCGGACACCCGGCTGACTCCGGCGGACGAGCTGCCTGCGTACCGGGGTGGGCGCCGGGACACCATCCGGGTCCGCGTGGAGGACGCGGCCCGGCTCCAGTCCTTCCCCGAGGGCCATCCGTTCCAGGGCAGCCGGACCCAGCAGTACCAGCAGGTCGGTGACGCGTTCCCACCGAAGATGGCAGACGCGATCATCCGGAGGATGATGCAGGCCGAACTCGGTTCCCTGGCCGAGGCCGCCTGACCGCGCGAGGCCCTGGGGTTGTCCGACCCCAGGGCCTCATGATTTAATTAAGTCAGCAACACCGACCAAGGAACGAGGAGATCAGCATGGCGGATTGGACCGAAGCAACGGCGGACGACCTGCGGGCGGGCGATGTGTTCCGCTTCGTCGGGGAGCCTGAGAGGAAGCGCAGCGTCGTCACCGCCCGTTGGGACGAGGGTGGCGAGGTGAAGCTGTTCAGTCGGAACGCGGTCAGCGACCGCGCCGACGGCCCCTCCGCCCTGCCGCCTGACCACTCGGTGCTGATCCTGAAGTGACCCATCTTCCACCCGAGCCCCGGAGTCCAGGACTCCGGGGCTTCGTCGTGTCTGGGGGTTGACCCGTAGCCGGATCCATGGTTTAATTAATTCATCGGGACACCGGCCGGGTGAACCGGGCCGCGACCGCCGCCGAGGCGGGGAAGCCCACCCGGCCGGTGTCCCGGACAGACGGACCGCAGACCAGGGGAACGAGGAACCGACCATGGCCGAGCACTTCACCGCCACCGGCTCACCCATGAACAACGCTGCTGAGGTCACGAGTCTGGCCCGCTGCAGCCGGTGCGGGGACGACAGGCTTGCCTGGAAGAAGTCGGCTCGCACCGGCAAGTGGTACCTCTGCGACGTCCAAGCCTGTGGCCGCTACGCGACCCGCGAGAACCCGACGTTCCGTCGCTACTACGTCCTCGCGCGGCTGCCGCACAAGTGCCCGGCCCGCAACGCCTGACTCACCTGGCCCCCGGCCACCGCGCCGGGGCCCTGCACCGCTGACCAAGGAATCAAGGAACGCGATTCGCCGCTGCGGCCGTATGATCCGGCCCGGCGCGCGGGGCGCCAAGGGGAGGACCGACCGTGACGACTGCACAGGACCGTATCAGCGACCCCGGTTTCACCAGCGCGATGAGCGCGACCGACGCCGCGATAGCCGAGCTGATCGGCGAGGGTGTGTCGGTGGACCGCGCCGTCGTCATCGTGCAGCGGGTCTACAGCGCCGGCCGCGACCGGGGCCTGCACCTCGGCCTGCGGCGCCTCACCGCCGACGAGCCGGCCGTCACGTCCTGACCCGTACGACGATCAAGGAACGAGGAACCGACCGTGAGCAACCTGGACATCCACTCTGAGAAGCGCGGGGAGTGGCACGTCGTCACCGTGCCCGCCGGCATCCGCGTCACCGTCTACTCACTGCCCAACAAGAAGGCGGCGGTCGCTGCCCGGGACGCCATCGCGGCCGGGGTGCCGGACTTCCCGTGGGGCGTCGACAAGGACGGCCTCAAGGCCGCCGTGGGCGCCTTCGTGGAGTCCCAGGGCATGCCGCTGGGCGAGGCCGTGACGCGGGCCCTGGCGGCTGTGCCCGCCGCCGACCCGGGCGGCTGGAACCGGATCAGCATCGAGTCCATGGACGCCTCGCGGGCGGCCCACCGGGCGTTCATCGAACGGGAGAACGCCGACGGGTACACCGAGCTGGTGAAGGTCAGCGACATCGAGACCGGCGACGAGATCAGTTTCAAGTACACCGTCACCCGGACCCGGTACGGCTTCACCGGCATGGCCCCGCTCGGCAAGGGCCCCGGGTCCGCCCGTACGGTCGTCGTGCGTGCCACCGTGACCGGCGAGGGCCGGGTGATGACCCGGTCCGGCAACAACTACGACGAGGGCGTGTCCGGCCTGCGCTTCCCGCTCACAGACGCGACGTGGACCGACGAGAACGGCAGCTCCGGCCCGCTGGAGGCGGCGGTCACTGTGGACTGGCTGGCCGGGGTCCGGCGCCGGCCGCGCAAGGGGTGACGGAGAATCCGAGCCCCGGGGTTGTGCTCCCCGGGGCTTTCTGATTTAATTAAATCAGTGGCCGGACGGACCGGCCGGAAACGAGGAACCGACCATGACTCAGTACCGCGTCAACTTCGCCCGCATCGGCCAGGACTTCAACGTGGCGCCGTTCGTCACCGAGGCGGAGGACCGGACGGAGCTGGAGCTGAACATCGGCGAGTACGTCAACAGCAGCCGCACCGCCCAGCTCAACCGCGAAGTCATCGGCGGAGGTCTGGACGACAACGGACTCGGCGGGCGCCTGTTTGGCGAGTCGGGCGAGGACTACGGCACCTTCACCGTCATCAGCCTCTGACCTGAGCACCGCTCGGGTCTACGGTCCGGACACTCCGGCCCGCAGACCCTGTGAGACAGCTCAGCCCAGGATCACAGAAACGAGGAACCGACCATGAGCAAAGGCGGAGGCCACAGCAAGGGCCAGACGATGCCGTACGCCGTGGTGTACGCGTGGGACGGCGGCAAGCCGGCCCGGAACGCGAAGTGGAGCCTCGGCGCGGCCGAGGCAGCCATGCTCGACACGCTGCGCGCCTCGAACGCACGCGGCGGAAAGCTGGAGATCCGGATCATTGACCGGGCGACCGACGAGACCGTGGCCGAGCCGCAGCGCTGCGCCGTGTGCGGCGACAACTGGGCCACCGAGGCGCGTGACTCCGGCCAGCCGACCGTGTGCCGCGACTGCGAGCACGACGTGGAGGACGGCCCGCAGCTCGACGCGAGCGACCGCGCTGCCTTCCGCAGCCTGGCCGCGCGAGCCGGCCTGGTCAAAGCCCCGGCTGAGTCGGCGCCGCTCGTCGCGGCCCTCCAGGCTAGGAAGCTGCACCCCGTCGCGCAGCCGAACGGCACGGTGACCGTCACGGTGAACGGCATCGAATGGACGCTGGAGCCGGTCCCGCACGCGGTCACGGGCGAGCCGTGCGGCGTGTGGTCGGCCGTCGGTCCCGCCGGCTCGCGCGGCCAGTTCGTGGCGCTCAACGCGGCCGAGTTCGTCGCCCAGCGCCGCGTCCCGTAGAACCCGTACATCCGAGACTGAGGAAACGAGGAACCGACCATGACCCGGCAGACCGCCGCCCCGCTGGAACACACCAGCCTGAACCCGGCGTACCGCGAAGCATGGGGCCAGGTCCAGAACATCAAGGACGGGTCCCTGCTGCTGGACCCGTCGTACCAGCGCGGCAGCGTGTGGACGCTGGACCAGCGCATCGCGCTCGTGGAATCGTGGCTGCGCGGCCTGCCCGCCGGCGTCGTCATCCTCTCCAACCGGGGTACCAACCTCTGGCGCAGCGGCGACCCGTACGAGACTGGCCTGGGCATCTGGGCCGTGGTCGACGGCAAGCAGCGCCTGACCACCGCCATTCAGTGGTTCGCCGGCGAGTTCGCCGTCCCCGCCTCGTGGATGCCCGACGACTACGTGGCTGAGACCGAGGACACCGACGACGGCCCGTACGTCCGGTTCACAGGCCTGACCCGGAAGGGCTCGATCTTCGTGAAGCGCCGGTGTGGGTTCATGGTTGCCGAGATCAGCGACTGCGCGACCGAGGCTGATGAAGCCCGGTTCTACCTGCTCGTCAACGGCGGCGGCACGCAGCAGACCGAGGACGACATGGTCAACGCGGCCCGCGTCGCCGGGGCGTGACCGCGATGGACGACGGCTGGCACTACGGCCCCGACGGCGAACCGGTGCGGGGCTTCCTGGAGGGCACGGCCTTCCAGCCGGACGACACCCGCGACCACATGGACGCGTGGGGCAGCGTGCACCCGGAGAACCTCAAGGACTGCGGCCCGTGCCGCAGCTCCGCAGCACTGACCGACTGACCACGGAAGCGAGGAAGAGACGATGAACCGAGCGACGCTCAAGGCCCTGGCCGAGATGGGGCCGGGCGACGACCGGCCCGGCGTCAAGGCCATCACGCGAGGTGACATCCGCGAGTGGGCCGAGGGCGACGGCGGCCTCCCGGCCGTGAGCGCCCGCCCGTTCGCCGCCTGGCTGGACGAGGAGGCGTTCTACGACTTCAACGAGGACGGCGACAAGACCAACGAGGAAGTGCTGAAGGGCGCGCGGGCCCACTGGGTCGGCGGAGCGTGACGGCCGGCCGGGAGCCGTGATCCCGGCAACGAGGGCCTATAGCTCAGTCAGGCAGAGCACCCGTAGAGCGCGAGCCTTGGTCGGTTCCCACGCGCTCCGGGAGACCCCGGTTCGAATCCGGGCGGGCCCGCCACCAACAGACGACCGACGACCACGGAAGCGAGGAAGCGTGACCATCGACTTTCTGCCCGACGAGTACAGCCGGGTGACACAGACCACGGTGGTTGTCCCGGTGTCCGGCTGGGAGCCGCTCACCGACCCGTCCAACGGCTACGTCGTTCTCCCGTCCCGCGTGGAGATCACACTGCGGCTCGACGTGGGCACCCCGCGCGGGGACCGCACTTCGGCGCACGTCGCCGTGGTCGGACCGCGACGGCTGAAGTCCGGGGCGGCTGGCCAGCCCATCATCGCCACCGGGTGGGAGAAGGCGCGCAACAAGGGCCCGCGTGGCTACGTCGCCCGGCCGGATCAGCTCACGGACCTGCTCGCCGAGAACCTGCCGGACGGCTGGGATCCGGCTCTGCTGGAGCTGCCGAAGCCCGTGCGGTACGGCGACACCGGCCACCGGATCCGCGCGCACGTCGTGAACGAGGAATGGGTAGCGCCGTACGCCGCCGAGGGCGTGGCCCTGTGCGGGGTCACGCTCTACAAAATCCTGGGTCCGACGCCGGACGGTATCGCCGTCTGTGAGGAGTGCCTGGCCGTGCAGGCCGGACAGACCGACGACCACGGAAGCGAGGAATCGTGAGCAACACACTGCCGGAGTGGTTAGTGGACTACGTGCTGAAGCGAGACCAGCAGCGGGCCGACGAGGTGAACGCCGTGCTCGCCGCCATGAGCGAGCGGGAGCGGCGACTGGTCCGTGAGGCCTCCGTCATGGGTTACGTCCACGGCCGCCAGCACCCGAAAGGTGCCGACCATCCGAAGGACAGCACCGTCGTGGCCAACGTGATCGGGGCGTGCCTGGCGAACGCTGATCTCTACCCGGTGACCAACGCCATCGCCGAGGCCGGCCCGCCCATCGCCTTGACGCCGTGCGTGCACGTGAAGTCTCTGCACGACACGGAGCACACCGGGCTGATCGTGGAGGGGTGCTCGTGGTGCGCCGGCCGCGAGCAGCTCAGGACGCCAGAGGACAGCAAGCCGCTGGTCCGTGTGACGTCCGGCGGGGTCCGGCCCATCGAGCTGAACTCCGCTGAGCGAGCGATGCTGCGCTACGCCCTGGAGCTGGTGGACGACCGGATCGCTTCCGAGGGTGACGAGTTCGCCGCCGTGGACCGTGCGGCCGTGGAGTCCCTGCGGCGCCTGGCCGGGACGGATGAGGGATCCGAGCGATGACGGCCGCCCGGACCAAGTGGGCCGCTGCCGGGCACCTTCAGCAGGCAGCCGATCAGTTGCGGGAGCCCGACCCCAACCTGGACCCCGATCGGAAGTTCTACACCGAGCCCCTCGGGGACTGGCTCGACAAGGCGGCCAACGAGCTGGCGTGGCTCGCCCCGTACCGCGAGCACGAGGGTGGTTACCACCCCTGGCGCACGGCTACGCGGACCGCACACGGCGTTCTCGGCCTGCCTGACGCGGACGAGTGCGCCGTGTGTCACCCACCTCGTCGTTGACCCCGCCCAACGCGAGGCCCCGGAGCCCTCACGGCTCCGGGGCCTCGTCGTGCCGTCACGGCGTGAGGCGGCCGATCTTCGCGGCGATGGAGGCCACCTGCCGGGCCAGCTCCAGGCCGCGCTCCCGGTCGGCGGCCAGAGCGTCGGTGACGACCGTGCCGCGCAGGGCCTTGTGCGCGACGCGCAGCGCGGCCAGGCCCTGCTCCAGCCGGACGATGGCACGGGCCTGCTCGGGCGTGTGCTCCGTCGGCGGGTCGGTCGGTTCGTCCTCGGGCTCGCCGTCCGACTGGCTGGGGATGTAGCGCAGGCGCAAGGCCGCCGCCTTGAGCGTGGCCGCCGTGACCTTCGGCCCGGCCTGCTTCGCCGCGACGACGACCTCCCGCACGGCCTCCTCGCCGTGGGCGTCCAGGACCGGGCCGAGCATGCGGGCCTGTGACTCCACCGGCGGCGTGTCGAAAATTTTAGACATGACGAGCATGGCCGGGGCCGCGTCGATGAGCTGATAGGCCCGGCTACGGTCCATATCCCACCGGCCGGCGATGTACTCGTCGAACGTCTCGTGGGACAGCTTGAACAGCCCCTCGTCGCGGATTGCGCGCAGAGCCGTCCCCGCCTCCACGACGAACCGCGCACGCGCTGCCTTCAGCGACCGGCCAGCGGTCTCCTGAGCCTGGTCGATGGCCTGCTCGAACGCGGCCAGGCGTTCCTCGGCCGTGCCGGTGACGGCGGCCGGGTCGAGCGGCTTCGGGGCGAATGGGTCATCCCGCTCCACGGGCAGCAGGGGATTGATCGCGTCGTCATCTTCGGCTTTCGCCCGGTCACCCAGAAGCAGGCTGGTTCGGCTGACACGCTGAGCGGTAGGGCTCACCGGGTCACCTCCCGCAGGAGTTCGTCACCGAGCCGGGCCATGGGGCTGCCAGGCCGCACGTCTGGCTTGGTACCGAAGGATTGGGCGTAGCTGCCTCGGCCGTCCTTGCGGGGGATCGTGGTGGTCAGTACCTGGAAGTTGTCGGCCACCAGGTCGTCCCGGGTCTCTTTGGTCGATGCCGTGTTGGGGTTCGGGTTGACCAGGGTGAGCAGGAACACCGTGCGCGGCGGGGTGAGGCCGAAGTCCCGCATCTGCTTGTACGCCCGCAGTACAGAACCTGCGCGCTCCATCTCCATCGGCGTCGGCGGCAGGGCGAATACGCACAGATCGATGTTGGCCAGGACAGCGAAGTGGGTGTTACCGCTGCGGCGGTCCCACGCCCCGGTGTCGATGAGGCAGAGTCCGTGTGGCGGGGTCAGCCGCCGTGCCTCCTCGCCGATCCTCGGTGCGGCCGGAGCGCGGTAGACCGGTGCGCCGATGTCCACCTTTTCGCTCCAGGTTAGAAGGCTCCCCTTCTCCTTCTCGCCGGGCTCGTCGGCGTCCTGGCCAATGGCCGGTACGCCGATGGACGCGTAGTAGGCGAGCACGTGCGCCCACGCTGTGGACTTGCCGCTGCCGCCCTTGCCGATGATGCCGATGCGCTTGCCCTCGGCCGGTAGTCGCGCCATGCCGTATCTCCCTGTTCCTCGGTCGGTGGTCCGAGCCAGAGCGTAGCGACCGCCGGCCGGGCTGTGCCCGAAGGGTCGCGGGTATTGCCCCGACCGGGGACCTATGATTTAATTAAGTCATCCCCGGCTGATCGGGGTCTGACCAAGGAATCGAGGAGCCATGCGGACCACGTGGGCGAGCTGGACCCCAGGCGACATGCAGGAAGCCGCCGAGCTGGAGGGCTGGGTGGGCCTGACCGCGTTGAAGGTCCCCGAGCAGAAGTTGGTGGAGACGTTGCCGTACTACGGCGGACTCACGGACTACCAGGCCCACGTCACCGCCTGCGCCGACTGCCGCCGCGACGACCGTCCGGACTGCGCCGAGGGCGAGATGCTGCTGACCGTCTCCCGCATCGGCGTGGAGGAGCAGCACCGCCTCGCCGCATCCAACTGACCGCACCGCCCCGGGGCCGTTCGGCCCCAACCCGCTCCCGTGGGATAACGGATGTCCGTCGGGCCCTCAACCCGGAAGTGCCGGATCGTGACCGGCCGGGAGCACGCCACCCCTCACCCGCATCGCTGACCAAGGAAAGCAGGGCACATGGACGCACTCACGACACCTGGCAACGTCCGGGAGACCGCGTTGAGGATCACCCCGGCGGACGGCAAGCTGCTCATGACCGTGGTGGGCCCCTTCGCCGGTGGACACAGCGGCGTGCTGCTGTCGCCCGACTGGGTGCTCCCGCTCGCGGCGTGGTTCGCCGGCGAGGCGCAGCCGGTCGCTCTCGGGGACAGGCCGGGGACGCTGTACAGCCGCCGCCTGGACGTGTCCGGCGATGAGTACTCCGTCGTCTGGAACACGCACACATGGGCCCGCCTGGACTGCCTGCTGCCGTTCGGTACCGCCCGCGTGCAGACCGGCCCACGCGGCAAGGCGTACGGCTCCACGGTGATGCTCTCGCCCGAGGCGCGGCAGGACGTCGCCGCGTGGCTGCGCCGGGCCGACGCCGAGGGCTGGACGCGGCGCGAACTGACGGCCTGAGCTGGCCGTTCGGCGATCGCAGTACTCACTGGCACACTCCGTGCCCACGCCGTGGCTCACCCCCTGCCGGGTCACGGCCCTGGTGCCCCGTCCACCCCATGGGCGGGGCACCCGCAACTGGACCAAGGAACAAGGGGAGGCGGCCCGCCATGGGCATAGATCACTCCGAGACGTACACGCCCCGGCAACCTGCTGGCGGACTCCTTCAGGACCCCGTCGCGGCCCTGCGCCGTATCGAGAAGCTGGAGACCGAGCGGCGCCGCGTGCGGCGCTCCCGGGACCGGTGCCGCGAGGGCTCGGACTACGCCCGAGAGCTGGACCAGCAACTCGTGGAGCTGGAGGAGCGGATAGAGCACTGGGGCAAGCTGCTCGCCCGCGCCGAGGCCGAGGGCTTCAAGGTCTGGACCCCTGCGGACTTCGCCAAGGGCGACTTCGTCCGGTACAGGGGCACGTGGTACGAGGTGCTGCGGGTCAACGCCAAGAGCCTGACCATCCCGCACGCTCCCGCTGTGGGACGGGACGTCGTTCTCGGGGGCGACGGCGGCCGGCTGGGCGGCGGGACGTGGACGGCGCCGTACAGCGACGGCGTGACAGGACGGATGGGCCCCGAGGAGATGCACGCGTATCTGGCCGCCCGGGACGGCGGAGAGAACCGAGAGTGAAAGCGCTCCCCAGAGCTTAGGTGAGCTTTATACCGGGTGACTGACCGGTATAGCGAGGGCCCTTCTCCGAACGCCCGGAGTGGGGCCCTCCGCGTTGCCCGCCGCAACTCCGTTGTGAATATGCCGAGTTGGTACGTAGGCTCGCCAATCGTGGACGATTGGTGAAAGCGACCGCTCCTGAGCTGGGGTAACTCACAATCGGAAACGTGTCTCTTACTTAGAGCGAGGATCGTATTTATGCACGTGTGCGCCGTTCCAAACGTCGGTGCACACAGCAATGATGCGGTCTGAAGGTGTCACTGCGTCCGAGGAGTCGATAAGTGATACAGCGACAGGGCAGCGGCTACGCTGCTTCTGAGGTTCGTTGGCAAGACGACGCACTGTGCAACGGTCTCCCGTTGGAAGCGTTCGTCCCCGACAAGGAGGACGAAGCGGGTCTGGAAGAGGCCCGTACGCACTGCAACCCGTGCTCCGTTCGAGGGACATGCCTGCGGTACGCGCTTACCTACGGGCTGCGCGGGTATTGGGGCGGGACCGACACGGCAGAGCGTCGGCGTCTCAAGGCGAAGAAGGACAGAGCCAAGTGCCCGAGCTGCTTGTCAGCTCGTGTCGTCGACATGGAGAACTGCGACGACGCGCTGTGCCTGGCCTGCGGTCTGTCATGGCTGAGGGAGTCGGCCGCGCAGCCGCGTACCCGTACCACGGTGCGCGCCATAGCCTGACGGCCCTCCCCGATGTCAGCGGGGAGGGCCGTCAGTAAGGAACAACGTAGCGGCCGGGACGCCCCTCAGTGAGAGGCGTCCCGGCCCTCTTTGGTTCAGATATTGCTCTCCCTGACGGGCTGTATCACGCTGCGCACGCCTTGTGCCCGTTCTGCACCTCGCGCGCCCTCTCCCACGCCTCCCACCACCGCCACACGTTGTCGGACAGCCGCAGGCCCTCGGCCACGGCCCGGCCCGCCTCCGCCCGCTCCGCGCGCAGGGACGGTGAGTCAACCAGGCGCTTCATCTCGCGGTACCAGCGCCGGGGGCTGTCGGCGAGAGCGCCCGCGACACCGGCGCCGAGCTTGTGCAGCCGGACGTACTCCTCACGGGGCGAGGCCACCCATGGGACCCCGAGCGCGCTCATCTCCAGCGGCTTGAGCCACGACTTGGCCCGGTTGAACGCGGTGTCCGCCAGTGGCGCGATCCCTACGCCGACGTCCCCCGCCACGGCCGCCGGCCAGCCGGCCACGTCCACCCCGGTACGCCCCTGCGGGTCACGGAAGAGCCCGAACGCCCGCCCCACGCCGGTCGGATCCCCGACGACACGGAAGTCCGCACCCTCGGAGACCAGGCGTGCGACGGCGCCGCCGAGCACCGCTGGGTCGTCCGGGTGTGACGCGAGCGCGGCAGGCCAGCCGATGACGTCCCGGTCCACGCGCGGGACGTCGTAGTAGGTGTCGGGCAGGTGGTTGTAGAGGACGTGGCCGCGCCCGTGCCGGGCGTAGCGCTCCAGCAGCGCCGGCGTGGACACTGTCACCAGCGTGGCGTCCCGGCACGCGGCGGCGAGGTGCTGCCAGGAGTGCCGGTGGACCGTACCGCCCCGGCCCGTCTTGCCGGCGCCGCGCGGGTGCATCGACTCGTAGGCCGGGTTACGCGGGTGGACGGTGGACAGGTCGTCGTCCACGTCCACGACGACGGCTATGCCCTTGGCCCGCAGCAGCGGCACGGCCTCGGCCATCCACTGGTGGGTGAGGCGCTGGAAGACGAAAACGTCCACGCCGTCCACGTCCAGGACGTCCTCCACGTGGTCGTCGGCGCCGATCTGAAGCCGCAGTCCCCGGTTGGCGGGCGGCCGGATCTCCACGTCGTGCCCGGCCGCCGCGAGCAGCTCCGCAGCCCAGATGATCCGGAAGTATCCACACCCGCCGGTGTCGGCCGGGTAGGTGACGACTCGCACTCCCTGGTCTCCGTTCCCTGGTCGCCCGCCGGCCTAGCGGCCGGCCGTAGCGGCTTCGCCGGCCTTACCCTCCGACGGCCCTCTGCCCCTGGCTGTACGGCCCGCAGACGGCCGCTTCGGCGGCTCGGCAGGCGACGGACCGCCGGACTCCTCCACGGCCCGCAGACGGCTCTCCAGCTCCTCCACACGGTCCTTCAGCGGCGCGACGGCCTGCTCCACCGCGTCGTCGATGACCGCGCGCATCCTCGCGTCCTGGGACATCCTCACGCCCCCAGCTTGGACTTGATCGCGTCCACGGCCTGCTTCAGCTCGGTGATCTGCTCGCCGTTGGAGCGAACCTGCGCCCGCACCTCGCGCACCGCCGTGGTGGTGGACTGCACGTGCGTGGCGAACGTCCAGTGCTTGTTCGTCGCGTAGTCCGAGGAGTCGGCGGGAGCGGTGAGGATCTCGTCCGTGGTGAAGAACCGCCGGATGTCACCACCCTCCAGCGCACCGCCGCCGGCGAGCAGCTTGGCCACCACCCGGTCGGCGATCTTGTCTATGTCCGTGCTGCTCAGTGCCATGTCCTCGTCCTCTCCGGGGCCCCAGCCGGGCTCGTGGCGCAGACGCTCGGCGACGTCCGCGCGGAACTGCTTCGGGGTGTACTCGAACCGGCCGCGCGAGCCGTAGCCCTCCACCGGGCCGCGCGGGTCGACTTTGCCCTCTACGCTCGTCTCCTTGTGGCAGGCGACCGACTCGGCCGACCAGCCGTAGTGACGGCAGACGGCGGCGTTGATGCGCACCCACGCGTCGTACTGAACGCGCGGGTAGACGTCCGTTCCGTTGCCCAGGTTCTCCGTCTCGACGCCGTAGGAGACGTCGTTGCCGTCGATGGTGCCCGAGGCGCGGGACGGCGCCGGGTGCGTGGACGACTCGTCGCGGAACGACTGGTAGGCGTTGACGCCCATCGGCCCGGCGTGGTTCGCGCGGCCCGCGCTGCACATCGTGGCCAGACCCGACTTCGCGAGGTGGATGTGAGCGAGCGGCGCGGGCAGCCCGGGGACGCCGTTCTTGGCGACGATGTCCCGGCTGTTCGAGCCGGCGGTGTGGTGGTTGAGGATCATCCGCACCGGGCCGAAGGTCAGGCCCGTAGCCGCGTCGCGCGAGCGGGTGCGCCAGCCCGGGTATTCGGAGACCTTCACGCCCTCCTCGCGGAGGATGCGTATGAACGTGTCAGGTGTCATCGGCGACGCCACGGCGCGCTCCCTTGATCTGCGTGTGGCCCACGAGCCACGCCTGATAGATCATCAGCGCCCCGAACAGGGCCGCGAGGATGCCGCGCACGAAGCGCAGCACCGCGACGTCGGCTCCGAGCGCGGTGACGCAGATGGAGATGGCCATGAAGGCGGCGATGGCAAGAGCCTTGATGACGAGCAGCCGGCCGACCGGGTCCCGCCACCACCGGGCGAGCAGGCTGTAGACGGCGACGAAGGAGAGGCAGCCGACCAGAGCGATCGCACTGCCCCACAGGTTCACCGTCTCCCCTGACGTCATCGGAACTTGCCCCCAAGTGCGTCCTTGATCAACGGGGCGAAGTGGTTGCGCTCGCCCAGCCGCCGCAGGGTACGTGAAATCTCCGAAATCACCGCCGTACGGGCACGGGCCTGGGCAAGATCCCGCTCCAGCGATTGCAGCGCCTCCTGGACGGCCTGTACCTCGTCGGCTGCCTGCTCGTGGGCCGTCTCACCCTTCCTGCGCCTGATCCAGGGCACGGCCGCCACCTCCCCGGTTGAGCCGGGCCGCTTCGCCGACGGCGTCCAGAACGCGGTTGGTGGTCTGTGCGGTGCCCATCAGCATGTCGAGTTGGGCCTGCTGAATGTCGATCATCTCCTGGCGGCCGTCGGCGAGGGCCTGCAACATCTCTATCTGCCGGTCCTTCGCCTGCACCACCATGTCGACAGTGGGCCGGGGTACGAGCGCGCCGCGCAGCACCATGAGCACGACGAGGATGATGACGCCCCCGGCGCCGAGGGTAGGGGTGAGGAACGCGGTGAAGCCGTCCATGGCGCCCTACAGTCCGCTCAGCCAGGAGAAGTCGGCGGCCTGGACGGCGCTGCACGCGGCGGCTATGTCGTCGTCCGTCAGGGAGCCCTCGTCCACCAGGGTGCGCACCAGCCCGACGAGCATCACGTCCTGGCTGAAGAGCAGAGCGCGCTGGGCGGCGGGCAGGGCGGGAACGTTGACGCCCAGCTTGCCGAGCAGCTCCCGGTGGGTGGTCCAGAACAGGGCGAGGACGGACTTGACGGCGTCGCTGGACCCGGCGCGGGCGAACACGGCGCGGCTGCCGCTCTCGTCGTCACCCATGTAGGTCCACGAGCCGACGGGGCTCAGCCCCAGCGCGGCCAGCTTCGTGGCTGCCTCGGTCTCGGCCGCCGCGCGGCTGGAGGCCGTCAGCGGCCGGGCGCGGACCTCGGAACGGTCGCCGGAGGCGTACCAGGCGTCCGTGTCGTGCTCGTAGTAGACCCGGACGGTGACGTATCCAGCGGGCACGGCGCCTCCTAGAGCGGCAGGACGGTGATACGACGAGAGGTGAAGCTGCCCGTTCCGCCGGCCACGCGGTACTTCGCGGTGAACGTGTTGCTGCCCGCCGTCAGGTCGTTGTGGAAGAGCACGTTCGCGGCGACGATGCCCACGCCGGCCACCCCGAACGTGGCCACGCCCCGGTTGTCCGCCGGGGCGATGGCTGACGCCCCGCTCACCTCGTACGCCATGCGCGCGGACACGTTCGCTGTGTTGCTTATCGAGGCGGAGATGATGACCACGGCGCAGTTGCTGGTGGCCACGGTGAGGGACGGGCCGGTGGTGGTGTCCAGGTCGGTGTAGGACGTGGACGTCGTGCTGTCGTTGGTGAGCTGAGTAGCGATCGCACCGGAGCGCTCGGCGATCTGGTTCGTGGCCGTGGTGACGAAGTAGCCGCCGGGCGTGGTCGCCTTGGCGGGCGCGGTCTCGGCGAGGTTGTCGCGGACGAACTGGTTGAACTGGGCCGCCGTGAAGACGGAGCCCGCGATGGCGGTCATGGGTGCTGTCCATGCCATGGCCAGTCTCCTCCCCTACAGCGGCAGGACCGCGATCTCGCGGTCCCGGAACGATGCCGTGCCTGTTGCCCCGACGCGGTACTTCATGGTGAAGGTGTTGCTGCCGACGGCGAGGCCGGTGAAGACGTGGAAGCTGCCGCCGCGCACGAAGTTCGTCGCTGTGATGCCGTCGACACTGTGCTGCCACGCGTTGCTCGCCGCCACGGTGGAGGCGCCGGACACGGCGACGGAGCAGGCCGTTTCGTTGTTGTCCATGCTGTGGGCGTGGCTGGCGGCGAACCAGACCAGCGCGATGGTGCCGGTGTCGACGGTGACCCGGGGGCCCACGGTGGTGAGGTCCACGAAGCTGGACGAGGTCGTGGACTGGAGGGTGGCGACGGACGCCGTTGACGGGACCCGGGTGGTGATCGCGTTCGGACCCGTGGAGACGAAGAGCTGGGACGCGGCGGTCGCCTTGGCCGGCGCCGTCTCGGCGAGGTTGTCGCGGACGAACTGGTTGAACTGAGCCGCCGTGAAGGTCGCCCCGGCGACGGCGGTCATAGGTGCGCTCCAGGCCATCGTTCAGGCCACCTCCGAAGCCCGGTTATCGAAACGAATCAGTTTCTGTACCCGCTGTACCCTCTGCTCCCTATAACGCTTACGTGAGGCCATTCTTAGCGTTAACAGACGGAGAGGGTACAGCGGGTACACGTTCATGGTGCAGGGTCTGACCTGCATACTTTCAGCCTTAACCCTTACTGTGCCTAACGTTTCCGCGTGGTCCCCACGGCGCCTTGACGCCTCATCAACGCACACCGTGGGCCTCGTTCTCGTCCTCCAGATCGCGCACGCTCTGCCCATGCGGGAGGCTGAATCGGACCGCCACGGGGTGGTCGCTCGGGTACCAGTTGCGCGTCCCCGGCACCGGCCGCCGGCCGAGCACCGCGAGGATGGCGTGCTGGTTGTCCGGCCACACCACGGGCGCCTGCATCCCGCAGTGCGAGCACATGAAGAACTCCACCGGCCGGTCCCTCGGGCCGCCCATGCGCGAAGGCCGGTACAGGAACTCCGCGTTGCCGCATCCCGCCCGACCCGGCTCCGGGCCCGGCCTCGGGCAGTCGGCCACCCACTCCCCGCCGTAGACGTACGCGCGAGCCACCGGCGTTCGCTCGTGCGGTACTTCCATCCCCATCGCTGTCTCCTCATCACGTACCGAGCCGGCCACGGTCGAACTGGCCCTGGACCGGGTCGTCGAACACGAACACCTCGCCAGGGGCATCGGCCACCGTCAGGTCGAACACGCCCTGGTCGAACCCGGCGCCGCGCACGTCGAACGTGAACACATTCGACGGCGTCACCAGGTCCCGCTCACACCCGAGGACCACCGAATGCACCGGGGCCCGGCCCGGCTGGCCGGTGCGCTGGATCGTGTGCGTCACCCGCTCCACGAAGAAGTCGCTGTCCAGCCCCATCTCCTCGTTGACGATGCGGATGCGGTCGCTCACGGTGCGCTGGAGCACCTGCATGAAGTGCGCGGGATCCTGGCTGGTGACACGGAGCTGGACGGTGGGCCGCCGGTGCCCGTAGTGCAGCAGGATCATGTTGGCGATGGCCTCGGCGTCCTCCGGGCCCGCCCACGGCGCACTGTCCGGGTAGGACCGCTCCCCGTGCCGGGTGACAGAGCCGGGGTCGGTCAGCGACACCTTCACCGTGCGCTGCACGGCCAGTGGCCGGGCCCGGAGCTGGACGGCGGTGACCGTCACCGGGCCGCCCACGGCCCGCAGCGTCAGCGTGGCCGATGCCCCCGACCTCCGGCTCAGCAGCGCCCACACCCACGCCGCGCCGGACGCGCTGTAGGTGATGTCCGTCCCGCTCAGCGGGATGACGGCGTCCACGAACGGGTCGGAAGAGGTGACCTCTATCTGCACGGACTGCCCGGCCGCCAGGGCGTAGGTGGACTCGTCCGTCCACACCGCCTCCAGCGACGCCGCCGGGGTGCGCTCCTCCACATCGAACGTCACCGCGTTGACGATGTCGCGCCAGCCGTGGGAGTAGGTGAACGGCTTGGTGAAGTCGTAGCCCGTCGCGGCCGGAGCCCCGGCCGTGCAGTCCTCCAGCCGGCCGCCGGTGAACGTCGCGCGGGTCTCCCGGGACTGCGTGCGCAGCAGCCGGTGGTGCCGGTCACGGAAGGTGAACGTGCCGTCCGGCGCGACGTAGGCGACCGCCGGCGGGCCCTCGCTCTTCACCAGGTCGTTGATGGCGCTCAGGGCGTCGGCGCCCTCCGCCCACCAGTACCGCACCACCGTGGCGCCCTGGTCGATGTCCCTCCCGGCCGTCCACCCGGCCAGATCCAGGATCGTGTTGACCAGCTCGCCGGTGCGCATGGACGCGTAGACGCCGGTGGACAGCTTGATGCCGGACAGGTCGTTCAACGCGTCGAGGAAGGTGAACTCCGCAGTCCTGTCGGCGTAGTCGGCGTGCACGTTGTAGTCGTCGATGCGGCCGTTGAACAGGTCGGTGGTCTGGCCGTTGAAGTCCACGCTCGTGCGCATCAGCCTCGCCGGGTCCAGATCCCCGTACAACGGACTCGCCGTGTTCTCCGGGCTGTACTTCCGGGTCGAGTTGTTCAGCGTGAGAGCGGCCGAGCCGACGGCCGCCGGGCTGAGCTGGCGTTCCTGGTCCCGCCCGTAGGTGATGGAGATCTCGCTGATGATGTCCTCGGTGACGTCCTCGGGGTCGGCCGGGTCGGACGCCCGGAAGTTGTCGAACGAGAACGTCACCGGGAGCGCGCTGGACGATGTGTAGGAGATCACCCCGACACGCCCCGCGTCTGTGAGCAGTGACCCGGAGGAGGCTGTGGCGGTCGCCTGCCAGTCGGGCTCGGCTCCCGAGGGGTTCCAGACCTTGGCGCGCAGGGTCTGGCCGGTGAGCCGGAAGCGGAACCGGTACGACGTCCCCGGGGACAGCGTCATCGGGTACGCGGTCGCCAGCGCCGGCTCGTTCCCACCGGCGACGATCTTGCGCAGGCTGAGGCTGGTCAGGTCCTCGCCGGAAGGGATCTGGAGACGGGCGTAGTAGAAACTGCCGGATGCCTCGCGGGCGAACAGGAACACGTAATGGACCTGGCCTGCGGCAGCCGGCCGCTGGTCCATGGAGAAGTCGACGGCCAGGTCCACGTCCTCCCGGTCGGACGGCAGCAGGGTGTAGCGGGTGACGTTGTTGGTGGCATGCAGGTGCCGGCCGGTCCCCGAGGAGACCGCGTAGTCCGACACCAGCCCGCCGTCGGTCGCCCATGCCTGCCCGCTGTCAGCAGTGCCCCAGCCGTCCGTCGCCGTGCGGCTGAAGGAGTCCGTGGCCCACGTGTCCGCCAGTTCCTCGACGCCCTCAGGGATGCCGTCCGCGTTCCAGTCGATGCCGACCCGGTAGCGCGGCAGGCCCTGCTCCCCGCACAGCTCCCACCCGCCCGGAGCGGTAGCCACTGCCGGGTTGTAGGCCGTGGCCGTCACGGACGCGGTGCCTGGAAGGGCGACGGTGGCGGCAGCGGCTGTGACCGGCTTGAGCGCCAGGGACCACATCGTCGAGCCGCCCTGGCACACGGCGTCCCCGCCGGCCGAGGTCGTGGAGCGCTGCGTCTGCGCGCCCGGGTTGAGCGCTGCCCCGGAGTCGTACAGTGCGGCGAACAGTTCTCCGAAGCCGTCGGTGTCGTCGACCCGCTCAGTGTTCGTGCCACCCGTGACGGTGACGGTCCGGGCCTGCCAGGCGGAGCCCGTGCGCAGAGTCAGCAGCCAGTCCCCGCTCACCACGGTGGTGAGCTGAGGATGGACCTGCGTCGCGGCCGTGTTCGCGGTGCCGACGGCACCCCACTTCTCGATGGGGCCCGCAGTGTCCACGCCGGTGTACGCGGCGATGAAGGCCAGTACGTACGGCGAGCCGGCGGGCCAGGGGCTGGTGTTGAAGTCCACCGTGACGTATGACCCGAGAGCGCCCGTGTCGCGCCGGTAATACACACGGGTCTGCACCTTGGCCAGGGTCGACGTGGATGACCCCGCATCCGCCTTGCCGAGGTACAGCCAGTTCGACGACAACGACGGCGCGGCGTCATCGTCGGTGACAACCACCATCAGCAGGAAGTCGTCGGTCGTGTGACCGGGAGGCAGCGGCACCCGTTGGGATGCACCCGATACGGCTACATCAGCCTTGAGCCGGGTACCGACGGAGCGGAAGGCGATAGGCATCTACGCGGTCCCCCTCAGTCCTCGGGGCAGCCGGTTGCGGCGGCTGAGCTGATCCAGGGAGGCCACCAGCCAGTTCAGCACTTCCTGCTGAGAGCCGATCACCCCGTGGTTCTCCACGGTCAGGTGGACCACGGCGGGGGCGACGGATGTAGCGGCCTGGCGCACGGAGGCGCGGTGACTGCGCACGCGGGCCCCGGCGGGAAGCTTCAGCAACTCGGGGCCCGTCTCGCCGACCCAGTGCCATCCGGTCGACGCACCGTCGGTGCCGGTCGCGTAGCCGCCGGGCCGGTTGTAGGCACGTGAGAGGTTGCCGTAGGCCGACAACGCGTAGCGCATCGAGGCGTACACGTTGGCGAGCGGGTTGATAGACGTGCCGTACATGAACGGCCCGGTCTTCCGGAACCGGCCGGCGTGGGCCTGGAAGGTGGGCCGGATGACCTGCATGAGACCGACCGACGGATAGCCGCGCTTGGCGTTGATGTCCCGGAGGTTGACGGCGCGCGGATTGCCGCCCGACTCCTGGTTCATACGGCGCAGCGTGGTGTTCGTCAGGGACAGCGGCTGGCCGACGAGCCCGAGCGCCTGCCGCACGACGCCCGTCCAGCGCTTCACACCGGAACCGCCGATGTCGACCGGGCCACCGCCGCCGAGGCCGAGAAGGTCCGAACCAACCGACTTCACGGCCCGGATGAGGCCGTCCACGGCCATGCGCGGCAGCCTGGCCGCCATCTTCGCCCACGCGCTGGAACCGATGGCCCTGGTCATGCCCTTCAGCGGGCCCATCAGCATGTCCTTGGCCTTGTCCACCGGGTCGGACAGGAAGGACAGGGCTACCTTGCTGAGGGACTTACCGGTGTCGAACACGCTGCCGATGGCGCCCTTGATGGTGCCGAGGATGCCGCCCTCCGCGTAGAAGTGCGCGCCAGCCGCCTCCCACAGACCGCGCGCCCGCGTGGCGTACCGGGGATCGGTGGGGATCACGAATTCCGGATACCGGGGGTTGCCCTCGCCGACAATCGCCGTCGGCTTGCTGAACACCCCCGGCTCGGCCCGACGGGGGCCGACTGTGCCGCCGGCCGCCAGCATCTTGACCTTCTTCAGGCTGTTCTTCAGCCCGACCCACCCGGCGATCTTGCCCCAGACGCTGACCAGGCCACGGTTCCACACATGATCCAAAACCCAGTTGATGGGCGATTTCGTCTTGGACTTGATCCCGTTCCAGATGGTGCCGATGCCGTCGCGCATGGACCGGAAGAAGCCGTGCACCTTGTCCCGCAAGGTCTTCGCCCAGCCCGGGATGGTCCGTGTGAAGAAGTTGCCGATGGGGGTGAAGACCCTGGACTTGATGGAGCCGTAGACACCGACGAGGCTGTTACGCAGCCCGTTCCAGGTTCCGGACACCCGGTTGCGCACCGTGCCCGCCCAGCCGGGGATGGTCCGGGTGAAGAAGTTGCCGATGGGGGTGAAGACCTTGGAGCGGACGGAGCTGTAGACGCCGGCGAGCCGGTCGCGCAGTCCGTTCCAGGCGCCCACCACCCGATCGCGTACGGTGCCCGCCCAGCCGGGGACCACCTTGGTGAAGAAGTTGCCGATGGGCGTGAAGAACCTGTTCTTCAGCCCCTGGTACACGGTACTGAGCCGCTCCAGGATGACGTTCCAGGTGTGCACGACGAAGTCCCGCACGTACGCGGCCCAGCTCGGGATGGTCTTAGTGAAGAAGTTCCCGATGGGGTTGAGGACGTTGGAGCGGATCGCGCCCCAGACGGCGGACATTCCGGCCCGCAGGATCTCCCACCGGTCCAGGATGTACCGCACGCCCATCTGCACCGGCAGAGACATCAGGCTGACGAGGGCGGTCCACTTGGTCTGCACCCAGTTGAGCAGGGCCTGGAAGGCGCCGGGGATCTTCTCCGTGAAGAACCGGACGAACGGTCCGGCGAACCAGCCGCCGACCGCGATGCCGACGTCCTTGGCCCCGTTGAGGACGGCCTTTACGCCGTCGCGGAACGCCTCCGACTTCTTCCACGCGATGAAGAACGCGGCGCCGAGCGCGATCAGGGCGGTGATGATGATGCCGACAGGGTTGGTCAGCATGGCGATCGCGAGGGCGCGCATGGCGCCCGCCGTCAGCAGCACAGCCACGCGGGCGACACGCAGCACGCCGGTGAGCAGCCGCAGGCCCAGCGCCGCTGCTCGGGAGGCCATGTTGGCGGTCCAGGTGGCTGCGGCCCATACGCGGGTGGCCACCGTGGAGGCCGTGGTGGCGATGCGGTTGCCGATCAGGGCGAGCCGGTGGCCGACGAGGGCCAGGCGGTTGGCGTAGACGGCGCCGGTAGACGTGGTGACCGAGGTGGTGAAGAGCCACGATGCCGTCGCTGCCGCTGCCTGGTAGATCCGGTACAGCTTCATGCCCGCGTTGACGGCGAGGATCGCCGGGACGAGCAGCTTCAGCGCCGGCGTGGGGATGGCCGACACGAGCTGTGAGAAGACCTGGAGCATGAGCAGGCCGAAGCCGCTCATCGGCCCGGCGGCGGAGACGACGTCGGCGATGGCCGAACCGATGTCCTTCAGGGCCGGGACGGCCCCGCGCGCCCGCTCCAGAAACGTCGCGAACCCCTCGCTCTGCCCGAGGTTCGCGCCGAAGGTAGCGAACCTGTCCGTCAGCTCGACCAGCCCGCCGGACATGTCCGACTGCACCGGCATGAAGGCATTGATCATGCCGACGACGCCCACCGTCACGTTCCGGATGGTGTCGAGGAGGTTGCCCAGGGCGCTGCCCGCGTTGCCCTGGAGGTTCCGGCCGAACTCGGAGAAGACGCGGCCCGCCTGGCCGAAGCTGAACGACGAAACGAATTCCTTGATCTCCCGGGAGGCGATCTTCACGAACGGGGTCAGCTTGGGCAACAGCTCCCGAACCTTGTTGATCCCGGCGGTGAAGATCGGCATCGTGGTCGACGACAGGCTGTCCGACCACTTGTCTATGTCGTCCTTCAGGTTCTGGAACGCCTTGGCCGTGTCTCTGGTGGCCGGCGTCATCGCCTTCATCTTCTCGTCGTAGATGGCCTGCGACTTGCGGGCGACGTTGGTAGCGGTGGCGACCTCGCGCACCGCTTTGTTGTACTCCTGCGCCTTGGCCTTGGACTCCTCCGACATCTTGGAGGTGATCTTGATCTGCTGGCCGTACTTGACGCCCATCTCCTTGGCCAGCCGTTGGGCGTGGGCCTTGGCGATGGTGGCTTTCTCGTTGTTCTCCTCAGCCGTTTCCAGCTTCTCGCTGGCCTCGGTGATCTTCTTGAACTGAGGAGCGACGGCCGCCGCGAAGGCGCCGCCAGCCGCGCCGGCGGAAGCCAGGGATGCGGTCATGGCGCCGACGCCAGCCGTCACGGCTGCCGTCATGGGCAGGAGCGACGTGGACAGGGCGCTCGCCGCGATGGAGCCCAGCCCCTTGACCGCCTTCATGGCCGGGGACGTGTCGGCGTCGATGCGGACGAAGCCGGTCCCGATCAGCACTCCGGCCATCTACAACACCACCCCTTGAGCTGCGAGGAACTGCTGCGAGGCGTCCTCCTCGCCGTTCCACCACCAGGGAGCGCCTTCCTCGATCTCCACCGGCTTGGGCGCTTCCTGCCCCGGGACGCGCCACAGGTGGACACTCAGCTCGGAGTCGAGCCGCTTCTGCGCGGCCTCCTCGGGCTCCCCCTCGCGCGGCTCGGTTCGCTGGCTCATCTCGTAGTAGACGAGGTTCAGGAAGCGATCGACGGGGAGCTGGCGGAGATCGATACCTCGGCCGGTGTACTGGCCATCGAGGTAATGCCAGGTACCGGGTCGGGCGGCCCATCCTGCGAGGAGGAGGGCAGTTCGGTAGGGCGGAGCCCGTACTGCTCCATCAGCCAGGTGACGATGTCCTCCACCTGGTCGATCTCGATAGGGTTTGCCCGGTCGCGCATCCTCTCGTTGAACCGCGCGAGCGAATCGGGCAGCAGCACGACGTCCAGCATCGAGCGGAACGCCTCAAGCTGCTGGTCCACGGTGGCGTTCGTGTCCATGCTGGAGAACTTGGAGGCGAACGCCATCAGCACCTCGGCCGGAATGCCCCGCGCGGCGTGGAACACGTCCTCATCGACGCGGAAGGAGATGTCCTTCCGCTGCTTGCTGAAGTCCCGGATCTCGGTCATGGCGCGCACGGTAAGCCCACAGCACACCATGATCGTTCCGGAGTCTCTTGGACCGGTGAACGGCTGCGCCGATACGCTCGTGCCATGACCAAGGAATCCGCCCCGGCGCCCGTTGTCCAGGCCACCGACGAGCGGGGCATCGTCCTCGCGGCCCCTCTGTCGTACGCAGCCCTCCTCGGAGCTGTGCAGTGCCTCAGCCTCGCCCGGAACACACGCGGCGAAGCCGAGCCCCTGCGGGCACGCCTGTGGCCGTACATGAACGCGGCTGGAATCGCGGATCCGCAAGAGGCCCGAGTTCCCTGCGACGTGCTCCGGGCTGTCACCCACTGCTTGCGCAAGTGGAGAGTCGCGACCGGCACCACGCTGTGGGACGACACCGACGACGCGGAGCTGACCGCCGCGTGGCGGGACGGATTGAACGCCGTCAGACCTAGCCCATCCGCAGAGCCTTTGTCATAAAATCATTCGGTTTATTTCCCGGGTGGTTGACCACGCGGGCGAACACCGTGCCTCGCTTCGTCGTGAACTTCAGCACCTGCCGGGTGCGCGGGCGGATCTGGTGCGGCCTCGTGCCCTTGATGACGTACATCGTGGCGGGGTGGTTGGACTCCACGCGCACGTGGCGGCCGACGACCACCGCCTTCACCCGGCGGCCCATCTTCCCCGGAGCCATGCGCCGGGCGTTGCGCTGTACCCGGCGGGCCTTGCGGACCAGCTCCTTCATCACCGGCGAGTCCGGCGCCAGCAGCAGCTCGTTGACACCGCCGGCCCGGATCTCGATGCGCGCGGCCGGCATCAGAGCGCCAGACCGATGCGCACGGTCATGTTGACCCCGACGCACCCGCCCTCGGGGCCGACCGGCTCCACCGGTGTCACCAGGTAGTCCAGCACCTCGTCGTCCTCCTTCAGGCGACACAGCGCGGCGGACACGGCGCCCAGCATCTCGGTGGCGTCCTGGAGCAGCAGCCCCGCCGCCGTGTCCAGCTCGTCGGCCGGCGGGGCGGCCTCCACGCCGTCCGGGTTCGGTGCGCAGCGCACCACCGCCACGGTGAACTGCCCGACCTCGTACGGCGGCTGGCAGGCGCCGTTCACCGCCTCGGACTCCTCGGGGAACGTCTCAGAGAGGTACAGCCTGGACAGGGATACGGCGAGCATCCCGCCACAGTCGCAGGAGTCCCAGGCGATCTCGCCGGGGACCTGCCCCGAGCGATTCGGCTTGGACGACAGGCCGTCGCGGACAGCGGTCACCAGGTAAGTGCCCAGGGTGTACCAGCGCGCAGGGCCGTCGATCACAGTCGCCTCCTCAGCATCCGGTCCACGTCGTAGACACGGGCCCGGCGGCGTAGGCCGTCCGGGTTCTCGGAGGCCAGGAACAGGTCCACGAGGTACAAGCCGGTACGGCCGTCCTTGAGAAGCTGACCCATGTCCGGGTACTGGATCGTGACGCCCTGGCGGACGAGCTGCGTCACGCCCGGGGGCAGACGGCAGTCGACGCCGGAGCCGGCCTTGAGGATCTCGCAGGCGAGTTCGCCCATCGCGAGGCGGCCGGAGTCCGGCACATCCTCGCCGAACACAGCCGTCACCGACCAGGTGCCCGGTTGACTGTCGTCCAGGGCGAGATTGTTGCAGCGCGGCCACGGCTCGCCATCGGTCCGCATCAACGCCGCGCCGTCCAGCCGGTAAGAGCCAGTCACCATCGGCGCGCCGTCCAGCCGCACTTCCACGACGCGGCTCACACTGTCGGGCAGCCGGACGGTAGGGATGTGCCTGCACGAGCAGCCGGACGAACAACCGCCGGCGCAGTACGGCGTGCGGTAGAAGTCCCACGGAGGCATCGAGTAGCCGGCCCGCCAGTCCCACAGCGGGATGGACGTCCAGTCGCCGCAGTCGTCCGCGCACGGCCGCAGAGTCGCCTCACACTGCCCGAAACGGCGCCCGGACAACGCCCACAGCACCCGCGTGGCAGCGGACACCGCGTACCCGGTCAGCTCAGGTGAGTAGGCCGAGACGTCGCACGTCCAGTAGATCGGCCACGCCTCGCACGGCCCGAGTTCAGCCACGGTGCCCTCCCTGTCAGGCTGCGAACCGCGCGATGCCGTTGCTCGACCAGACCACAGTGAACGAGCCCGAGACAACCGGCTGCGGGCCGCCGAAGTAGAGGTAGGCCACGCCCTGATCGGCGACCGTGCCGCCAACGATGGAGTCGTCGTAGATGAGGCAGCCGTACGCGTCGGACAGGGTGACGGTGCCTGCGGCGGGGAGGTCGGCCGCGTCGAACATCACCACCCCCGCCTCTGGGGTGGTGAAGGTCTTGGAGGTCAGGGCCCGGCCGCCGGCGGGCCAGTTGGTACCGCCGGAGATCTCGCGCGCCGTCGTCCAGGTGCCCGTGCCGTACCCGGTCTCGGCGGTCACCGCGTCCCGGTCCGGGGTGACGGTGTTGTCGAACAGGGCGACCTTGACGGTGTCGGAGTCTAGGCCCGTGTAGCCGGTCCCGGAGGCCTGCATCATCGGGCCCTGGACCCACGACCGGAAGGCCCTGCTGTCCGTCCACGCCATCGCTCAGACCTTCCTCACGTGCGCGGTGGGGGCGAAGGCCACGCAGTCCCGTCCGTCGTCCCGCTCCGTGACCACGGACATCACCGGCCGCCCTTCGTCGTCGTACCGCACGTCCTCGCCGCCGACGTAGTCCTCCCGAACCACGGCCCGCACGCGGGCCCGCACCCCCTCCAGGACCATCGGGGCGAGCAGGCCGGCGAGGCCGGGACATGTGTGGAAACGGTTGTCTGCCCCGACTGTCACGGCTGTGGCCGGGCAGTTGGGGCAGACCCAGTGCTGCTCGCTGGTCAGGATCACGTCAGCGTCAGCGGGTTGACCTGCGGCGCCGGTGGCGGAGTAGTCGTGATGTTCCACAGCCAGTGCTCGCCGGCTCGGGCCGACTCCCCCACCGGGAGCCAGGACGTGGACCCCGGCCCGTCACCCCACCCGATGGTCGGTGTCGTGGAAACCGCCTGTGTCTCGGACTGGATCTGGAGGGTGGACCGTCCGTTCTCCACGGTGTACGTGCCGATGCGGGAGGCGCCGACGTTGGGCCACGCGTTGTAGATGTAGCGCTGCGCTCCGGACGGGTCGCACGAGCCGGACCCGGCGACGCGCTGCCAGACCTCCAGCGAGTACCGGTTGGACGGCGAACCCTCTGCGAATG